CTTCTTAGAATATGTAAATCCAAACACAGTATTTTTCCATACCTTAGATGAGAAGCTTAATTACCTCATTAATAATAACTACACAAAAGCACAAGTGCTTAATTTATATTCTCGTAAGTTTACTAAAAAATTGTTTAAGAGAATTTATGATAAAAAGTTTCGTTTTCGCTCATTTATGGGTGCTTATAAATTCTATCAACAATACGCATTAAAGAATGATAAGGGAGACCGTTTCTTAGAAAGATACGAAGACCGTTTAGCTTTTAATGCATTAGCAATTGGAAATGGTGATGAAGAACTTGCTTTAAATTTAGCAGATGAATTAATCAATCAACGTTATCAACCTGCAACACCTACATTCTTAAATATTGCAAGAGAACGTGCAGGAGAAATGGTTTCATGTTTCCTATTAACAATTTCTGATGATATGAATGGTATTGGTCGTGCAGTCAACTCTGCATTACAGTTATCTAAAATTGGTGGAGGTGTTGGTGTAAACTTATCTAACATCCGAGCAAACAATGACCCAATCAAAGGTGTATATGGATTAGCAGATGGTGTTATTCCTGTAATGAAAATGTTTGAAGATGCATTCTCTTATGCAAACCAAGGAGGAAAGCGTGATGGGGCAGGTGTTGTTTATCTAAACATTTTCCATCCAGATGTAATTGATTTCCTTTCTGTACGTAAAGAGAACGCTGATGAAAAAGTGCGTATTAAAACTCTTTCACTTGGATTAACTGTACCAAACAAGTTTTACGAATTAATCAAAAACAATGAGCATATGTATTTATTCTCACCTCATGATGTTGAAAAAGAATATGGTAAAGCATTCTCATATGTGAACATCACAGAAGAATATGACAACATGGTAAATAACAAAAACATTCGTAAGACAAAAATCAAGGCACGTGATTTAGAACGAGAAATTAGTAATCTTCAAAATGAAAGTGGATATCCTTATATTATTAATATTGACCATGCTAATGAACAAAATCCAATTTCTGGTCAAATTGTTATGTCTAATCTTTGTACAGAAATTTTCCAAGTGCATGAAGAATCAGAAATTGCAAATGACCAATCCTACATTTACAAAGGAACAGATGTGAGTTGTAATTTAGCTTCTACAAACGTTGCAAACTTAATGGTATCTCCAGACTTTGGTAAGTCTGTAAGAACAATGCATCGTGGTTTAACATTCGTTTCAGATTCATCTAATGTTGATGTAGTACCTTCTGTTAAGAATGGTAATGACCGTTATCATGCAACAGGATTAGGAGCAATGAATTTACATGGATTCTTGGCGAAGAATAAGATTCATTATGGCTCACCAGAAGCGCTTGAGTTTACTGATGTATACTTTATGTTGCTGAACTACTGGACACTTTATGAAAGTAATCAAATTTCAATTGAGCGAAATGAGACATTCTACAACTTTGAAAAATCTAAATATGCTGATGGTACGTACTTCAACAAATATTTAGATGAGCCAGAATTTGAATTTAAGTTTGAGAAGATTAAAAAGCTATTCAAAAATATCTTCATTCCTTTGAAAGCTGATTGGGAGACTTTAAAACAATCTGTAATGGAACATGGTATTTACAATGCTTATCGTTTAGCTGTAGCTCCTACAGGAAGTATCAGTTATGTAAATGAAGCAACAGCTTCAATCCATCCTATTACACATAGAATTGAAGAAAGAACAGAAGGTAAACGTGGTAAAGTTTACTATCCTGCACCATACTTATCTGATGAGACTTTACCATATTATGTATCAGCTTATGATATTGACCAACGCAAAATCATTGATACATATGCAGTAGCTCAAAAACACGTAGACCAAGGATTGTCTCTGACATTATTTATGCGTGATGAATTGCCAGAAGGTTTATATGAGTGGAAGGTCGGCAGTGAATATCCAACTAAAAAGACTACACGAGATTTGTCTATTATACGAAACTATGCACACAAAAAGGGAATTAAATCACTTTACTATGTTAGAACACATACAGATGATGGAACAACTATTGGAGCAAATGAATGTGAGTCTTGCAGTATTTAATGGAGGTAGGAAGAATGGAAATGAAGAAATTTAAAGGCGTTAACTGGAACGCAATGGAAGACATGATGGATAAGTTAACATATGAGACCCTTACTGCTCAATTTTGGTTGAGTACACGTATGCCAGTATCTAAAGATAAAAATGATTGGACTAAACTACCAGACGTTGAGAAGCGTTTGGTAGAAAGAGTCTTTGGTGGTCTGACACTACTTGACACACTTCAATCAGAAGTTGGAGTAGACTCTTTAAAACAAGATGCTAGAACACAACATGAAATAGCAGTCTATAACAATATTGCTTTCATGGAATCAGAACATGCACGTAGTTATTCTTCAATCTTTAGTACGTTGAATAATGTGCAAGAAATCCGTGACATTTTTGAATGGATTGAAGTACATCCTACTCTTCAAAAGAAAGCTGAATTAGTAAATAATATGTATGTAAATGGTACTTCATTACAAAGAAAAATTGCTTCTGTATTCTTAGAATCATTCTTATTCTATAGTGGATTCTATACACCATTGTATTATTTAGGTCGTGCAAAACTAATCAACGTAGCAGAAGTAATTAAGTTGATAATTCGTGATGAGTCAGCACACGGAGCATATATCGGATATAAATTTAAAGTAGCATATAATGAATTGTCTCTAGAAGAACAAGAAGAAATCAAGAACTTTGCTTATTCATTCTTGTATGAATTATATGAAAATGAAGTCAAGTATACAGAATACTTGTACGATGAAGTAGGTTGGACTAGTGATGTAAAAGTGTTTTTACGATACAATGCAAATAAAGCTTTAATGAATCTTGGTTTAGACCCATTATTTGCAGATAAAGCTGATGATGTGAATCCAATCGTATTAAATGGTTTATCTACAGGAACAACTAATCACGATTTCTTTTCTAGTGTGGGTAATGGATATTTAATGTCTGCTGTAGAAGATACAAAAGACTCTGATTATGATTTTATGTAAGCCTATGTAACATATAAATTTGACAAGTACAAAAAATAATGATATAATATTAGTGGGGATAAAGTTCTCCACTAATATATACATAATAAAAGGGGAAATGAACATGACAAAGAAAAATAAAAAGAGATTTTATCGAGCAGAAGAAATTATTTGGGTACATGACAAAAAAGTAGAAGGTAAAGTTGTATCACTTGATATTCCTAACCAAAATGTAGTTGTTGAAATAGATGGTAAAGAAGAGACTTTGAAACTTTGGGAAATTGATAAATTGAAATATAAAGCTAAAGACAAATTCTTCAAAGAGAATCCAGACAAGATTAAGAAAAAGAAGAAAACTCAAAAATACAATGCAGTCATTGCAAAAGGGGAATTAATGTTAAACTCCAATCCTAAAGTGCAATTGGTGATGCCAGTGATTGACCCAAAAGCAGAAATGCATAATTTTGGTAATCATGTTTCATTGAGTAAAGCATTTGAAGAATTGTATAAAACTGTAGATTCAATCATGAATCCAGAAGTATTCTTTGCACGTATTCATCCAGATGCAGTTGTACCAACAAAACGTGATGAGGATGCAGGATATGATTTATATGCATGTGTAGAACCGCAAAAAATGGCATCATTAAATGATTCATACGATGGACTGAAAGACGGATATGTAATTGTTTGTCCTGCAAACAAAACAACTCTAGTCCCAACAGGTCTTGCATTTGCATTACCTAAGACACATTACTTGAATGCAAAACACGAACGTGGAAGTACAGGCAAGATTTCAATGTCTGTATTAGCAGGAGTTGTTGATTCTGGATATCGTGGAGAAGTATTTTTAGCTATCACCCCTTTACATAAGGATGTAATTATTACAAGTCAAGTAACTGAAACGTTAGATTTGCATGATAGAATTTACTACCCTTACTCTAAAGCAATTGCACAAGCAACTGTTGATTTAGTGCCAAACACAAAGTTGACAGAATTGACTTTAGAACAATTAGTGAGAATTGAATCAGAGCGTGGAGATACAAAACTAGGTCAAAGCGGTAAGTAATTTAAGAAGAGAATTTATTTCTCTTCTTTTCTTTTTGTCTATTGACAAGAGTAAAATATAATGATATAATAAGAGTACATTAAACGAAGGAGTTGTTGTGAATGGAACAGAGTAAATTTTTAGTAGATGGAATGCCTAGTGGTGTGGATGCAGAAAAATTCTTTACAATTCAAGGAACAAAAAATATGCCATTAGAAGAAGGGTTGTCTGATGATGCTTTAACTTTAGAAGAAGCAATTGAAGCTGTTGCAAAAGAAGAAGGATTAACAGTAGAAGAAGTAAAGAAGCATTTACATAAGTTTCAGCGTGACCTTTATAAACAGTATACAAAGAAGAAAGTAAATAAAACAAAGGCTAGAGCTAAAAAGAAAGAAGCAAAAAAATCTAAAAAGAAAAATCGTTGACAAACATAAAAGATAATGATATAATAATAACATGAGGTGATGAAATGAAAAAGAAATTAAAACATTTTTTCTTAGAAACAAAAACAGGTAAATGGATTATGAAGAGTTTAGCAGTATTAAACACATTAGAAGGTGTCATTCATTTAATAGTTGCATTCGTTGGTGCATGGGGATTAATTGATATTGAAGCATATGATATTCGTGCTTGGACACCAGTTGTAGAAAACTTCATATTTGGAATCTTCTCAATCCTAACTGGATACGCTCTAGGTAGTACAGGGCATCATCACCATTAAGGAGTGATTAGATGGAGCTAACATACATAATGAGTTTTATTTCATGGGTATTGATGATTCTCATGCTTACGGGGTTTCATCTAGTAGTAATAACAGAGAGAGATAGAGATAATGAATATCTAAGTGAAGAAGACAGACACAATTCAGATGTATTTTTTCAAATGTACGACAATGCAAATTTTGCAGGTAAAGTTAATTTTCTAGTATTACATGGTGCAAGATGTTGGGCAATTGTTTTTGGAAGTCTTATAAAGAAAAAGGGAGAGTGATAATATGACAATGGTTATTATATGTGCATTAATTTATTTTGCAAATTGTATTCTTTGTGGAGCAACATTTGCTCTAAACGATACTCGATTCTGGAAACTTTGGTCTGTAGGAAATGTAGTATTCTCATTTGCTAATTTTATGTTTGCGTTAGATAAACTATAGGAGGATGGTAATATGACTTTATTTTTAATAACAGGAATGTCTGGAGCAGGAAAGACTAGTGTTATGGAACAAGTAAGAAAGAATAATGCACATAGACTTTCAGAATGTGTCTCTCATACAACTAGACCTAAACGAGAAGGAGAGAAAGATGGGAAAGCGTATTACTTCATTGATGAAGAAACTTTCAAAAGAGGACTTGATGGAAATGAATTTGCTGAAACTGTAATTTATGATGGTTATGGTTATGGAATAGCAAAAGATGAAATCAAACATCGACAAGCTCAAACAAATCATGCATACATAATTGTCAACTATGAAGGATATAAACAAGTTAAAGAAGTGTTTCCAGATGCAGTTGGAATTTTCTTATACACAAGTAAAGAAGATTGTATGATTAATATGTTATCACGTGGAGACAGTATTAAAAAAGCAAATAAACGAATTGAATTATACGACAAAGAAATAAAAAACCGTAGCGATTATGATTATGTAGTGAAAAATGTAAGAAATAAAATGACTGGAACAGTTGGAATTATTGAAAATATTATCTGGCAATATAGCTAAGGAGGAATGTCCATGTTTGGAAGTTATCAGAAACCATCAATAACAGTTAAAGTAGAAGGTAGAAAGCCAACATTGAAAGCACCTAGCCCACCATTAGCCCAAAGTAAAATGCATAGTGGAGGACATAAACCTAAACCTATTGGAAACAGACCACCTCCACCACCGCCACAAGGAAAGAGTGGATGGCAAGAGAAGATTCAAAAATTCATGAACAATAAACAGCGAGCAGGATTAAATACAGTCATTGACTCAATTACAGATGTGTTTGAAGAGAATGAAAAGCTTAAACAGCAACTTAGAGATTATCGTAAAGAAGATGAAATTGCGAAATTAGAAGAAGAAATCAATCAGATGAGATTGAACTCTATACACATCATGACTACAAAAGAAAAAGTTAAAGCTTCTACATTTGCAAAAGAACATTATGCATCATGCAAAGGAAGTACACGTTATATCCTTACAGGAACAGGAATTGGGACACATACATTAATAGAATGTAAGAATTGCAAAGTACAGGAAGACATTACAGATTACGAAGGATGGTAATATATGGATGAAGTAATTCTAGCAACAGGATTAATATCTTTCTTTGTAGGATTGATATTAGGAATTTCAATGGGAGAGAAACTATCACAATAAAGGAGAGATTAGATGTTTGAGTTTATTGGAACAGGAAGTGCTTTTAATACTAAACTAGGAAACAATGGAGCTTTCATAAAAAGAGGTAATAAATTCTTTATGATTGATTGTGGAAGCTCAACATTCCATCGTATCATGGACATGAAATTATTAGATGGAGTAGAAGAGATTTATGTTATGATGACACATACACATCCAGACCACGTAGGGTCATTAGGAGATTTAATCTTCTATGGTTATTATAGTATGGGAAATGTTAAAGAGAAAGTTGTAACAGTACTTGCTCCAAGTGAGATTATGATTGCTGATACACTATTTGATATGGGAGTAGAGACTAGTACATATTATTTAAAAGAATTTGAAACAGAAAGCCTTAACTTCTTGGAAGATTTTGGAATGTCATTTATGCCAATTGAAACAAAGCATGTTAAAGAATTGTCTTGTTTTGGGTATGTAATTCATACTCATAATACAAGAATTTACTATAGTGGTGATGCAAATATCATCCCAGAGAAAGTATTGAAAATGTTTAATGCAGGAATGGTTGATATACTGTATCAAGATACTTGTGGTGCAGACTATGAAGGTAATGTACATCTATCATTAAGAGAATTAGATGAATTAATTGTTGAAGATAAGGCGTTGAGAAGTCGGGTATATTGTATGCATTTGGATGAAAGTTTTGATGAAATAGAAGCTATTAGCATGGGATTTAATGTAGTGAAAGGGGTAATGTAAAATGGGCAAACTACATAGATATACTGGTAAACCAATAGATGTAATGATTCATGAAAGACAATTGAAAAATAATGCAAATACATATTTCGTAGAACTAGCAGGAGGAATCTTTCATGTAGAAAAAGATAGAGAAGGTAAATATGATTATTATGCAAATTCACAAGAAGTCATAAGAGCATTAAATAATGATATTAGAACTCTGGTAAAAAGCATAAATGGAGATTTATTTTCAAATATAGACTTCTTAGAGGATATTAAAAAGGGTCGTGTCTAAATGTAGTATTATAAGCACAATATGTATACTATATATTGTGCTTTCTTCTTGATAAAATCCATATTTTATTAACTAATAAAGGAGTCGATTATATGAGTAAATACGTTTTATTATCATTCGAAGCAGAGGGATACCATAGTGGAGCAGAACACAACGAGGAACTTGTTATTCCTGCTGAACTATGGGAAGAAATTAAAGATGATTTTGATGGAACTGTAAACATTCATGGTCTTGATGGAAAGCATTCAGAAGTAAGTGCAAATATCGAAGCTGATTATGTTTCAGAAGAATATCTGTTTTCACGTACAAACTTTAATCAAGATGGAAGCAAGTTACTTGACCTTGTATATGAATATGCAGAAAGCTATAGTTATGAGGACTTAAAAATGCTACAAAAAGAAGTGCTAGGCAAAAGCAAATATGGAACTGCTGTAATTAAGTTTCCATTAGAAAACAAAGATATTTTATTTGAGAATATGAAAATGTATGGAGTCAAAATAGTAAAGGAGGATTAATATGAATTGGTTAAAAAAGAAAATTAGAGATTGGTTAGGAATAACTAAGCTTCAAAATGAATATGATATATTAAGAGTGAAATATGAAAAACTTAATGAAGATTATTTTTACTTAACTAAGAAATATGATAGAGTAGTTGCAAACACTGAATCCATTGTCTTAACTAATAGTGAACTAAGACATCGTATTGAGTTTATCTTAAAGAATTTCAAAATAGCTGTTGACCATGACCCTAGAGGTAATGAGAGTTGGGCAGTGGTTTGTGTTGACGGGAAGCCAGAATATGTAAAGCTTATTAATTTATCAAGAGCAGATGTACGAGAGATAGCATACTATCTAAAACAATTTGACAGAACTAGTAGAATTGTTGATTCACCTGTAGCATTTCTAAAAACAGATTTCTTTAAATTATAAAAAACTGTTTACAAACACAAAAATTAATGATATAATAAGATTATCAAGTTAAAGGGAGAGATGTTAAATGACAAAATACACATTAGTTGAAAAGAAAGACCACAATCGCAATCAATTTAAAGTATCAATCACAGGTGATTATAATGATGGTGACTACAGCACACGAACAGAATACTTTAGCAAGAAAGACTTTGATAAAGAGGTTTATGCAGAAGTAAAAAACCTTGAAGATAATTTTAGTGGGAGTCATGAACTAGAAGATTTTCCTGCTGAATGGCTATGGATTCCATCTGGGAATGATATGAGATGTCACACATTAGACGAATTGGTAGTTGAATACATAGATGAAGATGGTAAAGTTTGGGACGTAATTCTTTAAAATAACATAAGAGGTGATAAGATGTGGGAAATTACAAACACAATTAAAGAACCAATAATTAAAATTTATCCATATGGCTCTAGAGTTTATGGGACTGCAAACGAAAAGTCAGATTATGATTTCATGGCAATAGCAGATACAAAAGATACAAAACTTGATTATACATTTGAATGTGGTAATGTATCTGTCCATGTAGTTAGTGAGCACTTATTCATCAAACGTATTAAAGAACATCACATTAGTTACCTTGAATGTATATTCCAAGACCCAGATGATGAATATTCAAAACATTTTGAATTAGATTTAGAGAAACTACGAAGAGATATTTCAGCAAAATCTTCAAACAGTTTTGTTAAATGCAAAAAGAAACTAAATGATGGTGAAGTATACATAGGTAAGAAAAGCATGTTTCACTCAATTAGAATTGTAATGTTTGGTATTCAGATTGCTAAATATGGAGCAATTGTTGATTATAAATGTGCAAATCTTTACTATGATAGAGTTATGTCAATGAATGATTGGGACACAATTAAAGATGAGTTTCAACCACGATATAACAGATTCAAATCAACACTTAGAGAACTTGCACCGCTTGAATCAGACCAAAGAAGAAAGGGATGATAGTATGAAGAAGCGAAACCGTGAAAGCAGGTTTCGTAAATTCATCAACAAAGCACTATTAATATTTATAACATTAGGAATCTTAATCGCACTATTGGCAAACATAATGAATTTGATGGGTAAAGTTGATGTCTTGGCGAAACGTGTAGATAAACAAAATAACAAGATTGAACAAATGACTGAGTACACTCATAGTCTGGAGAAAACCATAGTGGAACAAGATGGCAAGATTAGAGAATTACATACTATGAAATTCAAGTTAGAAAGTAAACCCATACATAAGCAAGAACAAGTAAAAGAAACTACATACATAGAACAGGCAGGACAAAATTTAAAAGAAAATTTAAAGTCATTTGATAAAGGATTGACTTCTAATCCCGCACCTTTAGTTGTCACATTCTTTGCAGTATTGGGTAAATCCCTTTCTGCTCTAACAACTGCCAGATAGGAGCGTATATAATGAGATTTTTAAAAAGATGGTTTTGTAACCATGACTACAAGTTATTACATACATATAAGAAGGATATAGATGATGGGGTTGGATATTCCATTCAACCCGTCTATGTCATCTATTGTCCTAAATGTGCAAAAATGAAAGAAATATTGCATCATGAATACATAATTATGCAACAAATGAAAAAGGTGGATGACTCTTATGATGAACAAAAACAAGAACCAGATAAAGACGTATGATGAATTACCAGAAGGTTTTGAAATAGATTGGGGATTGAAAGCAATCAATGCCCCTCATGCTTGGCAGTATACAAAAGGTGAAGGTGTCAAGATAATGGTAATTGATACTGGAATGGATGTAGACCATCCAGAACTAAAAGGTAAATTGAAATATGGTATGGATATGATGAAAAAGACTACTGACATTAAAGATGATTATGGTCATGGAACACATGTTGCAGGATTAATTGCAGGTAATAAAACAGGGGTCGCACCAGATGTTGACCTTTACGTTGCAAAAGTATTAAATGAAAATGGTGATGGTACTATGGCTTCTGTTTTGGATGGTATCACATTAGCAATGAATTTTGAGGTAGATATATTATGTATGAGTCTAGGTATTCGTGGAGGGCTTCCTTTACACTTAGAACAACGTCTTCATGATGCATATGCAAAAGGAATTACAATTGTATGTGCTGTAGGAAACATGGGATTACCAGAACCAGATTATCCTGCTTTTATGAATGAAGTAATTGCTGTTGGCGGAGTGGATTCAGAATTGAAACATTTATCATTCTCAAACAGAGGAAAACAAGTAGATGTAACTGCACCTGCTTTAGATATCTTTAGTACGTTTAAAGACGGGAAATATGCACTCATGTCTGGAACATCTATGGCTTCCCCTATCGTAGCAGGAGCTATTGCTTTATTAATATCTCACAATCGTAAAAAAGGTATTGAGCTTAATAACAAACAAGTTAAAGAGAAAATAATGTCTTTAGGAGACCATAGATATGATTATGGTTATGGAGTAATGGACTTATCAAAATTATTGGATTAGATTATTCTAATCCAATTGTTCTAGCAATATAAAAAAATATTGCAAATAAGTGTTGACGAAAACAAAAAATAATGATATAATGATAATACAAAGTTAAGGGAGATGATTGAATGAGCGAATTGAAAAAAGCTGTTTATAGTAAGTTGCATACAATGAAGCAAGAAGATTACTTAAAGTATGTTGCAGAATCAATTAATGGATATATAAAAATCAATAAACATCCAGAAGATGAGAACATAGTAATCTTAAACTATACAGAGTTAACAACATTTGAAAGACGTTGGAACAATGAAACAATGAGTGCTAGAGGGTTGATTTTAGACTTGACAGAAGCAAATGATAATGGTATAATCTATATATTAGCAAAACCATTTGAAAAATTCTTCAACTATGGTGAGAATCTTGATTATCAAGAAGATATTGATTTCACTCAAACACCTGTAGTAATGGAGAAGATGGATGGCTCACTAGGAATCTCTTACTTCTTTAAAGATGAAATAAGATTTGCAACTCGTGGAAGTTTCATCTCTGAACAGGCTATTGAAGCCACTAAGATATGGCAAAGAAATTATGCAGACTCATTTTCTTGGTTTACATATAAAGCGTGTCCTATTACATACTTAGTAGAAATAATTTATCCATCTAATCGTGTGGTTGTTGATTATGGAGGTGTCAGAGATTTAATCTTATTGGGTGCTATATCAATATTCCAAGACAGTCATGGTACAGGATTTGCAGATTACGATTATGAATATGTAACAGAACTAGGATTTGAATTAGACATGAAAGTTGCAAGACAATTTGATTTAACTCTAGAAAAGATGTTGGAAATGAAAAAAGAAATATCTGCAAATGAAGAAGGTTGGATTTTGCGATATGGAGATAAACGAGTCAAAGTTAAAGGTGATGAATATATGACTGTCCACAGAATTACATATGGATTGTCTACAAAGGCTAAATTTGAAGCATGGGCTACAGGAGATTTAGACGGTCTAATCTTTAAAATGCCAGAAGAGTTTAGAGATGAATTAGAAACATTTGGTAAAAGATTAGATGCAGTATTGGCTATTAGCATGATGCAATTACATAATACATATCGAGAAGCACGTAAAGTTTTAGCTGTATACATAAATAAAGAGATTGATAAGAGTCAAAGAGGGTTTGTTTTTGGAGCGTTTGATTTTAAAGGTATTAATGAAATGGAAGTAAGAAAGCAAATTGCTAAAGACTATAAAAATTATCTGGAGGTAATTGAATGACACAATTTGTAATGTTAGTAGGAATTGCAGGAGCAGGAAAATCTACTCTTGGAACTAGTTTAGCAGTAGGAGATGCAGTGTATCTTTCTTCTGATGCAATTAGAGCAGAACTTCTTGGAGATGAAAATAACCAAGAAAAGAACTCTGATGTATTTGTTGAAATGGCAAATAGAACTAAAGAAGCTTTAAAAGAAGGTAAAGATGTAATCTATGATGCTACAAATATTTCTAGAAAAAGACGTAGAGGACTATTACAACAACTTCCTAAGAATATTGGGAAATTAGTTGTCTACGTTGCACCAGAACTAGATGTAATCAAATATCAGAACTTAAACAGAGCACGAGTTGTACCACCAGAAGTTATTGACCGAATGTATAAAAATCTTCAAGTACCAATTTACAGCGAAGGTTGGGATACAATTCAAATCATCACTCCTAAAATAGCTAAACTTCCAGAATCAATATCGGAAAATATTCGAGGGATGGTCTTAACTAATCCTTACGAAGATGAGATTATGGATAAACTAGCACTCTATTTTAGAGAGTTTAAAGATATTTTAAATCTTGCACAAGATTCTACATACCATAGCTTTTCAGTAAGCCGACATACATACTATGTTTACAAAGAAGTGTTTGATAATTACCATGAACACGATAGAGAATTAATGCTTTGGGTTGCACTGCTTCATGATACAGGAAAATATTTCTGTAAAAGCTTTTACAATCGTAAAGGTGAGAAAGTAAGATATGCAAACTTCATTGGTCATGACCATGTTTCTGCACAGCTTGCAATCCATGTAATGCGAAGACTTAACTTTGATGTAGAAACTATCAGAAAAGCAACGCTACTGATTCAGTTTCATATGTATCTACTTGACCCAAAAGCTAGTCGAGATAAATTAGTTGGATATGTTGGGCAAGAGATGTTTGATAAGTTAGAGTTTCTACGTAATGCAGATACATTAGCACACTAGGAGGTTATAATAATGAAAGTTGAATTTAAATATATAGATGGAGAAATCTTTGTTGAAGTATATCAAGTAATTTGGGATGAGGAAATACTTATTCACAGAGAAAATGTTTCAGAAAAATTGTTAAACATTAGTGATGAAGAGTAATTAAAACAACAAACAAAGAAAAGGGGAATGTACAATGACAAACAATACTAATGAAATCAAAAACCAAGAAGTTAAAGCAGTAGGAGTAGAAGTTAAACCAGTAACTCCAGTACTTAAACGAGACTTCATTTTAAATGAAAATGTAACAGAAGCTTCTGTAAAAGAAATCATTACAGGCATCTTAGCTGTAAATAAACATGATGCTAAAAAGTCAAAGGAAGACCCTAACTACACACCAGAACCAATTACAGTAGTAGTAGGAACATATGGTGGGAGTGTGTATGACGGTCTAGGTATTGTATCTGCCATTGATTCCTCTGAAACACCAGTACATACATACTGCTACAGCAAAGCAATGAGCATGGGATTCATCATCTTTGCATCTGGTCATAAGCGTTTTGCGCACCCATTAGCAACATTCATGTACCACCAGATTATTCTTGGTACGCATAATGATTTAAAAGGGTTGTTATATGCTGTTGAACAGTCTGAAACTTTACAGGAAACTGTTGACTCATATATCTTAGCTCACACAAATATGCCTTTACACAAAATGGAGGAACACAAGAATATGCGTAAAGACTGGTACATTCCTGCTACAGAAGCATTCCATTATGGGTTAGTTGATGAGTTATTAGTATCTAAAAGAAAACGATAAGGGAGAGTTTTAAATGTTAGAAAAAGTTTATAATGCATTGACTGCAATTCAAGGATTAAGTGGAAGTACTGCAAAAGAGCAAGAGTTAGCAAAGTATAAGGGCGATAAAGATATCTTTAACGCCCTTGACTTCCTACTTAATACATTTATTACAACAGGTATTTCAACAAAGAAAATGAATAAAAAAATTAAGACAAAACCAGAAATGACTCTTATACCAATTACATTTGATGCTTTGTTATCATATGTAAAACTTAACAACACTGGCAGAGATATGGATGTCTTGTCTGTAAGAGGATATATTGAAAAGCAAGATGACAAGTATGAAGACTTTATTAAGAAAGTAGTTACAAAAGATTTAAAACTAGGAATCTCTGCTAAGACAGTTAATAAAGTATTTGGCAAAGGCTCAATCCCTGTATTTGATGTAATGCTTGCACATGAATTTGAGAAGCATAGTCACAAGGTTAAAGGTAAATTTTTCATCACTTTAAAACTTGATGGTAATCGTTGTATCGCTATACGTAAAGGTAATGAAGTAAAATTCTATACTCGTAAAGGTAAACCAATTTTAGGCATGACAGAACTAGAAGAACAATTCTTAAAATTACCATCTGGTTATGTATATGATGGAGAATTGTTATTGATTAATGAAGAACAATTATCATCAAAAGAATTATTCCAAGCCACTCAAAAAGTAGTAGGAACAAAAGGAGAAAAGTTAAATTTAGATTTTCATATCTTTGATGTATTACCAATTGCAGAATTTGAAGAAGGAAAGTCTAAGCTTACATATGAGAAACGCAGAGCAAAATTAGACATCCTTAATCAACACACTTTAGACACTAAAAACATTTTCGTGTTACCAGTATTATATGCAGGAACAAACAAACAAATGATAACTCATTATGCTTCATGGGCAATCGAGAATTTACATGAAGGAGTTATGGTCAACACTGCAAATGGATTATACACAGCTACTCGTACAGCAAACTTATTGAAATATAAAGAGTTTGATAGTGGAGATTTAGTTGTTGTAAGTGTAGAGAAAGCAATTGACGGACAGTTTGTAGGGTTAATGGGTCGAGTCAATGTAGAATTTAGAGGTAATTTGGTAGGCGTTGGCTCTGGATTTAGTATTCCAGAACGTAGAGAATACATTGACAATCCAGATGCAATCATTGGAAAGATTATTGAAGTGCGCTATTTTGAGGAAACAAAAGATGAGAAGACAGGTAGACCTTCAATGCGCTTCCCAACATTTAAAGGCATTCGCCATGACAAAGGGCTTGAAGATATTCGATATAGTGAAAAAGACGAATAGGAGATGATTGTATGAAACAATTAATCTGGAAGATTGAAAGCATTAGTGATAAGAATGAGAAGATTCTTGAGGATGAAGTAAGTAAAGAAAGAATGAAACCTCGATATTGGTTACATTCTGCAATGGAAGGTAGAAGTGCTTATCTAGTAAACATAGACAAACAAAATGAAGTATTACAAACATCAACAATTGAGCAATTATTCGTTTTTGGTGATGCTGTTAAAATTACAACTCGAAATTCTGTTTACTGGTTAAAACAACATATTGAGGATGTGAAGTAATGTTAAATTTCTTTAAAAAGTTATTTGGCAAACAAACAGTCGAAGAAGTTAAAGAAGATGAAGTGTTTAAGCTAGTACGATATGCAAGGGATAAAAACCTTGCTATCGTAGTTGGCAATCAAGAACGTGCTGACAAAATCAAGTCTATTGACAATGGAATTAAGGTTTATAGATTAGCTAGAGGATTCACATTTGAATTAAAAGATGCAAAAGACAATTTACTCTTAGACCATTCTGTTGCAGAGGATATGATTGGTTGGGTAAAGAACGGTGAATTTGCATATGCAGAAGAATGGAAAGAACAATAATGAACTATAGAGAGATAGTTATTGTCTATAGTGGAAAGTACTATGAAGGAAATATAGCTAGAGGTGAGCTTTTACAAAAGATACAAGCTGAACTCTCTGCCGAAGGTCGTAAAATGACAGGATTATTTTTTGGTGGAGCATATACAACAACACTATATTATGACAATGCAAAAATAGTTGTATTTCCTTTAGGGACAGCGTTTAGTGGATTAAGAATTTCTGAATTGTATTTTAGTGATTCAATATATGGAGCAGATAATTATCAAGAGCATATTGACCACTTTCTAGAAATGATAGTACCAGAAACATATTTTCCACATGCATACGGATTAACAACACCAAAAGAAGAACGAATATATCAATTTAGTTTTATAGATAAAAAGGTGGATATTAAACAATACAAACACAAAGGGGAATGATAATATGGAACAGAAAAAATATATGGATATCGTGCGATTAGGACATAAAACAACAGTTGGAGTTTTAAATGAAGGAGATTGGATTGTAATCCAAGAGAAAATTGATGGAGCAAATGCATCATTCCGCAAAGGAGAGGATGGCGAAATTTTAGCCTTCTCTCGAAATAACCCATTAAATGAATTTAGCAATTTAGGTGGCTTCTGGCAGTGGACTCAAACATTAGACCCAGATTTATTATTGCCAAACATTGTTTATTTTGGTGAGTGGACGAATCCACATAAAGTAAAATATCCAGAGTATCAAAAACAATTCTTCTTGTTTGATTTATATGATACTACAACAGAGCGATACTTAGATTTCAATAGAGTTAAAGATGCACATCGTATGTTAGGTATTAATCTTGTACCAGTATTCTACGAAGGTGAATATAAAGGATTTGACCATTTACAATCATTCGTAGGTCAGTCTAAATTGGGTGGTCGATTAGGAGACATTGAAACAGGTGAAGGAGTAGTTGCTAAGAACGTTACATATATTTCTCGATTTGGACGACAAATGTTTGTTAAACTTGTAACGGATGCATTCCGTGAAGTCCAAAAACAGAAAGCACCTAAAGACCCTAAAATTGAGCAAACACAAGAACAAGTGTTTGTATCTGCTACAATGACAGAAGCACGTGTAGAAAAGATGTTATATAAATTAGTGGATGAAGGTATCCTTTCAGAAGGAAAATTTGAAATTGAAGATATGGGAATCATTTTACGTCATATGGGTGGTCGTATGTTTGATGACATCATGAAAGAAGAATCAGACATGTTACCTACTGACTATGATGAGAATCAAGTTAAAAAAGCAATTGGAAGAAATATTGCACAAATTGTTAAAAATATCATTGCCAAACAATAAAAATAATGATATAATAAGTATATAAGCAAGACAACACTAAAACAAAAGGGAGATTGATAATATGAAGAACACAAAAAAAGGTTTATTAGCACTTTTATTAGCAGGAGTTATGACGACTATGGTGGCATGTGCAGAGATTCCAGATGGTGTTGACCAAAAATTCCACAACAGAGCTTCTGCTGTATTTACAGAAATTGATGATGATACAATGGAATTAGAAAACTCTGACAGAGATGATGTAGCTAACTTCCAATTACTACAAACAACTGCTAACACAAAACGTGAAAAGGACTTTGTTAAAGGTATTGAAGGAATGATTAAACTTCAAGAAAAAGTAATCAATCAAGATGGTAATGCTTTAGCTGAATATATGAAGGCACGTGATTTAGCAATGGACTCAATGAATTTAAGTGATGAAGGCGGTATGGACAGTTTCCAAGTAAACCCATTCGAATTTACGGAGGACAAATAATATGAAAAAATACTTAAAATTATTATTGGTTGGTGTTATGGCTTCTACGTTTTTAGTAGCTTGTGATGATGACGATGATGACAGATACGATGACCGCTATGAGTATCAAGGAGACAATCAAATTATTATCCAAGGCGATGATGATGACAGGTATCGAGAATACGATGATGATGACGATGAAGAATATGATGATTAAAAAATAAAAGAGGGCATTTAGCCCTCTTTCTTTAATGAATTTGGTTTTGTGTCTCTTCAACATCAACTTCAACTTGACCTACATATTGAGCTTGATTTGCTAAATGTTCTTTGGCGATTTCGATTAAACGTTTAGTCATTTCGCCACCAACTTTACCATTATCTCTAGCAGTAGTATCAGCACCAAGAGTGATTCCCATCTCTTGAGCAATTTCGTATTTCATTAATTGAAGTACATTCTCTGAGTTAGGTACTACTAATTTATTTGTTTTCATAAACAATCACTCCTTAGTTTGTTTTCAGAAGGTGTTGTCCTTCTGTGACTACATAGTATCATGATTTGAGTGATTGATGCAAAGGTGAATAATATCCAAAAAAGGAAGGTGAAAGTATGAACATTGTTTTTGAAAGAAGTCTTTGTTTTACAGGGCATCGCCCCGACAAATTATATGGATATGATTATAGAATTGAAGGAAACAGACTTCTTCTATTAAAATTGAAAGAGATAATTGAGATGTATATTAATAGAAGAGGAATAAATACTTTTATTTCTGGAATGGCTTTGGGAATTGATATTTGGTCTGCTCAAATTATTTTGGCTCTAAAAAAGAAATATCCTCATATTAAACTTGTATGTGCTATTCCATGTGATGAACAATGGAGTAGATGGAAGCAGAAAGATATAGATATATGGCATGACGTTGTAGAAAAAGCTGATTACGTACATTATGTATCAGAAGATAAATATACAGTATGGTGTATGAATGCAAGAAACAAATGGATGGTAGATAATTCCAATTATACAATTGCTGTTTGGGATGGAACAAAAGGAGGTACGTTTGATTGTGTTAAATATGCTATTAAACGTGATAGAAGTATTCTACATTTAAATCCTCATAATCTAGAAAAAAAGATTTTAAAAAGTATTGACGAATATCAAAAATAATGATATACTAGTATTACAAACAAGGAAGGGAAATGATAAAATGATTAAACAAATTAAAGAAGATTTAGTAAAAGCAATTAAAGAAAAAAATGAATTTAAGAAATCTGTATTACGTAGATTGTTAGCAGAACTAGAAAATGAGAAAGTAAAATTTAAATTAGTAACTGTAGAAAAATTAAAAGAAGAACAAGTCATTGATGTGGTGGGTCGAGTAGTAAAGGCATTAGACAAAGAAATGGAAGAATATTTAAAGGTTGGGAAAAGTGTTGAGAAACAAGAAGTAGAGAAAGAAATGTTATCAAAGTATCTACCAAGACAATTAAGAGTCGATGAAATTAAAGCAGAAGTAGTAAACGCTTTAGATTTAGTAGATAAAGGTGAATTGACTATTAATACAGCAAAAGGATACTTAGCTAAAAAGTTAAAAGGCAAAGCAGATATGCAACAAGTAATTGCAATGTTAATGCAAAAAGCTAATAAATAAGGAGCTGATGTTTATGAAATTCATGAAAGACGTAGCTATTATTTCAAATGAATACAAACATTATTTCGAAGAGAAATTGAGAAGTGCAATTATTGCGTTTCAAGACAAAGGATGGGAAGTAGAAGTACAATTTACTGTAGCAGAGAAAGATGGAAGTCCATACAAAGAATATCATGCAATGGTGATGGCATATGAACATCGAGAAAATCCCGTTAGTAAAGGATAAAAATTGAATGTGGAATTTCTGAATAAAATGCAGATTTTATCAAGGAGGTTGATACTATGAGGTATAGTAGTCTTAAAAATGAAATTGAAGTACTAGAACTTAAACACAAACATCAATTAGCTGAATTGACAATGAAACACCAACAAGAAATTAACGCTCTTAAAATGAGTTGCGGTCACACATATGACGATGGAACAAGTGCAAAATCTTCTGGAGGGACACAGTGGGATTATTATTATGTATGTGCAATCTGCAATAAAACATTAAGCTAGGAGGAAACTATATGACACTAAAATACAATCACATAGCAATTGATTGGGATGGTACAATCGTACATGATGGTGCTTATCCCAATGCAGGAAAATTTAAAGAGAACGCTGTACATACTATGAAACGAATTATTTCAGAAGGTGGAAGTATCGTAATTTGGACTTGTCGAAATGGGAAAGAACAAGAACAGAAAATTATTGAGAAACTTGAAAATGCAGGAATCTATGATTTTGCTTTCAACAAACCATTCGAATATTTCACCAATATTTATGGTGGAGATAATGCCCGTAAAGTTTTTGCAGATGTATATATTGATGATAGAAGCATTCACGCTGATGAAATTGATTGGTATGTAATTGAAGATAAATTATTTCAAATTTAATGTTGACAAAGATAAAAAATAATGATATAATTATAAATGTAGGAGGAACACACAAATGAAATTACTAGCAAAAATCATTAACGCATATTCAGAAGGGAGTGATATTAAACTCATTGCAGAATGCTTTAATATCACCGAAGAACAAGTACTTGAAGAACTAAGAAACTTCAAAGAGAAAAGTCGATTCAAACGTACTTTTACAGATGAGTTTCGAATCATGATTGCTGAACGAGATATGAGAAAAATCTCACGAACTAAGATTGGTGAAGAACTACAACTAAATGTGGCAACTGTAAAGACTGCATGTGAGAAATTTGGCAACGCACTTAAAGAAGTAGCAAGCAATGACAATGTTTATTCAATTGTTGAAGGAGTTACAAGTATTAAGACTTGTCCCTCATGTGAGAACAAAAAAGTAAATGAGATTGAATCAGTGTACGGTGCTTCAGCAGTCGTAGTAGACGGAATCTACTGCATGGAATGTGGAGATGAACATTTTATCGTACATAACTATGAAGAGATTAAAGATGAAAAGAACAACGTAGTTGGTCAGAAATTTATTAACAGTGATGTATATCGAGTAAACTTTGAATATCTAGAAGAATAGGAGTGTTGTTATGAATCTAAGTAAATACTTGCCAAGTTATAATTACAATCCAGAACCAGTATTAGAACTGAAATGGAAGAAAAAGAATGTTGAAGCTACAGATACTACAAAAGAAACACGAAAAGAATCTTATGACATTGTGATTGAGTCATTAGGAGAAAGACAGAAAGCTGTATATAAAACTTTAAAGGCTTCATTCCCAAAGGGTGCTACTGCAAAAGAATTGGCAGTGGAAATGTTTGTACATAGACTAGTAGGGTCGCCAGAGAGAAACAGTACACACCCACGATTGAATGAATTAGTAGAAAAGGGATTGATTAGAGTTATTGGTAAAAAGACTTGTACATATACTGATAGAAGAGTAGCAATCTATCAAGCTAATTAATAATTAAATTTACATAAAACTAAAAAATGAAATGGAGAGATGTTTATGTTTTCAATTATCGGTGCATTATTAGGTGGAGCTATCTTACAATTATTCGGATTTGACAATGTAGTACAAACAGGAATGTTAGAAGTATTTGGAAAGACAATTTCTATGACAGGTTATTACTTCTTATTCGGTATGATGGGAGCATTTAAGAGTGTGTTTGCCCGTTTGGGAAGTGCAATTGGAAGTAGTCAAAAGCTACAAAAACAAGCAGATGATTTAACAGCTAAGTTAACTAAAAAGAAATAAGAGGTGTACATACATATGAACAAAGCAGATTTAATCTACAAACAGAACTTACAACGAATCTTAGATGAGGGTTGTTGGGATGAGAACCCACGCCCTCGATATGAAAAAGATGGAGCACCTGCACATTCAATCTTTATTACGCAAGTAACAGAAGAGTATGATATTTCTAAAGGTGAATTTCCTATAACAACTCTTAGACCAATAGCAATTGTAAATGCTATCAATGAGATTGATTGGATTTACAAAGACCAAACTAGTGAACTAAAAGTATTAGAAGACAAGTATGGAATTGCTTGGTGGGGAGCTTGGGGAATCGGTGATGGAACAATTGGTCAACGATATGGAGCTACAGTTAGTAAATATGATTTAATGAATAAATTGATAGAAGGTATTAAGAAAGACCCTTATGGTCGTAGGCATATAATCTGCTTATGGCAAGAACAAGATTTTAAAGATACAGAAGGATTACCTCCATGTGCATTCATGACGATATGGAGTGTTAGAAAATTCAATGGTGTTTATTATCTTGATTGTACATTGATTCAACGTAGTAGTGATTATGCAGTAGCAGGTCACATAAACATGATGCAATATGTAGCTTTACAAATGCAAGTAGCACATGAAGTAGGTATGGTTGCAGGTAAGTTTGTACGATTCACACAGAATCTACATATCTATGACAGACATATCGAGCAAGTGAAAGAAATGTTGCAAAGAGAACCTTCAACAGAACAACCTAAATTAATTTTAAATGCAGAAGGTAAATCATTCTATGAAATTACATCAAGTGATTTTGAATTGATAAATTACAATCCAGTCAAACCTCAGTTGAGATTTGAACTAGGAATCTAGGAGGAACATAAATGAAAGTATTAGTGACTGCAAAAGTAAGTAGTGATATGCGACAAGAAATGTATGAGATTGTTTTGGATAGTGTCCATAAATTTAGTGTGCTGACAGATGAAGATGCACCAGATTCAAACCGTCTTGGACATCCAAATTTAGAAGATATTTATGACCTTCCTGCATTATTACGTAAAGCATATGAAGCAGGAAAGAGAAATGAAGAGTTTGTAGTGGAGTATGAAATGGAGGAAACAAATTAATGATTAGTTTAATTGTATGTGTAGATATGGGAATGGGAATTGGAAATGGAAGTAATGAGTTGTTGTTTGATTTACCTGCTGACCGCAGATATTTTCGACAACAAACAAAAAAGAAAATTGTAGTAATGGGTCGTAAAACATGGGAATCTTTACCAAAGAGACCTCTTGACCAACGAGAAAATTATGTAATAACAAATGATAAAGATTATGTTGCAGAAGGAGCTACTGTTATTCATTCAATTGATGACATTATCGAATTAGGCAAAGGCAAGAAAGAAGTCTTTATCATGGGTGGCGGAGAGCTTTATAAAGCAATGATGCCATTAGCAGAAAAGATGTATGTAACACATGTACATACAGTAGATTTTAATGCAAGAGTATTCTTCCCAGATTTTGGAATTGAGTGGAAATGTGTTTCAGATATTAAGCATAAAGCAAATAAAAAACATGCACACAGCTTTACATTCACAGAATACGTAAGAGCAGAAAAAGAACAAAAAGAAGAAGAAACTACAAACTAGGGAGTGTTGTAAATGTACGGAATCCAAGAACCAAGCCGACAAATTTTAATCTCAGATGGAATTGATAATGTATTAGCAAAAGATATTATGGAACAGATTATTGCAATTAATGATTTAGATGATGCACGGTCAGAGGTGTATGATTCAACGGGTCAACCAATCTACAATCGTGCAGAACATCCGATTGAGATTTTCATTAACTCTGGTGGAGGAAGCGTTACTGATGGCTTTGCTATCATTAGCGCAATGGAAATGTGTAATACTCCAATCGTTACATATGCGACAGGGCTTGTAGCTTCTATGGCTCTAGCAATCTTTGTTGCAGGAGATATTCGTATTGCTCACCGTCACGCACGATTAATGTACCATTCATTAGCATATGGAATGCTTGGTCACATCAAAGACCACGAACAACAAATTGAGGAAGCAGATGTACTACAACGTATGTATAACAGTTTAATGTTAGAACGTACAGACTTCCCGAAAGAGAAAATGGATGAAGTACGAAACCATAAATATGACTACTACTTCTCTGCAAAAGAAGCGAAACGATTAGGCGTTGCTCATGAGTATATGACAAAGCCACAAAAACTAGATTTACTATTGGAACAACACCAAGAAGAAGTAACAGATGAAGGGAATAAAGAAGTAGAGTAATCTCTGCTTCTTTTTCTTGACAAAAATAAAATATAATGATATACTTATAACATAAACAATTAGGAGCGTGATTTAATGCTAGTAACATACACAGGTAGAAAATTTGATTACAATAACATCACAAAGGATAGCGTTGACGTACAAGATATTGCACATAGTCTTTCACATTTAAACCGTTTTGTTGGACATTCATCTAGACCATACAGTGTAGGAGAACACACTTTGCATTGCTATAATATGGCTAAGAATTTAAATTATCCTACTAGATTGCAACTATTAACACTGATTCATGATTTTGAAGAAGCTTATACAGGAGATTGTCCAACACCATTAAAAGTACTTCTTCCAGAATTTAAAACAATTGCAAAGAAAGTGGAGAATGCAATTTATGAACATATCGGAATTGAACCTCCAACAGAAGAAGAGAAATATTTGATTAAACGTATTGACTTAACAATGTTAGCCTTTGAAATGAGAGATTTAACTTTGCATGAATATGCAGAATTTATTGATGAACATACACATATGGAATTTCTCTATGACCGAAACTTTGCATTAAAAAATATTGACGTACCACCTCGTGCAATTGCTACGAATATCAAATCTTCATATTATACATTAATGAATAAACTTCAAAAGGAGAATTAATATGAGAGAAAAAGAGTTAATCTTAGGAACTATGAATGCTTCAAAATCTGCCCAATTATTGATGATGGCTTTCAATCTTGAACGTCAAGGTAAGAAAGTTCTGGTCTTTAAACCAGAAAAAGATACACGAGATGAGGGTGTTGTTGCATCTAGAGCTTTAGAAGAAACACGCCCTGCAATAATCGTACCAAAGAATGATGATGGAAGTATGATTGCTATTAAGATATTCTGGGAGAATCCAGATGTTATCATGATTGATGAATTACAATTTTTATCAGTTAGACAAGTAGAAGCATTGGCTCAAGTTTCAATTACATATGATGTGGATATTTATGCATATGGATTATTAAACTCTTATACAGGATACATGTTTGAACCAACAAAGAGAGCAATTGAAACTGGATTCCGTATTTCTCCTATCACAATGCAATGTGATAAGTGTATGAATGATGCAACTAATCATTTATTCTATCTTGATGGTGTCCTGCAATTAGATGGAGATGGAGTAACAGTAGAGAAAAAAGACGACACAAGCCAAGAATATCTTTCAGTTTGTTATAGCTGTTATGCAAGTGCAGTCGATAAACACAATAGAAATAAAAAGAAACCTGTTATAGTCGAAGGTCAAATGATGATTGTTGATTTCGCTGATGAATCACAAGTTTCTCAAACAGGAAGTCAATATAGAGCCAAACAAAAAGGTGACACATTTGAATTTTAAAAATAAAAAATAATGATATATCGCTTGACTTTGATATTCAAACCTGCTATAATATTTATATAGCAGGTTATTATTTTATAGGAGGGATTTTAATGAGATATAGTTATGGAGACATCATTAAGATTAAAGACACAAATGGAAGTAATAAGATGGAGTATTATATTGTTATTGATGTATTTCTTGAATTTCAAAAAGATATTGTTTCATATCCTTTAACAGTTGATGATGCAAATACTAGATATACATTAATGCAGATGTATCCAGTTGAAAAAGAAGAATATATGTTATTTAGATATACTGCACATACATTTGAAACTGTAGCTTTAGTTGGTCAAGAGCAACACACAAAAATCATCGAATTAATCCAGAGAGAAAGAGAAAGACAAGGAAAAACAGATGAGCCATTCTACATAGAAACAATTAGAAAAAGAGAGAGAGCTGATGCATTTGATAAATATATCGCAAAACATCCAGACACAACGAAACATCCAAAACAAAAAGGTAAAAAGAAAAAGATTAAAATTACTGATGATGTTATTCAATATGATAAACTCATGTCAGTTGATGAGTGCTTAGATGCCATGAATGATTTGACAAACTTACATAAGACATTTGGAGATGAATCATATCTACAGCTTAGAGAGGTTGTTGTAGGGAGATTGAAAGACCTCACAGACATTATAAAGAAAGCAAAAAGTTGGGATGCAAGCACAAAGAAATAGGAGTGATTATTAGTGAGATATGAAAACTTACATAAACATACAATGTATTCAAATATCAGTACACCAGACTCAACTTTAACAATTGAAGATATAGCGAAGAGAGCAGTTGAGCTAGGACATAAAACACTTTCAACAGTAGAACATGGATATGCAGGTAATGTATTTGAGTATTATGATGTGGCTAAAAAGTATGGATTGAAACTTGTATTTGGCGTGGAATTTTATTATGTAAAAGACCGTTTCGCAAAAGACAGAACCAATGCCCATCTACTTATCTTAGCAAAGAACAATGAAGGTAAAAAGGAATTAACTAAATTAATTTCAGAAGCAAATACAACAGGTTATTACTTTAAACCACGTATTGATGAGTCTTTATTGTATGGATTAAATCCAGAGAACGTTGTAGTAACTTCAACATGTATTGCTAGTCCATATAACCTGTATAAAGATGAATGTTTCATCAAGGATTGTTATGAGTATTTTGGAGAGAATTTCTATTTAGAACTTCACGACAACACCCATCACCTGCAAGTTACATATAATAAAATGTTATTAGAGATGCATGAGAAATATGGCATCCCATTTATCTTTGCTACAGACACTCACTACATTCATGAAGAAGATGCAAAAGAACGTGACCTCTTACTAAAAGGTAAAGGTATCTTCTATCCAGAAGAAGATGGATTCATTATGGATTATCCAACATCTGATAAAGTGTTTGAACGATTTGAAGAACAAGGTGTATTTACTCGTGAGCAAGTTGAGAGTGCATTACAGAACACTTGGATTGTAGATGACTTTGAAGATATTGAAATGAATAAGGATATTAAAATGCCATCAATTTATCCAGAATTAAATCATGAAGAAAAGATGGTAAAACTTAAAGAAATTATTAACAAGGAATGGGTAGAGGATAGAAAACATATTCCACAAGCTAAACATAAAGAATATATTGATGGAATCAAATTTGAAATGGATATTATCGACAAAACATTTACAGAAGATTATTTCTTATTAAACTATCCAATCATCAAACGTGCCAAAGAATTAGGTGGAGTATTAACACGTACAGGTCGTGGCTCTGCACCATCATACTATTTAAACAAGCTTTTAGGATTTACTGAGGTTGATAGATTGGATGCACCAGTAACGTTATATCCAACAAGATTCATGTCAATATCTCGTATCTTAGAAACAAAGTCACTACCAGATATTGATTTCAATACGTCTGACCCAGAGCCATTCGTACAGGCAACAAAAGAGATTTTAGGAGAAGACAATTGTTACTGGATGGTTGCTTATGGTACAATGCAGGAATCAGAAGCATTCCGTAACTTGTGTCGTGCATATGGAATGGAAAAGGATGAATATAATGAAGTAGGTAAAGACTTAGATTCATACCGTAAACATGCAAAATGGGGAAGCATCATTGAAGAATCTAAAATGTTTATTGGTGTAATTGATTCTGTATCTCCACATCCATGTGCAAACTTATTACTGTCACAACCAATTTCAGAAGAAGTTGGAGTATTACGAGTAGGTAGTGACGATGAAGATACTGGTAAAAAGAAAATTACATATTGTGCATTGATTGACTCTGACACATCTGATGCTTGGAAATATTTGAAGAATGATTATTTAACTGTGACAGTATGGAAAATTATAGCAGAAGCATTTAAAGCTGTAGGACTGCCTATTCCAGATGTACGAGAATTAAGTGAGATGGTTAAAGATAATCAAAAGGTTTGGGACTTATACGAAAAAGGATTAACTGCTACATTAAACCAAACAGGAACAGATAGTGGAACGCCACAGGTTATGCAATATAAGCCACAGAGTGTGCGAGAATTAACTGGTTGGGTATCAGCTATCAGACCATCATTTGCATCTATGAAAGCTTACTTCTTGAATCGTAGACCTTTTACATATAACATTCCAGAGTTTGATAAGATTCTAGAAACAAGTGACAACTTCATTCTGTATCAAGAGAACATCATGGCAACGCTTGTATATGCAGGATTCCCAGAGGATGAAACATATGGACTACTGAAAGCCATCTCGAAAAAGAAAGAAGGAATCATTGAACCGATTCATGATAAATTTATTAATGGATTTGTAGAGAAAACAGGAAGTGAAGAGAATGCATTAAAGGTATGGAAAATCCTTGAAGATGCAGTAGGTTATGGCTTCAACTCTTCACATGCTTATTCAGTAGCCCTTGACTCAATTTATGGAGCATATTTAAAAGCAGAATATCCATTAGAATATTTTGCAACTGTCTTGAATATATATTGGAAAGACACTGATGTTACAGCGAAAATAACAAAAGAGCTAACTCATTTTGGAATTGAGATTGAATCAATTAAATTTGGTAAGTCTAGAGGACTGTATTCTGCCAACAAAGAATCAAACAAAATCTACAAAGGCATCGCATCAATTAAAAATATGAATGCAGATATAGCCGAAGAGTTTTATAAAATGTCACAAGAACGTACATTCGATACCTTCTTAGACCTGCTTCTTCATATTACTGAAACAGATAATCGAATTAACAAAACACATATTGAGACAATGATTAAATTGAATTTCTTCTCTGACTTTGGAAGTAGCGGAAAATTAATGAAAATTTATCACGGATTTAGAGATGGAAAAGGTATCAAGTACGATAAAAAACATAAAGATAATACAAAGGCAAAACGTATCGCATTATTACAAGCATACCAAGAAGAAGTAATGAACGCAAAAGAAGAAAAGATTGACCTCTTTGAACAGATTGCATTTGAGAAATTTGCACTAGGATATGCAGTAACAACATTCCCGAACATAGACCCAAACATTACATTAGTTGTGGATGTAAATAAAAAGTATAAGCCACGCATTACACTGTATCAAGTTGCAACAGGACAGGAATTTACGTTAAAAGTTGAAAAGAAAAAATTCTATTCTAATGAACAAGATTTATTATATGTTGGAGATGTCATAGAAGTACTTGAAGTTGAAGAAAAAGTCGGATGGAAAATGGAAGGTGGAAAATGGCTCAAGGATGAAACCAAAATAGAACCACATTTAGAAGCATGTAAATTATTACGTGAAAGTAGTAATCGTAAGTAACAGGTAATTTGACAAGCACAAATGATTATGGTATACTTGAAATAGGTAGTTTTATGCTACCTATTTTTCTTTAGGAAGAAATATGAGTTGAAGGAGATGTCTAGAGTGAATTACTTTGAGCGAGAATTAGAAAATGCAGGATACGATGAATGGAAAACACAGAGTGGTAAGCCTTTCACATTTGTAAAGAAGAAAGGTCTAGGTAAATGCCCGAAGTGTGGGATTGTAGTATATGAAGATGAATTATTTGTAGAAGAAGATGATAAGGTTTACCATTATAAATGTTATAACGAAATGAAAGAAAATGAGTAAAGGAATCAAATTTTGATTCCTTTTTCTGTTGACAAAAGTAAAAACTAATGATATAATAAAGGAAGAGTTAAGATGACAAAGCGCTATCTTTACGGACTTGATATCTCAATGAAGAATACAGGTCTTGCAATTTATGATTTAGATGAACACAAGTTTGTGTACATAGGAAGTTTCAGCACTGAAAAGATTTATGCAACAAGACAGTATAAAGGATTAGATAAAAATTCCTTGAAACTTAAAAAGATTACAGAATGGTTTAAAGAAATATATAAACAATATCCACCTGCATGTGCAGGAATTGAAAGAATGTTCAGTCGCTTCAACATGGAAACACAAACGATTGCTAAAGCGACAGGAGTTATACAATGTATGATTTGGAATAAGCCACAAGAGCTATATCCACCTAAGGAAGTTAAAGCACACATATGGCATGGAGATGCAAGCAAGGATGACTTAGCTAAAGTAATAATGGAAGCCTACCCTTATATCGAATTTGCGAATGAGGATGAGTCAGATGCCACAGCAGTAGCAATTACATATTTGATTAAGAATGGATTAATTGATTGGGTTAAGCCACCTTTACCAGTCAAGAAGAAACGCAAAACAAAAAAGAAAGAGGGATGATTTATGAATATTTGGGAGAGATTAATGAGAGTATTTGTAAAAGAACAAAACGGAAAGTCTGAAAAAGAAATTGAAAAAGAAGTTGTTGAATATCTTACAAGTGAAGAATACTTAAAAAAGAAAGAAGAAGAAAATAAAAAACCAACTACCAATGTAAGTATTAAAGGTACATATTCGTTGTATAGTGATTATTATGAAGATACAACAGCGAGTCGATATCAACCTAGTAGAAGTGGATGGCGTATAATGTTAAAAATCAATGCTGTAGCAAAAGTCAATGTATATGGAAAAGAAAGAGAAGTAAAATTAACAGATGAAGTCGAAGAAATTTTTGGAAGAAGTTGGTATGAAGAAAGTCTATGCAGAAACTTTATGCAGTTAGATGAAGAAGAAAAACAAAAATTAATTAAAAAGGGAATGGTGCGAATGGCTGTTGATAAAGTAAAAGAACAACAATTAAAAGATTTCAAAGAAGAATTTAATTTAGCAAATAAAAAGACAGAATTTGACATAAAAATCGAGGTTACACTAGATAATTTCCACAAAGAATAAAACAAAGAAAATCCCCTTACTAAAGGGGATTTTTTAATGATGTGTTTTGCTGTATAAAACTCGTCTTTTATCCAGATTATTTTCCGTTATATTGATAATAGCCTTTTGTTCTTCCACGTTTAATCATATGTGTTGCTTTCATTGCTCTCTGCAAATGATTATTCTGGAAATTTTTAGGGCTACTAATTTGTCCATGTAATAATTGGTTTGTTTCTGCATACAATTCATTTAAATGAACTGGAGTCTTTTTAGACTTTAAAACTTCAACAATTGCTTCTGTTACGATTGGTTGTTTTAAACCCATATGATTACGAAGATTGTTAATTGGATATTTTGATTTTGGTTGTTCTTCCAATTGCATCTTTTGTTGTTCCTCTTGTTTAATCTCTTCACCTAATACTGATTTAGCAAATGCAACATATTCACTTAATGTGATTTCTGTTACTCCACGTTCTTCTAGTTGAGTCAACGTATTCAATGACTCTCTTAATCCAGAATGCAAGTCAATTAATCTAGCTTGCTCATCTAGGATGTTCTTCATTTTATTTTGGATATACTCTTTCTCTTGATTAATATTCACATTAATCTCTCCTTCAACCATTATATATTTTGCACAACTTATAAAATCTCACTCTTACAAGTCGTGCATATGTCTTACATTTTTGATTGTATATTAGGAGAGATTGCTTGTCAACACAAAAATTAATCTTTTGTACTCCAAGTTCCATCCGTACTTTGACCATAGATTGTTATACGATTTGAGCCTTCTATTGACAGCTCTGAATAATCAATCTCTGCAACGATTTCTGTGTTTGCTGTCTTAGCTCCACCAGAATCCGCTAATAATCCAGTGTTATAATCTACCCCACCAACCATCACTTTATACGCTTGAACATCTTTATCGAACTTAAAAGTAATATATGTTCTATCCTGTCCAGATATTCTGCTTATTTTTGGTTTGCTTACAGAAATAATATTTGCAGTAGGCTTACTTACAAGACCAACATTTATACCATTATTATAATTTTGTGTTATCTCTTCTGGTGTAAGAACTCTATTATATATTTTAGTAGAATAAATATAACCTTTAAATGGGTCAAAATAACTAGTGTTATATTTTCTTACCCCCAATGTAATTAATCCTACTAATTTTGGCAAACTTGAAAAAGTAGTTGTTGTTCTAGTTAATATTGAACCATTTACACCTAAAGTAACACTTAAATCTAATGCATCAACTATAGCAATTATTTGAACAATTGAACCTTTAACAATAGAATTATTTGGTGTTATTGCAAAAGTGCTTCCACTAGTGTCGCTATATTCTAACCTGTTAATGTCCTTGGTTGTATTTAAAATAAATCCGCCACGATTACTCATAGTAGTAATAGCATAAAAAGGGACTCCACCTGCAAATTCATATAAAGCATCTGCACTTATAAACATTTCAACAGTATGAGATGTTATCCCTGCCACATTTTCAGATGATAAAGCTCTACTGGTAGTTAATCCTTTAAATAAAACCCTATCACTTTCAACTGTTGTATTAGCTAATGTTAAAGCAAATTTACCTTCATTTGCAGGAGCAATATTATTCCATGTAGTACCAGATATACCTTGTTGAGCATTCCAATATGCAATCAATCCATTTGTTACTATACCCATAAACTAACACCTCTCTAAATAAATTTCGTCATGAATGAACCTCTACGAAGAGATGGTGTGCCATCAATTTCTCCATACCATTCATAATAAAGTTTCTGTTCTTTTTTAGGTGTTGTATAATCATAAAAATATTCCCCAACTGATTTCTTGTTAACTGACGTTAAAACTTCTTCTTTTAATTGTTTATATTTTTGGTCATAAATAACTACCTTAATTAGTTGTGGGTCTATTTTTTCACCTTCAAAATTATAGAACACACATTCAAATCTAACTGTATCACCATATTGATATATATTCATATTACTCACTCCTTAATTCGACTCTTACCATTTGAAATAGCAATTTGTCTATCCTTGTCAATTATTTCTGTTTTCCGTTTTATATCTGTTGTTTGTATATTTGCTATGTAATCAGATATAACTGGTTTTAGTATAGTTAATGATTCTCTCACAGTAATAGTTTTCTCATACAATTCTGAAACATTATTAACCGTATCCGTAACACGAACAAATAGTCTGGCTAGTCCTAAAGGGAATCCATTGAAATCTAGAATGCCCGTCAAATAATTTCCTGCTCTACTAAAAGTATAATCATGTCTTGTTCCGCTTTCATCAATCACATAAATCTCATTAGGTGTTCCTATTTCTTCATCTGCTTCAATTGTAACCTCAACACTTGCTTCTCTTACGGTATATGCAGGTGCATAAATTTCAATAGTTGGAGCTGTTGTATCTAATTCTAGAATGATAAAATTCATCTTAATCCCCCTTTTATCTAAAAAGAGAGGTTGCATAAGCAACCCCTAAATTATACAGACCATGTTCCTGCACTATTCTTAACGAATACTTTGATGATTTTAGAACCGTCACCGCTAGATGCTAATTCTAAATCTGTACCAGTAATTGTTACAGTGATTGGTGCATTGTATCCACCTGCATTACCAGATGTGTTTGAACTTCCGTTAGCTGTTGCAATTAATGTTCCAGAACTTTCAACTGCTCCTGTAGAAGTAACAACTTTAACCTTGTACTCTTCAAATGCTTCTGGACATGAGAATGTAAATGATGCAACATTCTTTTGTGCTTTCTTAGAAATTTTGCTTGTATCTGGTGCTCCAACATTAACTGTAGGAATTGTAGTGCTTAAATTGATATTGTCTTGTGCAACGCTAGATTCATTGTAAACATCATCTCTGACTTTAATAGAAACTTGTTTACTTCCATCACCACTAGAAAGTTTAATCTGTTTGGAATCAGCGTATGAAATCCATTGAGATGCACCTTCTGTAGTCTGGATATTTGTGTCATATGCTCCATCAACTGTTCCCCAGATTTTAATCTGATAACCTGTAGTATCCTCATCTGTAGTTCCAATAGCAATTGTAACTAATTCTGTATTAGTAAACGTAGCACCTCCATTGATGTTGACATATGGATTACTTGGTGCAGTTGTATCTAATATAATATTGATAAAGTTTGCCATTTAATTTCACCTCTTAGTCTCTTTCTGAGATTCTATTTTTCATAGGAGTACAATACTGCATAGGCACGACCATTTGCCCGTTGTCATTTAAAAGTAATAACAACTTCTGAGAAGATTCATAAACTTTAAGAATCTTTCCTGTATAGGTAATTCCACCTTGATTAACAATAACTGTTTGACCGACTGTAAACATGCAACATCATCCTTCTATTTGTTTATTTTTTTAATTCTGAGTTAGCTTGGTCTTTCATTTCTTTAACCATAGCTTCAATCATTAAATCAATTTCTGCTTCTGTCATTTTGATTTTCTTTTGTTGCATTAACTTGATGATTTCCATCTTAGCCATGTTAAGCTTTTCTTCACCTTTAAGTTGTCCATACATCTGTTCAACTGCTTTAACTACAATAGAAACTACTTCTTTGTTATTTTGAACTTGTGCAACGATTCCTTTTTTCTTTAAGAAACTCATAACTGATTTTGTTGCTAAACCTACTAATGCTGTCAAAATTGCAACAGCAAGATTTACTAGTTCTACTTGGATATTTTCCATCTGTCATTCTCCTTTGAATTGACCATGCTCATTGACATTTATCAACAAGCATGGTATAATTTAATTAATTAAAATTTACCGTCTAAACGTTGGTTTAGTTCAGTAATTTTCTCTTGCAAGTGTTTGTTTTCCAATGTTAGATTTAAGTTAACAGCTTGTAGTTGTTTAATCTCATCTCGCAAGTTTTCAATCTCTTCTCTTTGCTCTTGCATCATCTGACGTAATTCTGCAATTAATTGGTATTGGTCTTTAGAGAGTTGCATTCTGTCATTAATTGCCAGTTCTTTCTTGTTAGTATTCTTTGTTACAAAATATGTAATACCAGAACCGAGAAGGGTTGAGAGAGCTGTTAACAATCCTGCATCCGTGAAAATTTGTAAGAAATCCATAATCGACTTCCTCCCCTATCTTTTTATGCAACCCCTTTTAATTCAAGCCCTTGTAATTCTGTGACTATATTAGTCTTGTACGAAACGAACAAATGAAGAGTCATTTTTAATCCATTGGTCTCCACCAAGATTTAACCATCCATTTACTAATGCCCATACTTTATATGATTCTGGTGCATTTAATTGACGGATTACAGAGTAACCTGTTCCTGCACCTTTACGAAGGTTTACGTTATATCCTGTGATATACGCTGTACCTGTGATTGGTTTTGGCTCTGGTTTTGGCTCTGGAGCAGGAGCTACAGAACTTCCGCCACTAACAACTTGTAAGTAATTACCATTGTCTCCATAAGCCCATTGGTCTCCACCTAAGTTGTACCATCCATTAGAAACTGCCCAGAACTGGTATGTTTCATTTAAACCTAATTGACGGATGATTGGAGCACTTGCACTTGGTTGTGTACGTAGATTCAAACCTGTTGTAACGACTTTAACAACACCTGTAGAACTAGTTGGTGGGTTAGTAGAACCTCCACCGTTTAATTCTGTTTGAACAGCATTAAGGAATGACTGCCAACGTCCTTCTGCTAAGATACGGTGTGGACAATATTTACCAGACCAATCTTGGTGTTTTTTAACACGGTCAATTCCCCATCCACGCTCTTTTAAAAGTTGAGCAGTAAACTTTACAGCTAATGCTTCCGCTTTTTTATATCTGTCTCCACCACTTAATGAGTAACAGATTTCAACTCCGATAGATTTCATGTTACCGTTACCATTCCCATCTCCACAATGCCAAGCATTACGGTTTGTAGGGATACCTTGAACAACCTCGAAATCATCAACTGCAAAGTGGAATGAAGTAGCATTACTGTTTGTAATCATGTACTGCACCTCATTGTTTGCACTTGCATCATTGTAAGTATTGTGAATTGTAATGTATTGAGCTGTCATAGCGTTTGGACACTTTAAACCATACTTACTAGAATCCACCAATTTTTGTCTTACTGAAATAGCCATTTAAAATTCCTCCTAATTTTTAATAAGACCTGCTAGGTTAGACTCTCGCCTAGCAGGAATTTATACCATTATTTTTTATCTTCTGTTTCTTCTTCTTTTGCTTTTGCATCATCTAAGATTTGTTTTTCTAATTGTTCGATATAAGCTTCTAAATAAATAATCTTATTTGCTTGCTCTCCAACCTGTTCTTTATATCTCTTTACTAAAAAATTAATGTCAATTTGTCCTTGCATTTCCTTTTCCTCCTATGTTATAATTAAAGTGGGTTTTCCCATTTAACTGCAACGATTGTTGCGTGATTAGTGGCATTTTTTACAGTTGTGATTAATTGATTATATTTCATCAATTGACCGAATTTATGGTCAAAAGCTTCATCTTGTACTGCTAACCATTCTGCTCTTGTATGAGTTACATAACCTTGTAAATCTTCTACTTTCCATTCTACTTCTGTCATCTCTGGTCTGCGTGAAAGTCTTTCTGCCATACCTAAGAAGTTTATTTGGTCTGCATCATTTAACCGATAACGATGTCCATTTACTGAGGTGAATCCATTTTTGATTCCTAGTTCACATTGCTCATCTAAGATTCTCAATTTTATATCTTTGTGATAATCTAGAAATTGAGTAGGAGTAACTTGCCAAACTGCACAATTAAACTTTTGAGCTAGAGCACTAGCAAGATTGTTTTGATTAGATAAACTCATATTCTCCAATCCTTGTAAAATCAATTCTTTCTCATACATTGTTAAATTATCAAATACCATAATTAAATTTCCCCTTTCAAATATTTAATCTCTTCTTCAAGTCTTTTAACTGTCTTTGTTAACTGGTTGATACTTTCTGTATTCTGTCTAATTTCTAAAGTGTTTTCTTGAATGCCTTTCCATGAAACAGTAATCATACCGTATGTATTAATACCTGTTCCTTCTTCATCTGCTTGAATGATATGTGGTGCATCTTCTGCAATAAGTCCAATCATTTTCTTTTCTTCATCTGCTTGAGATTTGAAATGATAAGTAACTGGTGTTGCGTTCATAATAATGTCGATTGCACTTTCTTCATATGTTTCAATATTTTTCTTGTATTTTCTAGATGATGGGTCAACCCATGTTCCACTTAATTTTGCCCAATCTGAATCATCACTTTTCCTAAACTCAAATCTTCCTTCTGAATTTAAAGCAAGTTGTTGCCACTTAAAAATACCACCATTACCATTGCCGAATTGAAGGATTCTATTAACACCATAGTTACTAGTGTATACCATGAGAGCTTTATAATTGTCATGAAAGAAGTCAATACCGTTTGTGTAAGAGCTAATTTCTGTTGAACCTGTCGAGCCTTTACCGATATATGTTAAGAATCTATTTCGGTCATCTCCATCTTTAATAGACCAAGTATTACCTGCTGTGTTTGCCATATTTGTTCCTTTGATATTTCCCCAACCATCAAACCAGATTCCCCCATTATTCCAAGCATAAATTTCTTTTGCGTAGATTCTTCCAGAAACTCTCATATTAATATCATGAGTTGTATTATTACCCCAATTTCGACCTAGTATATTTAAATCAGTTGTCAGTTCATTGTAGGCAAACTCTGTAGCACCATTACCATGATTCGCTCTAGTTAGTGAACCAATTTGAAAGACTCCCATTTTAGAAGTAATACCATCTGCTTCAAGTCTTCCTACAATTTCCATTCCATTGTTGGCGTTTTCTGGAAACTTACCGACTCCTAAAGTTGATTTCTCATAGTCTATGAAGAATAATGGCTTACCTTTTTCAATAGTTCTGTTAACTTGCATCTGGCTTGTTGCACCGAATATATCTTGAACAAGAATTTCAAAAGAGTATGCATAACTATTATCATAAGTATTAGTTATTTTTGGATGTGAGAAGTTTGAGCCAGTAATTACTGCTGTTGTTTTTATTTCTGAATAAGCACTCCAACTTCCTCCAACCGTTGTTTTGCTTCTGTATTTCAGAGATGATAAAATGTTCTTTGCAGAACTATTTACAACTAAAGGAGAAATTGTTCCATTGATTGTAATTTCTGTTGAGTTTTCAAAGTTGTTTACACGTGTTACATTTGCTACTAAAGTGGGTTTTGAATATGGAACAATTGTAACTGTTTTATATGCTGATTTATATCTTCCACGATTATCAATAGCTTTAATTTCGATAGTTAAATTTGTGGTTGAACTAACTGACCCAATGACAAATGTTATATCTGTAGTTCCTGCTGTATGGGCTTGTGTTACTTGCTTACCTCCTAATGACACAACATATTCTTTAATAGTTGTTCCATTTGTTGTAGTAGCCTTGGTTGCCCCTGCAAGAGTAACAGTTACTAATGACATATCTTGTATAATATATTGGTTATTACCTGTTACTGCTAATGTGTTACCCTTTGCAGGGTCATTATTTGTATCGGCATATGTAATTGTAGGATTAAATGTAGGGTCTACTAGTGCGTTCCCTCCATTCGCCCAAAAGTCAGAATAAATTGGATTAGCAACTTGAATTTTTGTTACACCATCACTCTTATACCAATAAGTTGTTACTGTAGCTCTACCCATAGCTCCTGTAACTGTAGGTGTTGCATTTAACATTGCTTGTTTTTCAGCAGAGAATGATACATTAGTTACACCTTGTGTCATGTCATTCTGATTCTTAATAGATACTCCATTTAAAGTAAAGTTTGTGTTATATCTCATATCTGGATGACCATTGTTTATTGTTACGGAAATTGAATCACCATAGTTATTAACACCTGCAAATGATGCATAACCACCACCCCAATTATAACAAGTTCCACCACGTTCAACATAACTTCCTATTTGTGTTCCATATCTATATGTGAAAACTCTTATCGCACAACTAACTGGATTATATCCATTTGCTTGAAGTTTCTGATACATGATATAAACTTCATCTTTAGAGAAGTTAAATGTACCACTTGTACCTACTCCATCCAATCGTTTAATAAATTGACCTGCAACAAAAAATTCTACTCCGTGGTCAAATTCTGATGAATATCTTTCTAGAGTAAATGAATGAGGTCTTCCTGCTGTAATGTCTGGTTGAGTCGTAATCTGTGAATTTCGAGGGATTGTGTCCAGTGTAACTGTTTGACTAGTATCTAGTCTTCCGACATAACTCCCACTAATTGTTACATTAACATCAAATCTACCTGCAAGATAAACAGACTTTGTACCATTGCTATTATGACCAACAGTAAATGAATGCCAGAAAATTTCTTTCTTCTGGTTTCCTCCAAGGCTTGCAAGTCCACCTTCACTCTTAGATGAATAATGGTCTGAGCCATCATTAATATTTAATTCTACATACTTACTAGCACTTGAATTAATTGTCCATGACGAACCTTTACTGATTAAGTAAAGGCGTGTCATGATTGTACTAGTGTTATTTGAAATATTTTGGGTAGCAGACCATTCTAATTGTAAGCGATAACCGCCACCAAAATCTGTACCAAAACTACCGCTTAAAGCCATGTATATCTTCTCCTTTTATTCATTATGTAGTTGGTACAACCTGTACGAATGCCCAACCTTTATTTGCTGTAGATTCTACTTTTATAATCTTAATACTTCCTAGCGTAAACTCTTCTTTTGCTACGAACTTTTTAGATACCGTTTCGTCCTCTTTTAAGTAGAATACTTTTTCATATTTTCCATCGCCTTTAGAATCGTAATATCCTGCAAATTCTTGCGGTGTAATTTGTGTGTAACCACGTTCAACACCATTAACAATTTGAGATACTTTTATACCATTCATATCCATCCGAATATTTGTATTATACAATTCTCCTGTAGCTAGAGACCATTGAAGTCCCACTTCTCCAATATTAAACATGAAACCACTGATAATAATATCTGATAGCTTATTAGCTCTTACTCTAACTGTTACAACACCTGCTGTTGGAATAATTGTTTTCATTCCTTTTTCAAATCCGTTTGTAACTTTATCACTAGCATAGGTAGTTGTATAAGAACTTAAAACTGTTGCACCCTGTAGAAATTCGACATACACTGCTCCATCTGTGTTTGCATTAGATGAATTGTTTGTTTTGTTAATGAACCATGACAAAGTGTAAGGCTGACCAACTTGAACATATACATCTTGTTTCATTTCTGTAGCAATTGAACTAGGTGGTAATTGGAAACCTCTACCGAAACCTAATGCATCTAAAGCACTACTTGAAACTGTTTGTACTGCTGTTGGGTTAACAAGTGTCCAAGCAGGAACATAGCTATCTTGAGCTGTTGCTGTTAATACCCCATATCCGACAGAATTTTTAAGAAGGTTAACCCCTCCACCTGCTTCAAACTTTGCAGATATATTTGTGATTTCTTGTGACAATTGTGTTTTAAGTACAAATGGCTCAAAGTCAATGTTTTTAACTTTATCATCTGCATAGTTTTTTGCATCTTTATTTGCGTTATCAACTTCACCTTTTGTTGCAAGGTCTGCTAAATCACTGTTGTCAGCTTTTGCACTCAAGTCATTCTTGTAGTCTGTAGACTGTCGAATTGTGTTTATAATAGAACTGTCACTGATTTTGATTTCTGCTGATGACATTCTTGTTTCGATGTTATAAATCATTGAATCTACATCTTCTGGTGCTACAGTAAATTCAGTAGCCTTTGTTCCTTTTTCTATTTTTACTTCACGAATTGAAATATCTCCATTTCGGAATAATGCTAATCTAATAGCTCCAGTAGTAACTGTTACATTTGTTACTTTGATAACACACCATAAACGATACCATGTATTATTTACTAGAGTTGGTGCATTCAATCTTGTCATAGTGACATCTTCATATTGAACTCGTGTTCCTGCTGAATCATAAAATTCCATAATGAAAGGATTTTGTACATCCCATGCAGTGACATTTGCTACTTTCAAATCAATTGCAAATACAAATGTATCATCTAAACTTGCTTTAAATTTATTGGAATATGTACTGAGAATAGAGTTTGTTGCTTGCCCTGTTCTTGAAATACTCCAGATATTACTATCTGGTTTATCTGCTTCTGGGTCTTTAATAACAACTTGTGATGCTACTCCATTCCAATTTAATAAGACTCCACTATCATTTGTTTTAAATTTAGAGTTGAAGACTACGTTTCTTCCACCAAAGTTTAAGGCATCTAGGATAGCTTTCTCTAAAAGTTCTTTCTTCTCATTATAGTTTTTAAACAGTGTTCTAATAGTTGCTCCAACAACATCTGATGTTAAGTTTAAATTAGCTCCTGCAAGCAATGGATTCACTGTATCATATAAAGTGTTATATGCTGTTACATATGCGTTCTTTTCTGTAACAATTAAATACTGATTTGCTTTTGCTTCATATGTAGGTTTCTCTGCAACAATCATATCCAACTGATTCTTCATATCATGTTTTTCTAAAGCTGTCAACTTATTATCGTTTGTCATATCATTGATTGAAACATTTGCTTCATATGCTTTTGCTTCTTCTGCTGTAGCAGGTCTTGAAATTGTTGAATCAATAAGAATTGACTTTGCAGGTTTTGTTGCATCAAATGCTCCATAACTTCCCATAGTGTAGAGTCTGTATCCACCAAAATCAACAGGTGTTGGAACTTTAAATACTGTTGAAACTGTATACCATTTATTTAAAGTTGGACTAGCGACAACATCTGAAAATTTGAATCTACCTTCAAACGCACTACTTGAATTATCTGCTCTTAAATATCTAAAGAGAATACCTGCACCGTTGATAGAACCACTTTCTAATTTAAATGTTGATTCAACATATACATATTGATAATATGGTTTATCTAAATATCCGTCACCACTTAAATAACTTTCTACTCCTAAAGCATTAGTAAATCTTACAGACTTACCATTACCTGTTTCAGATGGTGTTACTTTTGTTACTGCTGTTCCGACATTTCCATTATATCCAACTGGATAAGTTCCTGTCCAATCAGCAAAGTTATAGTTCTTATTGATATATCCTGTTTCATTTGAAACTACTTTATCTATTGTATTTAGAAAAGTCTGATTACTTACTACTGTAGCTGTAATATTGTTTGGCTCAACCGCCAATGAAGTCTTGTAAACTTTTTGTTGTAAATCAATTGGAGATACTGACCAATCAGATGCTTTTGCACCGAACTCAAGTTTAATACCTGTACTCCAGAACTCACCAGTACAACCTTCTAAGCCATGTTTGAATGACACTTTAGTGATTTTAGTTGCTCCTGTAGGAAGTGTTAATTTAGTTGTTCCAGTGTATTTTTTCCATGTCATATCTGTTCCAGTAATATATGAACCTTCATTCATTGTTGTTGTATTAGCAAAACGAATATATCTATAAAACTTTTGAGCACTGGCATTTTCTCCTTCAATAAGAAGTTCTCCGAATCTACCTGCTAAATAAGCTTGCGCTCCTGCAACAATATTTTGATATTTCAACCAAAATTGAATTGTAACTTCTCTATCCACAAGTACTTCTGCATTTGCTCCACTCCACAACTCTTGAACGAAAATACCGCCATTTGCATTAGTTGTATTTTTTACATGATATGCAAATTGGAATGGTGCGGTTTCTGCTGAAATATCAACGATTTCTTTTGTTTGACCAACATAACTATTCTTCCATAATCCTTCTGTTAAAGGAATTTCAAAGTTTCCATTACTAGCATGATTAACTCTTACTGGATTATATGCATCATCATTTTGTACTTGAGAAGTATATGTAGCTAAGTCATTCAACGCATTATAAAAGTTTAACCAAGTTGTTCTAAACGTCAATTTGACAACTGAAATAACTTTCTTTTGATTTCCAGTTGAAACATCCCAAGGTCTCAAAGAAATATTATCAGTTGTTTTTAGTCCTTCAAGATATGTCTTTAATGCTTCGTAAGTTGTTTGAACTGCATAGTATTTCGGGTGTCCTGTTGATGGACTTGCAGTTGTTCCTATAGGAATACCTACTTGTCTAGCTTGTTGTCTAACTGTGAAAATTAATCCTTTATTACTAGTATCCAAAGTTGCAATTGTAGGTAAATCTCCTGTATCTAATACAGATGCACCAACTAATTCTTCAACTTTTTCTTTGATTATTTTTCTTTCATTATATTCAACAAGATTGTCATTTGCCATGTTCCCTAAAGTTTCAGTGACATCTGTGATAATTTCATCTACTTCTTCTGGAGCAGGAGACCATCCAGTAGGAACATTGCCTTCCATTAATTGGATTGTTCTCATCCACCATTTTTGAGTCATTGGTGATTTATAGATGAATGGTGTAAATACATAAGCATTTCCATCATCTTTAACTTTGAATCGAATAACAATCTTATGCCATTTATTAGCAACAAGTGTTCTGTCTCCACCATCTACACTAACTCTTTCAATACCTGCTGTACCATTCACACCAGTTAAGTTTACCCAATAGTGCAAAGGAGAACTTGAATTTAAATCTATATTTGCATTAAACATAATCTCTGTAGCATATACGTATTCTTGACCATTTTTAACTGGTACGCTTGCTACTGCTTTTACTGAACCTGTAGCAGATAAAACAGCTTCATTTGGAAATGTTGTTTTATCAACAGTTAATCCACTTCCACCATTTAATGTCCAACCAGTAGTACCTTTAAATAGACCACTATATCTTAGTAGATTTCGTCCTCCGCTAATTACCTGTGTAGATTGTTGCCAATTTCCACCTTGATAAATATATAATTGTGATTCAGTTGTATTCCACCACATTTGTCCCTCGGCAGGATTTGATGGTTTAGTCGCTGAAACAAGAACATCATTCATATCTATTAATGTCATTTGACCCGAACCAATTATTGGCATTAAAATCACTCCTATTTTCCTTTTATCCTAAGAAAGAGCCTTACTATCTGTAAGACTCTTCAAAACTTTCCATATTTTTATTATATCATTATTCTTGATTTCTGTCAAATAATATGTTATATTATTTAGTAGAAACTTCACAGACAATATTACCTCTAATATCAACGTCTATACCATCAACAATAACTAGTTTTCCCGTTTTAGAACCTGCTCCCCAACTTGGTACTGTTCCCATTTTAGCTCCATTATTATCATATAAATACCAAGTATAATTGTATATCTGAACAGAGTTGAATGTATTACCAGTCCATGTACCACTAGGGTTTTTCACATCTATTTCTACACCGTTTTGATAAAGTTTTGCTTCTAGAGTTGTTGTCCCTGTTCCATTCTTAAATATAGATGCTCCAACAAGAGTAACCAAGATTGGGTCAGTTACATCCATCACTGTACAAACATCTGTGTATTTATTACTATTGTAAGTTATTATACATTTATATGATTCAACGTTTGTAATAGATGTTGAAGGAATTGTAATTGTCGCTCCACCGAATCCTGTTACACCCCAATTATCCACTTGTGCAGTATTACTTGCAGGAGGGGTTGCTCCACTTGCATTAATTGGTGCAGTGATTGTCAATGTTCCACCACTTGTAGAAATAACGTTCTGATATTTGTTTGCATTTGTTGCTGTACCTACGTAGACTTTTGCTCCACTTACTCCAGAAGGGAATGAAGGAATAGTAATCTTTAAATTGTAGTTTGCTGTAACAGCTAAACTTGCTTCTGGACTTACCATTGTTTCTCCTTCTACAGTTGTCCAAGTATATTTAACATAGTATGTTGCACCTGTTAAAGTTCCACCTGCTGTAGCACCATTAAGTGTTGGAGCTGTAGTTGGATTTGCAATTGCTTGCATTAATCTCCAACCTGCACCGCCATCTGTATCTCCACCTCCACCTACAGCAGTAGTTGATGATGGGTCTTGGTAGTACCACTTATAACTTAACCCAGAAGATACTGCTCCAGTACCTTTATATAAATCTGCTTTTGCAGTTAAAGTTCCAGTAGAGTTTCTTAAAACATTTCCGTCTGGTGTCCATACTACAGCAGTAACAGAGTCTACCCCATCTGTTCCATTAGAACCATCTGAAACAACATTGATTTGCTGTTCATCTAACAGATTAGTTGTTGCTCCTGCAACATATAGTCTAGCTCTTACAGCCTTTATAGTTGTTCCCGAAGGAGTATACGTTTTCGTTGCTTCATCTGTTGAAGGGTTGAGTGTTCTAACTGTCCAGTTCGTTCCATCTGTTGTATCTTCAATTACCCATCTACCATTATAGTTTACAGGCGCATTACTGCCATTCTGTGACTTACTTGTAAATGTTAGACTAGTAGGATTAAATACATTTGAAGCATTCTTCTGTAAAACAGGAGCAGATGAAATTAACCAATATGCAGTTGACCCAATACCTGCTTTATTTTTAGTCACTGTAAATCTTTTAGTAATAGAAGGGTAGGTTGCTCTACTAGCTGTAATATCTACATAGCCTACATCAACAGTCATATTTGAAACAGTATATACATTTTTATTTCCTGTAGTACTTAATGCACCTGTAACACCTGCTAATGGAGTGGCTACATAAGTCCAGTTAGCACTATCATCTGTTGTTCCATTATACACATACATTGTAGTAGTAGCTGAGGTATAAACACCACCAGAACCATCATTGTTTGTTGGAATGCTGTGAGAATCATTACTTAGGAATCCAAGTACAGAAGCTTTACCATCTGTACCATTAGTAATTTTTACAATCTCATATTCTGCCTTTGCTGTTACAGTAAACCCTGTACCTGTATCTAGATAATCCATTTCACAAATATAAGTCATAGATGCTTTTGCTGAAAGAACATTTCCTTTTATCTTTAATGTGATACCATTTAATTCATAATTTGAATTTGCTGTAATTAATGTCGGATTACCTTGTGAACCATCCTGTACATACCATCTAGTGGCAGTCGCTTGCCCAGAAACATCTCCATTTGTACCTGCAATAAATAATTGAGGTGTCAATATGTTATTTGTTGCTACTGATGAGTAATCTGGAGTGTATGTATTTCCATTAGGGTTAAAGATTACTTGTCTTGGTTGTGATGAACCAATGAACATAATCAACTGTTTACTATCATTTAAATCTACTAGGGTCAACTGACCACTTGCTACTATTGCCATTTAAATCATTCCTTTTTCTCTTTAAGGTGTAGGGATATCAATATCCAACTTGAATATTGCTTTTTGATAAAGCTCAAGATGTGTAACGTGAATTACATTTCCGACATTTACATTTGCATTTGTCCAAGCTGTATCAAGGATTCCATCCTTATCATATTTTTTCCAGATAAATCCAGATTGTGGAACAGTATTTGTAATCTCTGATTGACCACGCCAAACTTTAGCGGTAATCATTGTGTCGATTTGACCGTTCCTAAACGTAAAACCTTTTGACGAATGAAATTCAATTTTGTAAACTACATCATTTTTAACTTCTTCAATATCTTGCTGAATGTTTTCAGAAATTATTTTTGCATCTCTTGCAATCTGAGCTACCATAATATCAATCTGTTTTTGAAGTTCGTCTTGAACATTGTAATAGTTTTTCCATCTTGCATCGAACATGTTTCTGTCTATTCTAGTTGTGAATGTCATATTGTCTGATGCTAACAATGGTTTAGAACCATGAAGTTGAACAAATAAGTAATCATACAATTCTGTATATCTTGTATGAAAATCTATTACAAACTGTAATCCTTCTCCATCATTCGGGAAAATGTGATGAATTTTTTCTGTGTTTTTGTTATAAGCTACTTCAAGCTTATCCCATTCAATCTTTAACATTTTCTTTTCATAAGCTGTAATCATGTTGTCATCTTTAAATTCATCAACAAAATTAGATGATTCAATAAACTTAGACCCATCAAAGTTCCCACTTGAAGATTCTAATATGAATGCACTAGCATCAATTCTGACTCCATTTTTATCAAATGTGAAAGTACCTGCACTGTTTGTGAGAATTAAATTTTCACCTGCTATGATTTGTCCGATAAGTCTTTCTGCCACAATTCCATCTGGTTTGATTGCAGTTTTCCATGTTTCACCTTTATCTTGAGATAAGGCAATTACACCACTTTGGATAATTACTACTTCATTCGGATTATCTGGACTTGTAACAATCATTCCACGATTACCAATTTCAATAGAGTTATTCACACCTGCGATGATTTTGTTTTTTGTTGCATCCCATTCACTAGTAACAATATTACTAACTACGTCTTCGATTTTATTTACTTTATCCCATTTATACTTGTTTGCTTGAATAACGGAAGATGCACTAGAACTGCTATATAATAGCTGAACAAGTTTATCAGTATCACTCAAAATATCTTTTGTGTTTGCTACTGTAATACTTGCTTCTCTTTCTTCAAAGTTATATTTGATTTCAATAATCTTAGCCATATACTCTATTTTCATTTGAGGATATTTAACCTTGATTAAATCACCTAATACCAATTTATCCCAATAATATTGTTCTTCAATGACATCAAGTAAGTTATCAATTGTGACATCTAATACTACTTTTGGCTCTCTTAGTTCTTGGAACTTCTTGAGACCATCTGCATATAATTCTTCATCGTTTATGTATTTGTCATCTACCCATTTTTTTTCAATTATGAATAAATTTAATTCATCCATAAGAGCAGGAGTGAATCCACTACCTGTGATAATCTCATTTTGCTTTGTTTCAATTTGAGATTTTAATGAGTTAATATTGTTGACAATAATATCATTTGCTTGTTTCTTTGCAGTGATTTCTGCATTCTTATTATGTAGCTCTACTTGTCTTTGACTGATTAGACTAGCATTTTCTGTCGCTTTTGCTGTATCTAGTAATCCTTCAATAGTTTTCTTTTGTCCTTCTAACTCTGTTAATTGTGTTTCTCCTATGATTAATAGTGCTTCTTTTTGCAACTGTTCTGTTGTCATACTTTTAATTTGTGGAGCATGTAAAGCTATTAACTCTGTTTGATTTAGAATCGCATGACATAATTCATTACTCATAAAGAACGATTCTTTAAGAACATTTTTATTTGCATCCCTTTCAAAAGGATACATAAAATAACTGAAATCTTCTACATATGGTTGACCAGTAGGATTCACTCTATGAATACTTAAATCCTCATTACCATACATCGACAATCTTGTTGTTAATTCTTCTGATTGTCTCGAACGTTTGATTGACTGTAAAAATCTTCCATAGTTAACAGTCATACCTTTAAACGTACCATTTGTGGACATATCCTTAAATGATACTCTTCTTCTAACAGTGTCCCATACAATTAAAGCTCCAAAAGTTTCTCCTGCTTGAATAATACAATCCAAAACATTTGAATCTGCACCAGAATCAAACGAACGAAACATCACATCGAACATTGGGTCAACTGTATCAATTTTCCACACTGTTCTTTCTAATAGTTTTGTTAGCAAGTCAGTACAATTTATAGCTTCTTCTGTATAGTCACTTACCTCTTTCCCCTTCAACTCATAACCTAAAGAAAAAGCCTTAACGTTAAAGATATCAGAATCGTCCCCGTCTTCTTCAATATCTTCTACAACGTAAAACTCTTTATATGCTCCCATTGTTACTTGGATAAGCATTTTCTGTTTAATCATATCTACGTGTGCGTTAGGTTGTTGGTCTTCAATGAAATGAGGAATAGAGAAGCTTAATTCATTGATGTTTCCTAATTTGATAGACATTTCAGCGTTCATCTTTTCATAGATATGAGAAATGACTTTCTGATTAGGCTTTGCTAAATGGAACTTAGCTTCTTGCATTCGTTTACTATAATCAATATCAATAAACAATCTCTATACCCCTCTCTTACAATTCTTTTAAATTGTACACCTCGAATAATTCTTGAGGTGTTATATTACCTAAATTTTTATTTGTATTGCGCTTTACACCAGAAGTGTAATAAGCTAAATCAACAAGCTCTGAACATATTAATTTGTTCTTACTGTTGAAGTAAATATTTCTCTTTCTCTCAAAAGATAAGGATATGAATAATCCTAAAAGTTGTAAATAATCATATCTTTTACCTAAGTTTTTATAAGCAAATTTGACAATCTTATCTACGACTTCTTTTGGTTGTTCTCCAATAGTATAAATGACATGTCTTTCATTTAACTGTAATCTTGCAACCCTTGTTCTTATAAATCTATTAGACTCGATTATTGTTAAGACTCCTGTTGTTTCGTCATGTCCGACAATTAAGCCGACATGAGTAAATTCACTTTTAGTAACTTTGGCAATTAATCTAGATATGAAAGAATTTGTTTGTTTAAAAAATACTAAATTTCCAATCATAAATATCACCTTACATAAATTTAATTATATCATTATTATTTGTTTTTGTCAAATAATATAATACATTATCTGGGAATTTTAGAATCTATATCTAATTGTATATCTGAACTGAATTTGACAAGCACCTGTAACTTTGATTCTATTTTGCCCATATACTAATTTTGGATAATGACCTATAACTTTATCATATCTATATACACCAATTATATCTGTTTGAATTTGCTCTTTCTCACAATTGACATATATATCTTCTAAGTTTGTTAAATCTCTAACTTCAAATATATTTCCACCATCATCTAAAAATTCTAATGTAACTGTTCCTGCACCAGTTTTCTTAATTGAAATTTCTGGATAAATATCGAAATGACCATCATTATTAATTGTAATAGTTTGTGGTGTACTAGTAACAGTTGTCATAGCAGTTGTAGTAGTTGGAGAATAAATATAAGATGAATCACATCTCATATTGACTGTAAAGTAACCTTGACTTAAACCGTTATGTGCAATACTTGAATCATCAACAGGTGTGCAATAATATATCTTGTTTTCTTTACCTTCAAAATATAATGGTTTATAAGTATCAGTCCACAACCATCTGATGATATCACTGATTTGTTGTTCAGTGTATTTACCATCAACAGCGATAATCATTTCAAAATTTAAAGGATTATCTTCTATACCATGAAGCAATGGCTTTCCGCTACCTCTAACTTTAGTCTCATTTACTTCCCTTGAAGCCACGAACTGTTCTTCATACATTCCAGAATCTAAAACTACATGCATTACTTTATGCGTTCTAGATGAAACCCCATTAAAACTAAAATGAACTTTCTCTTTAATAGTTGGCATCCTTTTCACTCCTAAAAAAATAGGAAAGAGAAGAAGGGAATTACTTCCCTAACTTCTTCAATCCATCTAAAATCTTACTTGTTACGTTATCTACATCTTTCTTAGAACCACTCATGTTGTCGATGTTAACTATTAACTCGTAAGTGTTATTCACGTTTACAGAACCTTGACTTGCAAATTGTCCTGCTAAATTGTTAGCTGTCATGTTTGGTAAGTATGATTTAATCTTGTCTACCAGTTTAACCGTGTTGAATACGTTCTTTGTATCTTCTTTGTTTAGAACCTGTTCTTTTTGGTGAAGTAAGGCTAACGCTCCTTCTTTTGGTACATTATCACCAGTGTAACCACCAGTATCAAATGCTTTAATATATTTCTTATTTGCATACCCTTGTGTTGTTCCTCTAGAGTTAGCAAATTTAACTTTCCACCAATCTCCATCTTCTCCTAAGATTTGAACGTTTGCACCATTAAGGATACGTCTTACAACTTGACCTTGTAGGTTTGGAGCGTTACGGATATTCAGATAGCTATCTGATGTTACACCAGTTACGTTACCCTTAGTAGGCATTTGAGCAGGTGGTATAGGTGGTTGCGGTTTGCTTGGTGGTTGTGGTTCTGGAGCAGGTTTCATAGGTCTAGCAGGGTCATCTGGGCGAACTACTTCGCTCTCGAATGTTTGATATCCTTTAGACTTAATTAACTCTTCTACATCACTCTTAGGGTCTTGTAAGTTAAAGTTCATGTTGTCAGCTAATAGGTCATTAGCATCTTGTACTTGTTTCTTAGTCTCATCTGAGAACCCACCAAAGCTTGGTGTTAATCCATCAAAGATTCCGTTTTGCATGTTGCTGATTTGTTTCTGCATTTTTTGTAATTCATCGTTTAATGTTTGGAAGTTTCCTTGGATGAATTGGTCACGCATATCTGCCCAACGTTTCTCGTTATCAATAAGGTCATCGTATTTCTTAGTAACGTTTTCTTTCTCTTTATCTAAGTCTTCAACTTTCTTATCTAGAACATCTGTTTCTGCTTGTTTCTTATCTTCGATTTCTTTAATTTGTTGTGCTTTTTGGTCTTCTAATGCTTGTCGCATTAATTCGTCAGCACGTTCTTTTTGGAACTTCTCAATCTCTTTATCCATTTCTTGAAGTTCTTTTTGAGCATCTGCTAGTTTTTTCTTACCAGATAACGAATTATCCTTGGATAAAATACTGATTTTATTCTGTAATTCTGCACGTTTTTTGTTCTTATCTCCAAGTTCTTCTTGGTAATTTGCTTCCTCTTTTTCTGTGTCCATTTGTTTTAACTTAGCATCATATACTCCATTAATCTTTTCGATTTCTTTGTCGTATAATTTCATCTTCGCATCGTGAGCTTTTTTCAAGTTGTCTTGTTCTTTATCAATTGCATCTATTGCCATATCTTTCATGTTCTTATAGTAGTTTTTAAGTTGGTCAATGCCACCGTCCGCTACTTTTGCACGAGTATCTTTGATTTCTTTTTCAGCTTGTAATACTGCTAATGTTGAATCTTCCCAAGCTTCTTTTACTTTATCAATCTCTGTTCTGATTTCATTTGCAACTTTACTATCTTTACCAAATTTATCTTCTGCTTCGTAAAGCTTTAGAGTTAAATCACGTTGTTGGTCTTCGATTTTCTTACGCTCTTGTTTCAATTGGTTTGCTTTATCAATATAAAGATTCATCATCTTTGTCATGTTTTCTGGGTCTGTCAATTCTGCAACTGAGATTGCAAAGTCGATATCGTCCACTTTCGCTTTGATTTCTTCTAACCCTTTTGTATAAGCTTCAACAATTGCTTCTACGTGTTGTCTTAAAATGTCAGCATAACGTTCTTCCCAATTGTCTAGGAACTCTTGCCATTCAGCTCTCATTGAAGTGATTGAACTTAGGTTGCTTTCATATTCTGACCATAATTTATTATACTGTTCACGTTGTTCTTTTGTATGACTGTTGATGTTTTTAAGACCGTCAAGTTCACGCTTGATTTGTTCGTTTCTACGTTCTTTATCGTACAAGTCGTGATTTAGAAGTGTCCAACGTTTAATTTCAACTTGATAGATATCGTTCATCATTTTGCGATATTCTGCTGTGTTTTTGTTCATAGACTTCATTTTAGCTTCCATATGCTTAATGACTACATCAAGTTCTTTCATGCTTCTGTCATACGTACTCCAAGGTGTTGCATCTGCTAGTTTCTCACTCTCATCTGCTGATGCCTTGAAGACACTCATTTCACCATAAGAATTTAACCCACTATAGATAGATGGTTGGACTGTACCAGAAGTACCTCCATCTCCACCTGCTGAACCAGATTCTCCGCTACTAGCACTGAATGTTCCCATTGCACTAGATACTTGTGAACCAAAGTTAGCGATAGCTCCTGCTACACCACTGTCAGTTTCAACGTTTGTGATGCTTGACATATTCCATGATGCACCTGTTGGTAAAGTTGGTAATGTTGGTGCTTTAACTTGTACGTTTGAAGCCTGTTGAGCTTTTGCAATATAGTTATTTAAGTTTGTCATTGCACCCGATACTGTACTATTTAAAGATTGTACAGCAGATTTTGCTTGGTTAGCAGAATCTTTAACTCTGTTTAATGCACTAGCTTGTGAACCATGAGCGCTTACCATTGCTCCTGTTCCACCTACAACTGCTCCGACCATTCCACTGAATGCTCCACGAACAAGCATACCAGTTGCCATTGTAGATGTACCCATAGCTAATACTGATGTTACATAAGCTCTAACTGCATTCATGATAGCAGAAATAGAACTGATTCCTGCTTGTGCCATTGCAGAGTATGCTTGAGACATACTTTGTGTAGCACTGATTGCACTCATAATTGCTGATGCTTCTGATTGTTTTGCATTTGCTACATTGAATGATGCTGTAGCTGATGTTTGTGAAGCTGATGCTTCATTTTGTTTAGCGTTCGCATTGTTTTGAGATGCTTGAGCGCTTGCATTAGAAGCCTGTGTTGCACTTGCTAATCCACTTGATGCTGTTGCACTTGCAGAACCCATGTTTGCCATAGATTGAGATGCTAGTGAACATGATGCACCAACGCCATTCATCGCTCCTACAAAGCCACTTGCACTATTACCTGCACTTGACATTGAATCTCCGATGCTTTGTAAGCTTTGCGCTGTTCCGCTTGCTTGAGATACAACGTTAGACATTTCACCTCTAACACCACTCATTGATGTTTGGAATCCACTCATAGCTGTTCCTGCACCTGCAAATGCCATTCCGAATTGACTTAATCCTGTAGCTGTTCCTGTAACTTCTGTTGCAAATCCACTTAGAGATGCTTTAACGTTGTCTACTGCTAGTTTGTATTGGTCTAATGCATTACCTGCATTGCCAATAGTAGTAACGTGACCTTGGATTTCTTGAGCACTTGTTCCTGTCTGTTTCGACATTCCTTGAACACTTTCCATGAATGTTTGAGCAGTTGTTTTCCATCTTCCTGCTCCTGTATCTAATCCTTGTCCTAATGTTGAGAATGAAGTATTAATTCCACTAACATTTGTTTCTACAGTACCTTTTGTTTCGCTCATTGCAGTTCCTAGTTGTGCAACGTTTTCTTTTAATGGAGCTAGACTTCCACCAGAGTTACCAATTTGAGCCATGCCATTTTGGAATCCACTAGATGTTCTACCTACCTCTGTGTTCATGTCAATAAGTTTTTGACCTACTTGACCTGTTGCTTGACCTAAAGGATTTAATAAGTTTCCAGACTGACCAATTGCAGTCATGTCTCCAGAGAATTTAACTTTAGCCTGTTCAGATTCGCTAGTCATCTCATCGAAACCAAGGTTTCTCATTTTTGTTTCAAGGATTGATAATGGTGCTCCAGAGTTGGCGATTCTGTTCATATCTCCTTCTACTTTTGTAGCGGTTTCACTTGATTTATTAGATGCTTCATCAAAGCCTAAATCTTTCATTTTTTGTTCTAGTAATGATAATGGTTGCCCTGCATTACCGATTCTGTTCATGTCACCTTCGACTTTACCTGCTGTTTCACTAGACTTACCAGTAAATTCATCGAAACCTAAGTCTTTCATTTTTTGTTCTAATAATGTTAATTTCTCACCAGAGTTTCCGATTTTTGCCATTTCCTCTGGAGTAATAGCTCCTGCCTTTTTCGCATATTCTACTACTGTATCCATTGTTAGACCTAGTTCATTACCTTTAGCTTGGACTTGGCTAAAGTCTGCAAGGTTTACTTTCTGTAATCCTTCAACAATTTCTTGTCCAGATTTACCAGATTTATCAGCAAGTTCTTGAATCTTGTCGATGAAAGGTTGAACCTTTTCACCTGCTTGACCCATTTTCTCGCCACCTTGAGAAACTTTGTCCCCTGCTTCATTAATAATGTTTCCTGCTGAGTCAATTCTTTGACCTGCTTCGTTGATTAATTGTCCTGCTTGGTTTACACGTTGACCTGCTTCATTAAATAAAGCTCCTGCTTGACCTGTAGCATCTCCTGTTTCTTTGATACCACGACCTGCTTCTCTTGTTTTTCCTGTTAAGAAATCAACATCTAAGCCCATCTTTTGAACATTTTCTTTAAACTTAGAAATTTGACCTTCTGTTGCATCTCCCCAATTTAGAACAGCTTGACCGTTTTCATCGTACTTAATTCCAAGGTCTCCCATAATTTTAACTGTTTCTAATAATCCATCAACGTTTCCAGTTACCTGTTCTTTGGAAATTCCTAAGAATTGAGATAGCTTTTCGCCAGATTCAGCCCATAGTTGAGTTCCTTTTGCGTTTTCACCATATAGCAATTGAGCAGTTTTCATTGCTTCTAAGTGACCTTTCATTTGTCCTAGTTCTTCGTTCTTATATCCGAACAATTCTTTCTGTGCATCAATCGCACCAAGGATAGCTTCTTCGTAATCTTTAAGAGCGTCTGTTTGTCCGTTGATTCCTTCTGTTCCTGCATCCATTGCTGTCCCGATACCATTAGCAGAATTTTCTAAAGCTTTAGCTTTGATTTCTGCGTTTTGAGATTGTGTTCCAAGTTTTGTTACAAACTGTTCTGCATCTCTTGCACTTAATCCATACTTCTGAGCTTCTTGAGCTAATGATTGCCATGTTCCACCATTGGCAGATTTAACCTTTTGACCGATATCAATTAATCCTTCTAGGTTACGTTTAACGTCATCTATGCTGTTATTTTTATCAAGTTTAAATAAATCTTCTGGAATGGCTTTCCCGATAGAACCTAAGTCAGCTTTGATTTTATCAATGGCACGTTGACCTTCTACTGTTCCTCTGTTAATACCTTGAGCCATTTTGTCAAATGCTCCTGCCCAAACTTTTCCGACTTCTTGACTATCTCTAGTAATACTACTCATCATAGCTTGGATTTCTTTTTGTGGAGCACCTTTTTTAACAAGAGCTTGTATTGAATCACTATTCATTTTAGCGAATGTATCTACAACACCTTGAGCACCTGCACCAAGTTTTGACATGTATCCTTCTGCTTCAAGATAAGCACGTGCTTGGTCTTGAATTAGTTTTGTCGATTTTTGTGTTTGTTCATATACTTTTTGATTCCATTGAGCAATTTTCATGTTGTACTGTTCTGTCTTTTTAAGTCTATCTTCTTCTGACTCGCCTGTACCTGCTTTCCAGTCTACTGCGCCTTTCTTGTATTCATCACGTTCTTTTTTGATTTTCTTCTCTTCTTCTACTAGTTTCGATAATGCTTTAGCTTCATCTTCTATGTTCTTTTTAAATGCTGAGTTAGTAGCTTTTGCTTGAAGTTCAGAAAGTTCTTTTGTGTTCTTAACATGTTCTCTAAGTTCTTTTGATGTTCTCATATGAGCTTGACCTTGTGCGTCAATCTCTCTAACCATATTTGGCATTGCTTGAGCAAGTTTAGATTGTACAATCATAAACTCGTCATATTCTCTAGTACCTTTCTTGATACTGTCTCCTGCTTTTTCAAATGCTTCATATTGTTTGATTAATCCTTCAAGTCCATCTGAACTCTTGCGATATGCTTGAACTTGGTCATTAATACGTTTTTGAAGCTCTTGTTGTTCTTGTTTTGCTTTTTGGTATTTGCCAATTAAATATTCTACTCCTGCACCGATTGCAAAGAATATTGCACCCATTCCTAACATACTACCTAAAGAAAGAGCAAATCCTTTTACAGCTTTACTCATTGCACCGAATGCAGTTGCTCCACCTGTTGATGTTGTGATAACTCCATTCATACCACCTTTGAACTTCTCCATTGCAGTTGCAGTTCCATTAGATGCTACAGTTACTTCACGCATACCCTGTTTGAATACACCAACTGTTGCGCCAATTCGTCCAAACATATTGCTGAAAGCACCCATCTTAGTCATTACTGCACCAATAACTAAACCGATAGTAGACAATGCACCAAATGACTGTGTTACAGTTGTAACTCCTTTAGCAATTCCTGCTAATCCAGAAATAGCCATTTCCATTCCACCACTTAGGAATGCTTTACCCATAGCCAATGACATTTCCGTAAATCCATTTTTAAGCTTATTGATTTTAGATTCAAATGATTGCATGTATTTCTCATTTTCTCGCATTGCTGAACCTTGAGATTTATATGCTGTAGCTGTTGCTTTTACAGCCATATCATAGTTGTTCATCATAGCAAGGAAACGAGTTAACTGATGTCTTCCTGCTAATTTAACAGCAATATTTTGACGTTCTGCATCACTTAATAAGAACCACTTTTTACCTAGTTCATCAATGATGTTAGCTACTGGCTTAACGTTTTTAACTCCATTTTCTCCAATTGTATTCATTGCAATTCCAACACTACGTAATGTTGCTTCTGAATCTTTCATTGTTGTCATACGAGAATAAATTGTTTTTAATGAGTTACCAATGATGTTACCAGACTCCATTGTTACTGCTCCAATTGCAGTAATATGACCAATGTTTTCTTCAAGTCCTACACCGAATGTTTTACCTGCTGATGCAGATTTTTGTAGACCTTCTGCTAATTGTTTTGTACTAATAGCATAGTTGTTATCTACTTCGTTCAGTGCATCTACGATTCTGATAGAATCTTCTGCTTCAATGTTAAATGCATTCATTGTACCTACTAGAGATTTTTGAGATTCTTCAACTGATAAATCAGATACGTTAGACATTAATGTTGCTGTCTCTGTAATAGCTGTTAATTGGCGTTCATTGAAATCTCCGAATGTACGAGCGAACTCATTCATACCCTTCATAATATCATGGATATTATTACCAAGCTTACCAGACATTTCAACTGCATTTCCGAATAAGATATCAATGTTTTGAGTTGGGCTTGCTACCCTTCTTAATTCTGTTAACGCTTGGTCAACTTTTAAGATTTCTTGTACCATACCTTGAAGACCTTGAATTGGAGCCATCATAGCTTGTTGTGAAATCATCCATACTGGAGCTGACGACATCATTACTTTGAATTTTTCCCATGCACTCAAGTTACGGTTAAGGTTACGAACCATTTCGTCTGATGTTTGTCGTATCCTGTTTGAACCTTCTGTCATTGCATATGTTACTTTACGTACATGCTCTCCTTGACCTTGGAACATAACAGACATTTGCTTAACTCTATTACCCATCTGGTCAATACCATCACGACCAAATGAGATGGATGCTACTTTAGCTCTTTCAACAGTTCCGATATAATTCTGCAAGTCTTTGATTGCTCTTGAAGTCAATGTACCATCGCCAAAGATTTGCTGTTGCATATTCTTAAATTTAGCTGAGTCTCCTCCACCAAATTTAGCAGTGATATCTTGCCCTAGACGAATCTCTTTTTCTCTTGCTTTAATTTTGCGATTTTCATCTGCTAACATTCTTTGATATGTAGTCAATGCATTACGGATATCTTGAGTGTTTTGACTTAGTTTTTGTGTAGCTCTTTGGTCAATAACTCCCATAAATTGTGTTAGTTTTGCAGGTGTTTTACCTATAGCTTCAAATTGTCTCTGTACAGATTTTAAACTTTCGATTAGAGACTTAGCTCTATTTTGGTCATTATCCATCCATTGTTTATTAGAGATATTTTGAAGGTTTTTCTTTGCATTTGCTAGTTGTTCGTATGTCTTGATTTGTTGTGTAGCAGTGATAGCTTCTGTAACCATTTGACGTTTTAATTTATTACTAGCATCATCACTTGGCATTGAACGTAAAACTTCTTTAAGTTGTTGTCTTAACTTGATAGTTTCTTTTAATACTGCTTGTGTTTCTCTTTCTTTAGCAATTACCTTGTTTTGGTCATTAACTAAAGCTTGTGATGCAAGACGAATATCTTTTACTGCTTTTGCAGGGTCTTCTGTTTTTGAAACTTTATTAGCTTGTTGGATAAGTTTACTAAACTCATTCTTAAAATCAGTATCTTGCTTTTTAGTAGCAGTTAAAGCAGTTCCTCTTAGTCTCTTTAGGTCAGCTACTAATTTCGCTTCTTGTGCTAATGCTACATTTCTTGCTTTTGCAGATTGTGCTAATTGTTGTTCAGCTTTGATAGCACTCTGTAAATCTGTAACCATTTGTTTAGTGAAGTTTCTTCCACCGTCTTCTGATAATGCTTTTTTGATTTTGCTTAAATCATTGAATAAAGATGACTTGTCTGTACCTTTACCAAGATTGTTAATTTCATTCTTTAATTGTTTTAAAGTGTTTTGAATTTGTTGAGCACCTTTATTTGTATTATCAATAGTTTGTCTATTAATAACTTCAAATGCTTGACTCTTACTATTCCAAGAATATTTAAGTTTTTCAATAACACCTGTTGCTTTTTGTAACTCTGCTACGAATCCTGTAAGATTACCTTTAGCATCTTTGAATTGTGTAGCTTTGAAAATACCGTCACCAAACTTGCCATTTAAAATAGCTTGAGCTTTTTTAATCTGGTCTGTGTATTGCTTAATATTATTAAAGTTCCCGATAGGAGCATTTGTTGAAATATTTGATTGCGCTTTACCTTGAGACTTAGAAGCTTGGTTGATTTGTTGATTCATCTTTTTGACTTGAGCGCCATATTTCTTATTGAAGTCATCAACAGTTTTATAAATGTCTTGCATTTGTTTTTTGATGTGAGTAGCCGAACCTGCAACATCAAGTTCTACTTTCATCTTCATAGGTTTAGACTGTAAAGATGTACTAATAGATTTCATTTGTTTAGTTAAATCACCTAATTTAGCTTCAAGCTTAACTTTAAGTTTAACAGGATTATTTGACAACATCTTAGAGATATTGTTTACTTGTTGTGGTAGCTTACTACCCTTTGCATCTAATTCTACCTTTAACTTTACAACTTGGGCTTTTAGTGATATATTTAAATCATTACTTCCTGCCAAATTAATTCACTCCTTTAATTCTAAAGGATGTATCGTAACATCCTAATCATCCTAATCTAAGAAGATTAAGATGTTACCTCAATCTTCTTAGTCTTCGTATAACTCATCTATGTCAGAAGATTTATCTCTAACAACATAAATTTGTGTAGTTTCACTACTGTTATGTCCTAATAATCCTTGTACTGATTCTATACTTTTTCCTTCTTCTACAATCGCAATCGTTGCCCGACTCGAACGTAATAAGTGAGGATGTACTTTCTTCCCTAATATTTCAGAAAACTCATCGCACCATAAGTTAAATGAATTTGCTGAAAGTTGACGATAACCGTCTTTTGTCTTACTTACGAATACATATGGACAATTATCTTCTCCACGAGTTTCTACCCATTTTTTAATTGCTTCCATTGTTTCATCATTAAATGCGAAAGTTCTGACTTTACCGACAGTACCTCCACCTTTAGCTCTTATATCATGTGTCATATAGTACTTCTTTGTCTTTCCTTCTGAATCAACAAAGTGACTATATTTAGCAACTTCTTTTAGCAATTGTCTTGCTTCTTCTCTTCGACATCCTGTATCAAAAGAGAATAATAGATATGCTAATTTTTGCCATTCTTTTTTCTTTTTTAATTCTTCTTTTAATTTATTTAATTCTGCACTAGTTAATGGAACTTTCTTTCTGACATTCGCTTTTGCTACGCCTTTAACTGCTTTTGTAAATATATTTCTAAAATCTGGATACTCATCATCATAATATCCTTCTATAAAGATACACAAACTAGAAACAGCAGAACGTTTAAATTTTACAGCATTCGGACTCAATCCTTCACGTAATAAAAAGTCTTGATATTTACGTGCATCACGAGGTTTTAAATCTGTAATCTTTTTGCCTTTTTTATAATTGTCATGTATCCATTTTGCAAAAATCTTTAATGCAGATGTGTATTGTTTCCTAGTTGCAGGAGATAATTGTTCTTGCCCTAAGAAGTCTTCTATTAATTCTTTATTGTCTTCATCTACTTCATTATCCCAAAAATCTTGAGATACTTCTTCTATCTTTTTCTGTTTCATTTCAATCACCTACTTAATAAATGCTCCACTCCACTGTACTTCCACATTGATTCTTTTATCTGCAACAGCTTTATATTGATTAACAACTGCATCTAAATAATTGCCACCGCTACCATTCCAAGCCCAATATGTATGTCTATAAATCTGTTTGCGATATACAGCTTCTAATTTTTTTGAATGCCATCTAGTACCAATAAGCATTATAGCGTGACCTTTTTGGTTAGTCGATGTATATCCTTGTTTATAGATATAAGAATCATGATATGCTAAACTATTTTCCCATGTAAGTTCTATACTATACATGCCACCACCATGATTCTTGATACCTTTAAGTTTTATAGCTTGTAGAGACTTTCCTGTTCTTTTATACATTCTAGGAGAATAACTTCCAAGATAGCTTTGCCAAACTCGTTTAGCTATCCTTTCTATTTTCTTCCCTTCCTTCGTTAGTACCATAATTGCTTCTGCATCTGTTTTAAAATATAAAGCACTACTCTTTTGCTTTGAAGCCATTTTGCATCAATTCTTTAACTTCTGGATTTTCAATCTTATTTAAAATTTCATCCGCTTCTCCAATTGATTTCATCATATTATCTGAAATTTGACCTAAAGTTTCTGTTAATGAATTATATAAATCAACAACTTCTTCTTCTGGCATTGCATTAATAACTGGAGCTAATACTTTGATATTCATTAAAAGATATAAGTAGTCTAATGCTTCTTCAATGTCATCTGGAATATAGATGTCTGTGAAATGTTTTATTAATAGTAAAGATGTGTAAGGTGTTGCGATTGAAGTTAATTCTACATTTCTATTCCCTTCATCGAAAAATTTAATTAAATCATCAAGTACTTGATTACGCTTTGTTGGTAAGAAATGAGTATCAATCTTTACTTTGTAAACTGTATCATTTACTGTAATCAATTCTTCTTTTTGTTCCTTTAAGATTTTTTCCTGCTTCTTCATTTCAGCAAGAGTAAGACTTTTAATTTTGTTCTCTTTAGCCACTTTAAGTTCCCCTTTTATACCATTATTTTTTATTCTTGACTGATTGAACAGTCTTATGCTATAATACTATTATAACACAAACTTGATAAAATTTCAATTTTATCCATTAGATTATTTCAAAAAAAATAGGGTAGAGACATAATGTTATGTTCTCTACCCTTATTATTACCTATTACAGACGGATAATCTGATATAAGTCGTTTGTTTCTGCATCTACTAATACATCTAATGTAAAGTCGAATGTTGAAACGTTTTCTGCATCCATTGTTAAGTTGAATGTTGATTGTAATTTCGCTTTTGGAATTACGAATTGCATTTTGCGGTCTACACCATCTTGTCCACGTACTACTGTGTCACCTACAACACGGTATGTAGCAGGGAATTTAGAACCAGAGAATGTTACAGATGTTGCTCCTACTGGTGCATCGTATACGTAGAATACCATTACTGATTGACCTGCTGTTACGCCTGTAGCGAACTCTAAAGAACTAGCATTCAAAGTGAATCCAGTGATTTCTTCACCCATAACACCTTTATCCATTTTGTAAGCAGAGATTTTTGGTGCTCCACCTTTTGGAGTTTCTGCAAGTGTTACTTGAACCTTAGTTGAAACTGTTTCAGCTACTAGAGTCTCACGACCTACTACCTCAATTCCAGTTGTCTTTACTGCATTACCTGCAAGTAAGCTAAGTGATACGTCTGATAGTAAAGCATCTTGTAAAGTTAAAGTAGCTGTACGTCCAAAGTCCCAAGTCATTAAACGTCCGTTACCTTGTCCACCACGAGCTTCTGCACTTTCAGATTCGTTTTCGATAGATGACACCTTTAAAGTATCAAAGAATAAAACTGGTTTGTTTGTTGCAACGTCAAAGAAGATAACGTTTGCAACCTCTTTTAAGCCATAACGAGTATTTGCCATTATATTTTCCTCCTAATAATTTTGAAAAATTCTATGTATCAAGTAAGTTTATATCTTACCAGACCAATGATTTAATTCTACTTTTTCTGCCCCTGCCATGATTGCTCTGACACTGACATCGTAGTTGTCGATTAACTCCAATCTTCCGTACTCATCATACAGTTGATATAAAGTTAAATCCCAGATATTGAATTTGTTAATTGAATTGCTCTTACTACTAACAGCACTAATGATGTCCGCTATATCTATCGAATCATCGCCATCTGGCTGTTCCAAGCTTTTCATTCTATTAACCTTTTCTCTGTTCTCTTTCATTTGTTCCATTAACTTTCTAGTTTCTTCATCAGCAGGATTCTCTATGTCTTCTTTATTGACTTTAGCTATTCCATTTTGTAATTTCATTACTTGAATCACTTCATCGAAATTATCTCTATGAATAACTCGTAAATTTTCTTCTGGGAGTTTGTCAAGCTTTTCGCTATCAATTTGAAAGCGACCATCTTCATCTTTATAGAAAATTCCAAGTTTGAAAAAGTCAAAAACTATCATTCCTTGTGCATCTAAAAAATAAATGTCACTAGTCTTAAAAACAGTTGAGAGTGCTGTGATAGCAACTTCTTTAAGTTCTCTGCCACCTAGAGTCGAGAAAAAATCAAATGATTTCAGCTTATTTCTTTCAGTCATTAAAACCATTTTCTTTTCAATATCTTCTGTTGATTTTATAAAATCGTCTACAGTTGGCAATAACCATTGCAGTTGATTCATATAATATGTGTAACCCATATCTCTAATTTCACCTAGAGTGTATGGAGTTATATCTAAATTATCTACCTTTATCCCTTTTCCACCGAGCAGTTTTAATTTCAAATCAATACTGCGTAAATCTCTGTACTGCATTATGCTTCTACCGACATATATTCGCTATAAAGCCTAATTGCATCAAATTTTGTATTGACCGCCATATGTGCGAATCCATCAATATTCAATTTGATTCCTGTACCAACAGCTCTTGCACCAATCATGTCTATGATTCTATCCATAATTTCATATGGACGAATCTTTCCACCTTTGATTAGCCAAAGTTCTTTTGCTACAATAATGTCAATATGGAATGTCGATTCTAAAATCGTTTCACTCTTATCAAATCTTCCATCATTGTAATAAACACGAATAAAAGAACCGTTTGCAACTTGTGCATCTGTGTCAAATGGATAAGGTTTAATTTTGCACTTTTCGTGAGCAGGATTGATGATAGTCATATAATCTACATCTGGTAACGATGGATTAAATGGGTCTGATACATCATGTAATAACATTCTTCTAATTCCTTCATTCTGTGAAATTGCAGTCATAATTCTTACAACATTATTTGAAAGCGTATCTATTTTCATTACCAAGGACTACCTCCTGTTCCACCTGTGCCTGTTTCTTTATAATCGTTAAATGCAATGCCATTTTCAAAGTCATCTTCAACCAATCTTTTTGTGTCAATTTTAATTACTAATTGGATGACTCCATAACCTGTTTTTGTAATACCTGTTACATCATCTCTACCAATTACTTCAAAAGCATTGTCTCCAAATATGAATCTCTGATTCAATTGAATTTTCTTTGTATCTGCATTTGCTTCAACGAATACAAACAGTTGACCAATTGGAAGTCGTACATCGTACTTGTTCCATTCAATCTCTGTTCGGTTTTGCTTTGCTTTAGACCCTAAATCAGTAGACCCTGCAATACAATCCCATTCGTGGAGCTTACCTTCCTTGTCTTTCCATTTCAACTTACGATTACATTTCTGAGCTAACATCTTCACGCTAGTAGAACCTGTACCACCGTACTTGTCGAATAAAAGCCAAGTATCTCCATCGAATTTAATATAAGTGCCTGTCTCTAAGCTCTGATTAGGCATAAAGATTATTTCTCGTAGAGTACCCATACGCTCTACTTCTACAACCCTAGAATCCATCTCTTTGATGTCTGGATATTCAGAACTGAATACCTTCAACAATCTATAAGTAGGTGCGGATTTAAAGTTGGCTTCTATAAAAGCAATGGTGTTGTTTGTATATGCTTCACCAACATCATTACCGTTACGCTCCATACGTCTTCTGTATCTTCCAATGTAATCACTCATGGTTATTCACCTTTTTCTTCTAGCTTGCCAACCATGTTTTTTACAATGTTAATACATTTAAATATTTCTCTTTTGATAATAGCTTTTCTACTTTTCTCTTTGCCAATTTCAGTTTTGACAGATTCTAATGTAGATAGCAATGAAATATATTCGGAACTATGCTCAACATTGACTGCTTCATTTAATCCATATAATTCAAATAGTAAAGATTCGATATATGTGTCTACTCCAACATTACTCTCTTCATAAAGAGGTAAAATCTTAAAGACACTGTTTACTACTGAATTTAGATAAATTACTAATCTTGAATTATCATTAATCATTTGTAATTCTCCTTATCTAACTTTTGGTAAGTATAAGTAGAAACCATTTTATTTGCTTCTTTTTTAAGTTCTTTTGCTAGTAATCTAAGCTCTCTTAATTGGTTTGCCTGTGACGACATTCTGAAATCTTTATCACTAAGAGATTGTTTAATAACCTCTGTTGACAATAAATAAGGCTTAGTATATTCAACTAACATTAATGCTATAACAACTTCAATTTCGTAATCTGTTAACTCAACTTCAAATGAAACATATTCCTCATTTTCATCATCGACTAGTGTAACTGTTTTCAAACTTTGTCTACATCTAAAGAACTTTGCACGTGCAGATTTGAAATATCCGAATAGTTCTTCATCAATATCCATATCTGTTATCGTATCTGAAAGCAATGTATAATCTGATATCTTACCTAAAAATCCATCATAAACTTCTGCAAGGCGTGTGTTTGTCATTTATCTCACCTCACATTATATCATTATCTTTTGTCTACAAGTATTACTTGTTGTCTACCCATTTGAACTGTTTCTTTCTGACTTACAATATCATTTAATGGAGTTAAATCTTCTAAATGAAAACCAAATTTATTTTCAATATATTTGATAAGTCTCATGCTATCCAATGAACCATTATTGTATTTTTCTTTTGCTTTTTCGATGAATGTTTGAAGACTACCTTGTGACAATACATCAATTAAATTGACAATTTCATCATATGGTTTTAAGAATACTTCTTCTACATTTTCTGGAGTAATTACATTGTCATATAATTCTACTAATCCAAATTCTCTTTGTACTTCTTCATCTAATACAATTAGGCGACATTCTTTTAAATAACTTGGATATTTGTTACGCATAGTGATTAACTCACCATATTCCATAGTATCTTCTTGACCAAAAGATTCAAAATTCCAAGACTTATTTGTTCGTTCGGAATGATAATATAAACCACCAATAACTCCATTCATTACTGGAATTAAATCATGGTCATTAATTTTACGATTCTTTTCTCGTACAATACGTTTTGATTTAGATTCAAAAACTTCTGCATCTTCTTTTTCTGCATCAATTAGAGCTTGTAATTTTGCATTTGTGTAAGGTTTACCTTGTGCATCAAATTTCAAATCTTCTTTTTCATATCCGTATTCTTCTACTAAAATTTTAATTAAATCTGATTTTTTTAAAGCCATTTTAATTATCTCCTTTTTATCCTTTTATTCATATGATATACTAGGGGAAGAATCCCCTAGATATACCATTATTATTTACGTCTTACGGTAATTTTACGAAACCGAACACTTTAGAAGTGATGATTGCAATACCGAAACGGTTACAGATGAAGTATTCTTGCATCATGTCAGCAGAGATACCGCCCGCTTGGTCTTGGATAATTGCATCTCCTTCGTTGATAACTTTAATCATTTTCTCATGGTTTTGAGGTAAGATTAAAAGCATTTTGTTACTGATAGCGAAATCGTCTGTTCCGTAGTTATGAGCTTGGTCAATCTCACGTAACTCGATTCCTGCTACTTCACCATAGTAACCTACTTTGTTACGGTAGTTACGCATTTCGTCAGTAATCATTGCTTGAGCAGGAGCTACTTGACGTAGTGCTAATTTAGTACCGTAAATTGCTACATCTTCACCAGTACGTACTTTGATGTGCATTGCAGTTTCTACTAACTTATCTTCGTCTAAGTTTCCTGTGAAGTGGTAAGTAGAATTGTATTTACCATATGAAGCCATTAAAGCATCATGGATACGTAACGTTAAATCACGTTTAAATGATTCAGCGATAAGACCCATTAAGTCTGCCCATTGTACACGCCCTGCTAAGAAGCGGTGGAAGTCTTCACCGATTGCGATTCCATAAGTATCAACTGATACTAGGAACTCTTGGTCGTCACGTAAACGCTGTCTACGCATAACGCCATTACCATCAGAAATCAACGCTACTCGGAAGATATCTTTCACTGGTACTTTGAATTTGTTAGTGTCGCCCCATTTAAGGTTACGATACTCTGCGAAACCATCAAACTGTCCACCTAAACCTTCGTGTAAAGTTTCATTGATAATTTCTTCTAAAATTTCGAAAATGTCAGCTCTGTGCTTACGGAATACTTGGCGAGAAATTCCACCATCCTCTAATGAGAACTCCATTAAGTCAGCGAACGCTTTACGTAATGTTTCATTTTGTTCTTGCTTTGAATAATTTGTAACTCTGCCTAGAGAGATATCTACAGCTAATTTAACAATATCTTTTTGCATTATATTTTCCTCCTTGGATAAACCTTTAATTATTTACGCACAATGCGTACTGCAAATGCTTTTTCAGTTTGGTGTAATTCATAACCAGAATCTTCGATAACTTGGAATACAATTTTAGCTTCTGCTTCTGTTGTAGCATCTGATTTGATTAAGTAACCATTAGCACCAACGATTAATTTATCTCCAACAACTGGTACGAAACCAAAGAAATCTTTTGTGAATGTGATGATGTCACCAGTAGTTAAGTGATAAGCACGTGCAACTTTGTTTGCAGGACAACGGTAGTCTTCCAATTTGTATAATCTTTCGTCATACATTACCTCTGCATTGTGAATGAAATAAACCTCACCTTTGTGGTCTCCTGCTTTAGTTAATGTAGCTTTGAAAGTTTCACGTGGGTTACGAACGTCCATTAAGTCTCCTAATGTAACGAAAACACCATTGTGAATTTCTACAGCAGTACCTCCTGCGTTATGTACGATTACAGACTCTAAGTTACCAACTTTGCCTGAATTTAAAATGTCTTTACGAACAACATAAATAGCCATTATAATTTCCTCCTAATAATTTCTTAACTTATTTTTTATCTAAGTATTTTTCGAATAATCCACCATATTGTTTTGGTGTCTCTTCTTCATTGTTTTTGTTACCTAATGGTAATTTAATATTTTTGTTTTCTGGTTTAGCAGAAAAGTTTTGTCTGTTAGCAAATGCTTTGCGACCTAAAATACTGTAACATTTTTCTTTAACTTGCTCTAAAGTGAAGCTATGAGCGTTTTCAACGATTTCTGTTACACCCTCATCTTCATTAGTTAATCCTAATTCAACGATTGCTTCTGCAACTTTAGCTTCGTGGTCTGCATCTTCAACAGCTTTTTTGAATGCTTTTAATTGTGAATTTTCAGCAACAACAGTATTATAAGAAGCTAAAAGTGCATCGTAATCTGCTTGGTCTTCTGCATTAGAGAATTTACCTTTTTCTTTTTTCTTCTTTTTCTTTTCTTCTTCTTCGTCTACAGGTTTCTTTTCATCAGCAGGTTTTTTCTCTTTGTCATCACCTGTTGGTTTCTTTTCATCCTCTGGCTTAGAATCCTTGTTGTCTTCTGGTTTTTGCTCTTTGTTGTCTTTATTGTCTTCTGGCTTTTTCTCTTCGTCTTTTTTAGCTTTTTCTTCTTCTTCGTCTTTCTTTTTCTTAGCGAAATCAGAAATAACAGACTCTAAGTTTTCACCTTCAAGACCTTCAACAACTACTCCTGCTTCTGTTAATTCGTCAGCAGAAATCGAATACTTTTGTAATAATTCTTGTAAAGTCAAATTAATACCCTCCTTGTTTATATCTAAAGAATCTTTCAATTCAATCATCATTTGAGCAAACTCTGATTTCATCTGAGCAAACTCTTCTTTGAATGAATCTGTATCTTCAAATGAATAAGCTGAAATGTTAGCACTCTCAAAGGCAGGTTCAACTTCGTCACCTAGAATACATAGTCCAGAGAAAATGAAATCATCAATACGATAAGTTTCAGATTCTTCTACCCATTCTCCAGTAACAACTTCAATCTCCATTGATTGACCTTTACCTCTTTCAACAATGCTAAAAGCTTCTTCATATCTACCTGTCCATAAAACGCAACCCTCAATAACTAAATAATCACGGGTTACTCCATCTTTGTCTTCAACCTTTTCCCAACTAAATGTAGCTGATTCTGGCACAACTCCATAAGGCTTAGTAGTATGTACATATTTATAAGTATCTAAATCTATCTTTCCACCATGACCTTTATAGTCTTTAGCTTCCATCGAGAACTCGCCAACGATAGGAATGTTAAAAGCAGTAGGTAAAGCTTTTTCAACCGCTTCTGGCGTGATATGAGACATATTACGGTTATCACCAGTGTAGAGCGTTCTTACTTTACAGGTGGAGAATTGAGGATGGAATTTTTTGACATCACTAATACTTACTTGAAAGTCTAATTTCTTACCCATTCCCTTTCACCTCCTTTAAAGATTTATTCTGCGTTTGGTTTGTCCTTTGCACGAGCAGTTTCATCCGATACCTTTTTAGGGTCTTTCTTCGGTCTTCCATCTGTTTGTTGTGCTAACTCTTCTCCACCCATTGTGTGTGAAGACATCATAGGAACAAAGTTATCTTGCATTTCTAATATATCGTTTTCCAGATATGCCATATTCATTGTTTCGATTGGGTCTAAACCAACAACCGCACAAACATGACTCTTAACTGGAACACCATACTGTCCTGCTTCTAAATACATCTTGAACATTTCATCTCTGTTGTATTGAGTTACATGCAGTATATTTATATTAAACATTAAATCTTTAAATTCATTTTTTAAATATCTATTAAGCCATCTTTGTATCTGTGTCAATACACCGAAAACAATTTGCTCATCTGATTTGATAGACATTGTTAATCCTTGTGAAGTAGATTTATCTGCACCGAATAACAGGTTAGAAACTCCTAATCCGTCCCAAAGGTCACGTTGTGCCTTTTGAACGCCATCACTATCTGCTCTATCTCTTTCAAACTTAACTGGCTCAATTTTCATTGGAGATGTGATAATACCAACATTATCTGGGACAGTATTACTTGCCATCTCATGGAAGAATCTCATTGTATCTTCATCAATAGCGAAATCATTATTATCTTCACTGTCTGGTCTCATAGGTAGCTGTTGAGTTAAAATCATATAGTTACCTAGTTCTTCTTTTGTCTTACGCAATTCTTTAAATCCTTCGATATCAAAGATTGCATCAAACGAACCTGCAAATGGAGGGAAGATTTCATTAGTCATATTCTCATTAATTTTAATACAGATAGTATTTTCTGCACTAAGTTCAATAAATGAATCTACTTTTCCATTTACACTTTTAACCTTTTTCCAGTTAAAGTATTTTTCTTGGACTTCTTTCCCATATTGTACAAGTCTTTCTTCGTCTTTCTCAAAGTATCTCATGTCAATACTATAGTTGAAAACACCATCTTCTACAGATGTGATTCTACAAATATCATATTTAATAGGTTGAATGTAGAATGATTTTTTATCTCTATGAATATATCCATAGAAAACATCTTCTTTAAAAGCTGTCGATAAGACTTTTGACATCTCATGACGTAATTCCATAAGCTTAACAAGTTCACCTATTTCAGTGTACTGCTTATGTACTTTACTTTTATTAAGTTTTCTGATATCCTTAATAGGAGTAATAACATGTGAGAATAATGCCATATTAGAAAGATACCATATTAAACGTTGATACTGAGGACTCTTTGCAAATAATCCATTAGAAATCTCAATAAGAGCTAATTGATTTTTTTCTTCTCTGAAATTTTCAACAATTTCACGAACTTCTTTTTGAGTATATTTCTTGAAAAATTTACGTCCATCTCTTGACTTCTTCAAATCATTAACAATCAATCTTTGAAAAGCCATTCTATCAAATTGCATAAGACTTTTTCTTTCCGTTGTTTCTTTAGCTTGTTCCAACAATTACACCTCCTATTAATTCCAAATTCTGTATTTAGCTTCTTTGACTGCAAAGAAACTTGAAGCATCGAAACTTTGTTTCTTTCTTTGCTTATTTTTTTGTTCTAATTGATATAGATAGAAAACTCCATAAGCTAAAGCAGAATATCTATCTTTCTCAATACTTCTAGAAATCTGTTTAACATTTGTTGTATTTCCTGTCTGTACATATTCTAAGTTCATGATTTCATCAATCATTCTGTCAACTTGAATGTGTGGCATAAGCTTTTCAGCTAATCTGTTTCCATCTCTATCTCTAATAATACTTCGCATATTTGATTCTGACTTCAACATAAAGATGTCACCATTCTGAATCGTTGACATAAATACGTTTACGATATTCGTATTCTTAGAATCTTTTGCTTGCGCTTGGATTAGATGCAACATAGGAACACTATTTGCTTTCTTATATCTATCATATCTATCATCGTTAGTTACACTATATGGTGGGTTTGCATCAATCTCTGTTACAAGAACATCTGTAACCCCTCGACCAATACCGTTATGGTCAAGAACTAAAACACTTGCATTATATTCTACTACTTTCTTTTTCAAGAATAATGCTTGTTCATGAAAGTGTGTACCTTCTTTAGTAAACATATTTACTAAGAACTTCTGGAATGTTCCATCTCCACGAGGAACAGCTTTAATTACAGCTAAAGATGAGTTAGCAGTCTGTTTACCTTCTGCACGAGCAATATCATAAGCAAGAACGTAAATTGCATCTTTATCTTTTTTCTTAGCTGTATTAGGGTCAACCCTAAACTCTGCTTCTTCAACAGTTCTACATCTAGTAATCTCTTCAACAGTTACTAGTGAACGTTCATTTGAACCTGTAAAAATACTTCCATACTCTCTATCAAATGATAAAGGAGAATATGTAGCTGAATTTTTCTTCTCAATAACATCTGCAAAATCTAATGTACCAAATCTTGTACCCATTTCATAAGAACTACCTAATACAATAGTAGGTTGTCCATTAACCATTTCATTGAACAATTCCATGTATTTCTCATAACAATAAGATTGTTTATGTGAAGCAGTAGTGATATATGCTTGAGTCTTTGAATATTCATTAGGGTCTGCACCATGCTTTGTCATACGTGGTTGTGCTAAGATTGGAAGGATAACGTTATTGATTGTATCTCTATCCATTTTCTCATCAACAATCTCTTCTAATGCAATACCATTTGCACGTAGACCACGAGATGATTCTCCAACTGTTAAAGTATCAAGTGATGAACCATTTCGGAATTTTAAGCTCACATAATCCTTTTGGAACTTCCAATCCAATAACTCATTCTTTAAGATAGGATAATCTCTCCAAAGTTCTTCTACTTTCTCTTGAACAACTTTAGCTGACTGAGTTTTTGTAGGCATTGCTAAACAGATACTAGCATCTGGATACATCATACATTTTAAATAATGCGCCATTACATCTATGTAAGTCTTAGAAATACCACGACTTGCCACTATTCCTACTTTTTTATTTCTAAAGAATGACCTCAAGAAAACACGTTGGAATGGTGTTAAGTCAAAACGTGTAATATCTGTTTTAATATAATCTATAAAATAGTCTGGGTATTCTCTAAAGAACGATAAGGATTTTCTAAATTCATCCTTAACAGCATCATAAGTGCCACCATTAGTTTTCTTCTTCTTCTGATTCTGATTCATAGTCTATAACCTCATCTCGCCACTCTGTATCTGGCTCAACAGTAACAGGCTTGTCAACTAATCTCTGTACGAATTGTTGGTAATACATTAACATGTAATCAATGTCATCTTTTTTAAAGTCAATAAGTTTAGGTGGAACAAATCCTTCTTTTTCAATTTCTGCCCAAACTTGAGAGAATGACATCATACCACTAGCTTCTGAACCACTCTTTTTATCTACTGGTCTGAAACCAGAAGACTTCAACATAATGTCATATTCTTTATTAATCTTACTATACTGTGTAAAATCTTTTCTTGCTAATGCATTATCTAATTCTACAGATAATTTTGCTAAATTCTTTAACATTTGACGATGGTTGATATCTTTAATTTCATAACTCATCATCATGTCTTGGTAATACTTCTCTAATCGTAAGTATTCATGCTTTTGGTATCCGATTCCCCAACGTGAAACTAGTGAATCAGAATACTCAATAATCTCTCCATCTTCCCTTTCAATTGTATCAAGGGCTTGTGAAGCTTGGATATCAAGACTAGTACCGATACCAACAGCAGGACTATCATCAAAGCTTTTATCTTTTACTTGATTAAGAGAGTTTATTTTACGAACATATTCTCCTAGTGGATGATTCTTAGATTTTAATGCTTCATCCCAATACTTCTGATTAAAAGGTTTATCAATTTGTCGTAAGAATGTAATTACTTGTTCTAAGTCATTTATATCAACTTGTTTACGAACACAATCACGACACGTATTAATTCTTCCATCTGGAAACAGTGGACTATCAACCTTAAAGAAATATGTTACTGCCTTGTTATTACCACAAGATGAACATTCCTTTTTAGGCGTTGGCTCTTTTTTCTTCCTAGTACTCAATTACTTCACTCCTTTTACACACAATATGAAAAGGATATTTATTAGATGTCCCAACCACAGGGAGAGTTGCGATTGAGACACTTTAAAATACCCTTCATATATTAGTGCTTTACAAAGCACTTTTGTATGTATTTTGATAAAATCGCTCTTTTATCTTAAATAAATTCTCTGTCATGATAGAATCCACCACGGATTAAACACCACTTCTTAACTGTCATATAATCGAATAAACCAATTTGACAATCTATTAAAACACCATTAGGCAACCTACGTCCTGCTAACTGGTCTTCACTAGCTAATAATACTGAGACTTCTGTTTTTTCACCATACATTGCTTTTGCTTTTTTCTTCACAACATCTATTAAGTGTTTTGTACCAACAACTATTGGGATATCATATTTTAAAGATGCATTAATCAATAATGTAGTCTTTCCTAACCCTCTTTCTTTTTCTGATACTCGAATTAATTTTCCATACATTGGCTTCTGCTTATCTCCAGAAAAAGCAATTTCCAATTTTAATTTCTTTTCAATTTCTTCAAATCTTTTTAATCTTTCTGTTTCTTCATTGTCAAAATTGTATCCATTCTTATGTAGGCTTGTTAATACATCTGTAATTTCTTTGCCACACTTGAATCCATTCTTATTCAATTCCGATAAAGTTTTTAAATACTCCAACAATTCCAATCTTTCTTCATTCATCATCATCATCAATCTTCTTTCTTATTAAAATGTTTTTCATTTAAAAGTTACCCATCGCACTTCAATTTCGCCATCTTCATGAATAATGTGATAGCTTTGTGACGGTGAGGAAACCTTTCTCAACTTATTAACTGAAAAATTATCTGCACCTTTTAAACTCGCACTAACTGAAATAAATTTGTTGTCGAAAACTTCTTTCACAAATCTTGTATGTGTGTGACCCATTAATACTAAGTCATATTCAATTCCGTCAAGCTCTGAATGTGTAGATAGTAATTTTGCATCATTCTGATTATCTAAATCTCCATGTAACGCTAATACGTTCTTTCCACCAAAAGTAAATGTATGCTTGTAATCTTCTGCTTGTTCGTATTTAATTCTTGTATTCTTCGTATTAATAATGAATTGCTCAATTGTATAGTTTATAGCCTTTACTGCATGGTCTCCATCAAGACTTTTATTTTTGTCTCCATCCACACGGTCATGATTGCCAGCTATACCTGCATATGTTACATTTACATGCTCTGAGAGAGCCATTAGAAACTTCTGAATGATATCAGATGCTCTTACAATCTGTTCTGAATATGTAAATTCAATTCCTGCTCCTTGACCAAATCTCATAGAGGAATGTTCAATTGTATCTCCTGTATTCATTACATATACATCTGTGATTCCATTAATCTTAATTTCTGCAATTAATCTGTTTAAATATTTTGATAAACGGTTTTTAGCAATTTCAAAATTGTATTTATTCACCTTATTATCCACTAATGCCCCAATATGTAAATCTGACAAACTAACAATCATTTTAGCTTTGTTATTAATTTTAAGTTCTTCTGCTTTAAATTGTAATTCTGTAAAATCATAATTTTCTAATACTTCACGAATTTCTTCTGCAACTAAAATAGAATCTGTTACATCTCGTTTTACTTTATTTAATTCTTTTAACACACCTTGATTGGCACGTTTTGCAATGTAGATTTCTCCAACTTTGTTTTTAATAGAAGTAAGTAACTTATCAGATACAAAGTTTTCACGCTTTTCACGAGTTGGAAGTTTGCCGATTTTATCTTGATATGCTTTTATAAGACAACGATAGGATTCATTATTGTCTGCATCAAAATAACCTTCTTCTTCCATCATTTTTACTAAGACCGCCCATTGACATAATCCAGAAGGGGAAGCCTTTTGTAATTCTAATTTAATCTGTACTGCTGTATTCAAATGGTCTTCTGTTACAGAAATTTTGTCACCTTGTTTATTCGTATATGACCGCATATCTCAATCACTCCAATTCTTATTCTTCGTCCTCAACTTCTTCTTCATAATCGTCATCTTCATCTACACCATAAATCTCAATATCTTCTACAATAGAAATCTTAACAACTTTGCCATCAAATGATTTTAAGTGTTCAAAAAATGGAATAGTTTCTACTGTATCCTTTTTAGTTTCATAAACTACACCTTCTGCCATATTAAGCTCACCTTTAACAGAAAATGAATTTGTACGCTTTGCCATTCTAATTACCCCTTTATTCTTATTTATTTATACTAGAATAAGCCAAGAACACAAGGCTCTTGACTTTTCTATTTCTCTTCCCGACCACTTGCATTATGCAAGAAATTATTCAGTTGTTGCTGTTGCTTCTGTATCTGAATTAGATTCAAATACTTCTTTGTAGGAGCGAGGTTCGCCACCGACAAATACTTCTTGTGCTTCTACAGTTGTATATGTACCATCTTCGTTTTGTTTCACATGTGCAGGAATACGTCTTAATGCTGATTTGTATTGTGGTTCAAACTTTGTTTTATTTTTACGTGCTTCTTCTCTACGCTCTCTACGATTCTTCATATCTCTATCCCCTTGTATTCTCAAATTTTTTCTTCTCTATATATAGATTCTTAGATAATATTATAAATAATAATATTGCTTACATAACAGCCTAGATATCAAATCGACTTGGAAATCATCACCAATCACTATTGTGAAAAGTTTTATTCTAGGGTTTGGAAAAATACTATGAAACTAAATCCTAAACCGCTAATCAAGTTAATATGCTAAACACTAAACCCTAATATGCTGAATGCTATTCATCGCTGTATAATACAGACCACTTTATCCTAAGTAGTTTGTTCTCATATTTCTACAAATTATGTAGTTTAAGGGTTGATTGTTTTTGTCGATTTACATCGTTATGCAAGCAATACATCTAAAAATCAGTTGTTACTTAAAGTTCAATCGTTGTTGCGATGTTTGACTCATCAATGACACCATTGATTTCTACGACAAACTCACTTAAAAACTCTTGGTGTTTTTTAATTTCAGCAGAATCAACTAAATATTCTACTTGTGCCATAGCTGTCTCTAACTCATCACTTGTCAAGTTTTCTTTATTTAATCTAGCGTTGTAAGTTTCAACTCGACCTTCTGCACGAGATACTGAGAAAGTATATGCTTGTGTTAATTGTTGAATTTTGAAACGTGTATCTTTTTCAATCAACAATGCTTCGGCAAGTGTCATTACCTTTCCTGCAATTTCAACATTTGTTACTAGGTTGGACTTATTAATTGCTGATTTAATCTTACTATATTCAGCTAACAAGTCTTGATGCTTTTGGTACAATGATGAAATCTCTCCACGAGCCAATTCATGATTCTTGTCACGAGCAACTTTTGTATCTACTAAATCAACTTTCTCTTTAGAAGAAATTGCACCATACTTTTGAATCTTAGCTACTACATCAGATAATTGAGACTCGATTGTATTTAAACGTGTTAAACCTCTTTTAATTGTTAATGTGCGTTTTTCCATGAAAACATCCCCTTTGGTTTTGTTATTTTAAATCTAAGTCCCATATCGGATTCGAACCGATGTCGTCTGGGTGGAAGCCAGAAATCTTAACCAAGCTAGACCAATGAGACATGAAATGCGGGTAGCAGGACTCGAACCTGCGACATCTAGCTTCCAAAGCCAGTAGGCTACCAACTGCCCCATACCCACGTGATATTAATTTTATATGGCAGGAGCAAAAGGAATCGAACCTCTGACTACGGTTTTGGAGACCGTTGTTTTACCACTAAACTATACTCCCATATGGCTTCGGAGGAAGGAGTCGAACCTTCACGCTCTTGGGTCAAAGCCAAGCGACTTTACCAGTTTGTCTACTCCGAAATATTATGGTTTGGGATGGAATCGAACCACCGACACGATGATGTTCAGTCATCTGCTCTACCAACTGAGCTACCAAACCGTATGGCTGAGAAGGTGGGATTCGAACCCACGACCTACAGGTTAACAGCCTGTTGCGCTACCACTACGCTACTTCCCAATAAAAGTTAATTACGTAACTTGATAATCTCATTATATCATAATATTTTATGCTTGTCAACTAGATATCTTAGATTATTTAAAACTTTTTAAAAAATGTTTCGGGATAAAGTTGGTAGCAATATCCCGAACTAAAATTTGTACACTGTGTAAGGTGGTGTCCTTACTATATTCATAGTATATCATTATCTTTTATGTTTGTCAAATAAATATGTTACATTATTTGAAATTTTTTATTGAATTAATCCATAGGCTTTAAACACAGCTAATACATCAACATATTGCCATGTTACAGTTCCATCAGAAGCAGTTCCAGTTGTATGACTTGGAGCAATTGAACTACTCGTACCTGCAACCGTACATTTGTATACTTTACCATTTACGTTAACTACAGTATTTACTGTGTAAGGTGTAGTCGCTACCCATGCTTGATTGTTTGCTGTTCCATCTGTTGTACAAACCCATCCAATATATCCTCCAGATGTTAATGAAGTATTTTGAATGATTTGACCTGCTTTCCAATATAATGATGTTGGAGCGCTTGCTGATTTGAAATAAGGGTCTATTACTCCATCAATAATGTTTCCAATTACAACCTCTTTACCATTTCTTGTGACTGTAGTTTTCTTTAAGTTGTTATTTCTAATTACAAATACTGGATTATTTGTTGTTTTATTATCTACAGCTACTTGAGTGCTGTTTGTTGCTAAGATGAAATTGTTATCAACACTAATATAGTTTCCTGTGAATGAAGATTCAAAAGTCATGACTGCTCTTGGAAGAACATCATTTGTAATTTTAATTATGTTGTCATTGATAATGACTTCATTAGAGATAGCTTGTATTGTAAATACATAACCACTAGTTTTCTCAATTACACAATCCTTCATTACGAATGAACGTATAGTTCCAAGTGTAAACATTGCGTTATTGTTGTCAGTTGAATTAAATTTACAACCTCTTAATTCTAAGCTGTTTGTTCCATCGTTGTTTCTAGATAAGTTAATTGGAGATGTCAAATCAGTAAATTCACAATTTAAATATTTACCTGCAATGAAATTAGGATTTTTTGTATTTTTGAATCTACAATTTTGGAATACCCAACCTTGTTTAAATGTAGCATTTGAAGCAACATAGCTTAAATAATCTACATCTTGTCCTTCAAATATACAATCAATAAATGTTTGTGGTTCTTGTTTAATATCAAGTGTAAATCGTAATGTATTACTTAAAGAATTAAGTTTATCAGCATCATTAAGGAATTTGCAACTTTCAACTTCTACTGCATAAGCAAATGGAGAATCCATTACCATTTTGATGTTGTAGAAAATATTATTAAGAACTTTTATTTTTCGTGTAGCATAAACAGGACTCAAGTTTACTTGTGTTCCATATACATAGTTGTTAGCAAAAATCGTTTCTCCAGACAGAACAACTTTGTTTAGTTTAATAGTGTTATGTGTAACAATAACATTATCCGCCCCACCATTAACTGCTAATCCAACATAACCTATATTCATTGTTTTAGATAATGTATTTCCTTGAATATATACGTTTTTACCATTTACAACAATTATGTTGTATTTGTCATTGTGATGGAAATTGTTATTTTCAATATGGATATATTGGTTGATGTCGTATCCATCCTCAACATCTATTCCACTTTCTGGAAGTGTTCCTTTTATGTGGTGAATATTGTTATCTCTAATATAAAGATTTTTTGTTCCACCAACACTTATTCCTTGTCTTCTACAATGATGAAGGTCACATTTCTCAATGTAAATATATTGACCAAATGAAGCAGTTCTTACGTTAATTGTACATTTTGAAGGTGTTGGGACATTGCTTTGATGCAACATTACTTTTGCCCATTTAGCGTTTGCAGGAACATCAATATCTTCAAAGAACTGAATATTTGACTCTGACGAAATAAATACATCACCAGAAGTATAAAAGAATACATCATAGTAGTCACATAAAATTTCTGCACCTAGTCCTCCATAACCATCACCATATAATCCAAAGTATCCATATTTAACTATTTCGGGTTGTGCCATGTCTATTTTTAATGTTGAGCGAATTTTTGAAGTACTTACAACAGAAGTTCCATCTACAGTACTGATAGCTCCTTGTTCCCATGAGTTTGCTAAGTTGGTAGGAGTTGGGAATATTTGACCAAATAAACTAGCTGTAACAATTGCATCTCCTGTACATTCTGAAATATCTAAATTATCAATACAAATGTGTCGGATGTTATTTCCACCATCAGCAATAGGAGTAAAGCTTCCTAAAGAAATACCAAATCCTCCTTCATGTGTTCCTGTAACTGTTGTGTAATCATGAGTGTCTTTATCTCCTTTGATGATTCCATTAGTTACTCTTGAGAAAATTTGATTACGTTTAAATGAAATAACAGAATATGTTTCGTATCCATTTGTCTCTTTCCTTAATGTTGACCCGTTAAGATTAAACGTCATAAAACTCTTAGGTTCAATCGCACTATCCTTATCAATAAGATAAGTTCCTCTAGGTAAAATAACTTCAATATAACCTTGTCCAGATGCCCATGTAAGAGCATCATTTATACCTTTAGTAGTTGCTACTGCGTTTGTTCCATTGTTCTTTACAGACCAACGTGACAAGTCTAAGAAGTATACTCCACCATTTGAATTACTAGGTGGTTTTGCTTTCCATTTTGAAATAGATGAATCATAAGTCAATACATCTCCTTCAACTGGTAATGGATTAAATATGATGTCTTTTAACCCACTTAGATTAGAAGCACCACCACTACCACCCTTATTACTAGAAAATCGTGACATATGATACACCCTCGCCACTTACAGATGCATCTATATATATCAGATTTGAGTTGCTAATCATAAATGTAAAACTTTCATTTGCTTCCAGTTCTACTCCAAAATTAGTTCCACTAACATCTTTACCACCGATATAAATAGAGCCTGTATTACTTTTACGAGCAATAACAGTGACTTCTTTACACTTGATATCATCTAACTGCATTCTAACACCAGATATCATTACGTTCTTTAATCTTCCTTCAAGATTGTCACCGCCTATTACTTCCACATTCGAAACACCAAGCTTTATATTTCTTGCCATTTCAGTTCACCTCTTTAAATATAATTTGTGCAAAAAGGTTGCACGACTCAATTATACCATTATTTTTTAGTACTGTCAAATAATGTCTTAGATTATTTACCTAAAAAAAAGAGTAAGCCATAAGGCTCACTCTACATTAATTCTGCAATATCTGCGACACGACTGCGGTGTACTTGTTGTAATTCAACTTCTCCGAATAAATCCATTCCACGGAATACTTCTGACATACGTTTCATACCATTGTTTGAAGCGTATGAATCTTTATCTACCTGTGCAAAGTAATCTCCATCTACTACTACTTTAGTACTTTCTGTGATACGTTGTAATCCAAGCTTCATTAAATCTGCTGTTAGGTTCTGTGCTTCTAAAATCCAAACAATCGTTTTACTGTCTCCAGAATCCCATCCACGTAAATCTACGAATGGTAGAATGTCTAATTTGTTTTCTAGAATTTGTTGTTCAATAGCCATTTCGTCACCGAATTTAGATTTAAGCATTGTCCCAACTGCTGACTGCATTAATTTTTCCATTCGGTCTCCTTTGTAGAATCCAAGCTCTTGTGCTTCACGTAATGGTGTTGGGTTAACAAACATTACAAGCTTGTATCCTTCTTCTTCAACCATTCTCCAAGCAGTGTTAAGTGTAATTAATGATTTACCACTTCCTGCACGACCACGTAAGATTGTTAATTGGTTTTCTCTAATTGAATCAATTGCCATGATTTGTTGCTCATCACGTGGTTGGAAGTAATGGAATTGATTTGTTTTAAACTTAGCTCCTAGCTTTCCTTGTGCATCACGTAAAGACTTTGTAACTTCACCTGTCCATTTTACAATGTCAATTAACTCTCCGTCTTTAACATTATTTACGATAGCGTATTCATTTACCATTAAATCAAAGTGGTTGATTTCTGGGTTTTCCATAAGTCTGTTATGTAATGGTTCTGCTAATTCAACTTCTTGGAATCCTTTATTGTCAACGAAATTACTTACATCCATTTTTTGCACAGGAATCTTGTATAACTTACATTTCTCTTTTAACAGACGGTCATTTGTAATCATTCCGTATCCGTTATCCACAGCAACTTGTAATAGGATATTATCTACATATTGGTCATCAAGTCCACCTTCTTCTAATGTAAACTTGTAATCTTTTAAATCAATGTATACATGCGGATTGTCTTCATTCTCATCAAGGAATCGTTTTAGTCTACGAATCTCAAATTGTAAAGTTCTATCACTTTTACGTTTCAGTTCAAGTTGTTCTACTTCTCTAAGTACGTGACTTGGAATCACACAATCAAATTCAAAAACAACTTCTGGATTTTTAAGTAATGCATTTGTATCAACGATAAATTTCATATTAATCTCTCCCTAGATTATTTTAGTTTTTTTAATTCGTTTTTTAGTTTTTTGGATGGCTCTAACCCAACCTTGTAATAATCTTTACTATGCATGTGCTTGCCTGTTTGCAGATTCATAATTTTACGTCCCTTTATTTTTCGAATATCTAGAGTAAATAAGTTGGTAAGCATTAGCTTTCCATTGTTAATTAATCCGTTTACCATATGTTCAACTGCCACTTTGACAATTACTCTTACTTCACTTTTTCTGATTTTAAGTTTTCTTACACGTTCGTCTTTCCAGACTTCATGAATTAGGTCTGATAAGTTCAATCAACTTCACTCCTTTAAACTAATATTCTAATATTTTGAGGTTCAATGTATTCGTAATTTTGATTATAGAATTTTAACAATCCTTCTTGGTCAACCACGACCAAGATTTGTTCCATATACGCTTCATTCGTATAATCTTTTATTGTTCCTGCTTTATTGTAAACTTTATATTCTTCAACATTTTCACTAATAACAAATTTCAAATTCATGTATGTAAATTCATTTTCTGTATTAACGTATCGCCACTGTGAGGATTTCGAGTGTTTGAGAATAGCTGTACTTTTTTCTAATCTTGTTAGTTTCTTGCTCATTACTCTCCACCTCTCTCACCAAATAATAATTCTGAATCTTTATCATTCAAACATGAAAACGGAATGTCTTTTCTACCTCGATGTAATCTGTTAGTCTTATTCCTAGACATAACTTCTTTATCTTCTGATTGTTTCTCATCTTCTTCTTTGTGCCAGACAAGATAATTGGCTAAAGAATCTAAAAAATACTTTACTGACTTGCTGTGCCAATTTAACCTAACTATTGCTTCCCACTTATCTGTGAGTTCCTGTACAACTTTCTTTTTTTCTTCTAACGGGATATTGTCATCCAAAGTTTTTTGTTTTCCATTGGGTAGCTGAATCTTCATTGATAACATTCCCTTCACCATAACCGTTAATCATTTTTGCTGTTCTAATTTTCATCTAAACAACCCTCTTTCTTGTTTAATAATTTTCCTTTGTGTCCCATCATATAGTGCCAAAGGTCATTGTTTGTATCCGCTATCTTTCCTGCCAATCGGTCTAACATTTGATAAGTTGCCGAGCTATCTGATTCCGTCAATTCAACTATGTCTGGAATGGTATGTCCTTCATATAGCATATGTAATAATTTTCTTTGTTTCTTTGTTAATACTGTTTGTTCTACAAGTTTATCGAGTGATGCATACAAGACTATTATTTCTTGATTGAAATCGAAATTATCTCCTGCTTGATTTATTTCAATATTTGAATATGCACCATATGCTTTATCCAATTTACTTCGATACGATATTAAATACTTTATTGTGTCATCATCTGAAAGATTTACGTGTTGATATTCTCTTTCCTTTTTCTTAATGTCAATACTTACAGACCCCAATCAATTTCACCACCTGTCGTCTATGCAAGGTAACGTATTACCTTATAATATTATTATACCATTATATTTTGCTTTTGTCAAAGAAATCTGGTACATAAAGTTAGAAAATTTACAATATATTTACTTGACTTTGAGATTGTCTTATGTTATAATCCGTTTTAGGAGGTAGTTTAAATAGGCTAAAAGGAGAGGATTCTATGTACATGATTGAAAACTTTAACAATATTCAGAAGTTATATGGCGATGCTTCTGTTCAAATACCAAATCATATTTTTAAAACATTATCACAAATCGTAGACAAACAAGGGAGAAGTAATGTGAAGCAGGTTTCATTTGCTTATGCTTATATTGTTACAATAGCTTTCCTTTACAAATATACACATTATGTTGATTTAGAAACCGATACATATATTCAAAACAAAGACATTAAACAAATACTAGGATATGATGCCACGACTAAGACAATTGACAAGGTTATAAAAAAAGAGGGTATACTCGACAATTTAGGACTCACGACTACAACTAAAGAATATCCTGTAACTTTCGAGTATACCGAGGAAGAGATTAATGAGTACCCCATCAGAGAGTTTATCACAATCAACATGTTAGACGTTGATGACATTAATTATAGCAGGTACAAAGATATTGTCAAGAACAGAAACTATACAGTAAAAATACCTAACTTCTTTTTCGAGAATGAAGGTGATGTAGGAACATTATACAATTACAATAACACACATAAAATTACGTTAAAGGAATATATGAAATTCATTTATGAAGAAGACCTTGACAATGTTGATTTATATTTATATGCATTCTTCAAATACAAATGTTTAGGATTACAAGGAAATGCCCGTGGTTTAAGTCAGTCTATTCTTATTGCAGAAACAGGAATCGCAAAAGATACATTTCAGAAACATGTACGAAATTTAGAGAAACATAAATGGTTATCAGTGCAAAGAAGAAAGTGGAGAGTCAATCTTGATGAAGGTGGAGAACCGAATATTTACAGATTCAAGAGTGTTCAATGAGCACTCTTTTTTGATGTATTTTTAGCAGGTAGCTCAAATCGCCTAATACTATATTATTTATATTTATTTATTTAATATATAATATATATATTATTAATTATATTATTATTTATTATATATACACTATTAATATATATTATATATAAATTAATAATATAGTATTAGGCGATGTAAGCTACCTGCTAAAATGTGTAAAAATATGGAAATTAACAAACAAAAAAGAAACACCCTTTTCGGGGTGCTTTAACAAACTGTTGCAAGTTGCGGAAACATGATTGGTTCGTTACTACCTTCAACTACCGCAAATACTGTTCCTTCCTCATCAACGATTAATTCGATAATTCCTTCGTGTCTCAACTTTGCGTTTGAGATTTTGCTTGGGAAGATGTGATTTAAATTTCTTAAATTCATATTCTCCACGATACCTTTTAACTCGTTGAAAGATACACCTTTAGAAATTGTCATTGTTGTCATTTAAAACCCTCTCCTTTTGGTTGTTGTTTTGTTTTCCTTTATACTGTATTATATGTGCGTTTACCTAATGTGTTACCACTTTTTTAAATCTTTTTTTAAAATTTCTTTTAACAATTTAGCTTCTGGTGGACTGTCTTTAACTTTAGTCACCCTAAACCCTTCACTTCTCATATTCACTTTGTAAATCAGAATCTCGTTATCTCTCATATTATCGACCTCCTTGATACAGTATATGCAGGGTACTAAGAAAGATGCCTATAAATAAAAAAAAGATGGGTTACATTTTACCCATCTTTCTCAATAACTGTATTTGAATGTTTCTGTCTGCATTTGCTAATAATTCAAGCAAATCATCTCTTGTTAGCTTTTCAAATTCTTCAACTGGCACTTTACTATTCACATCTACTTCCACTAGGTCTTCTAACTTCTTCTTAGCAAGGTAATTATCAATTGTTGTTGCAGGATTGCTATGGTCTCCATGCGCTTGCATTGCACGTAAATCTCCACCTGTAATTACATTTACTTCTTCAATACTTGCTTTTTTGAAGCTATGAAATACAATTCGTCTGTCACCAAAATCAATGTTATCACGGATATAGTCCATCATCTTGTTTACTGTTTTTACTGTAAGAGTAAAAATTTTGTCTCGTTTAGCTTCTTCTTTGAAACTCATAAGCTCATTGTATAGGTCATCAGACAATTTTTTGTGCGACCATTTATTACCTTTACCTAAAGTTTTGATGTACCAGATTCCACTAATTTCAACAATGTCAGAGAATTTTAAATCTAACAATGACTTTTTACGAAATGCTGTAGCATATGCTAATCTTACAAGTAATGACTTTTGACGACCTGCTCTTGTGCTTGAAACTAAATTAATAATTTGAATAACTTCTGGATGTGTGAAAGCATCCCAACTTTCTGAATCATGCTCATCATATCTTTCTAAATTAAACCACGATGCACTTACATTGAATCCATCATCTTCTAATTGGTTATAGCACTCTTTTAATGCACTTATAACATTGTTAACTGTACTTCCCTTATATTGTTCTTTTAAAGCTACTTGGTATGTCTTTGTTTGTGTCTTTGTAAATACTAAGTCATCTTCCAGTAATTGAGACAATTCCTTCCCTCTCATCGAATGAAAGAAATCTTGAATATGTCTTTGGTAAGTATCCTTTGTATTTTTACTGTCTTGACCTTTACGATTCAAGAACGTAAGAATACTTGCATATGGGTTTCTATTTTCTTCTCTGCTATTCAAATGAAATACGTTTCCTAATTTTGCCATAATATCGACCTCCGAATTTTTATTAAGTGACCCTATAATCATATTATATTATACTTAGACGAATTTGTCAACAAAATATATTATTATTTTTAATCTTTGTCCCTGTGAGTATCTTAGAATTAATTTAAACCTGTCTCTCGGCTTCATAGAGCGTTCTAAAATTCATTCTGGAGTATTTGTATTCAAAAGCCTTAGAACGCAAAATAAGAGCATCTAAACCATTTTGGCAAGATGCTCCATAAACTTAGTATAATTCTCATGATAAACTCCAAACCCTTGTATCCCATTTTCTTTGCATTTTGCATTAAAATATGGAATACGTTTAGAATCTTCTGTTACTAATAATATAATTGGGAAAGTTTCTGAATGTGAAGTCCACAAGCCAGACCTTTTATATTTTTTATAGTTGATGATTTTATTATAAATTACAGGTAATTTCCTCTTGCTCAATCTGTCTTCTGTTCCAGTGTCAAATTCCAAAAAGAAATCTATAGACTTTTCATTTATTTTCAATCTATAGAAAACATCTGGAATAACTAGTATGTCCTCATTGTTGTATGTGAAGGAAGCATGTTTCTCATGCTCCCACAATTCAAATTCATAGCCATTTTCTTGACAAAACAATATTGTATCAACTTCAACTTGGTTAACTCCATTAGCATGACGATATGTTGAAGGTACATGTCTTCTTATTTCAATCTTCCCATTGACAAGCATCTTTTGCTGTGGTATCCTACGTCTATGAGGAATATCAAGAAGGATTGAGCCACCCCTGTCTAGAGCGAGGATAGCAGGGGCATTCCCTTTTCCTAATTCTTGTTTCTCATGCACCTTATCTAAACACATTGAATCAAATAACTTCCTAATAGTTCGATTAATGAGCCTTGTTCTGTTGTTAGTTAAGTGTCTAAATGAAGGTGTAATGATTTCCAAATGTGACCTGTTAACCAATTTTCGTTCACTCACAATCTTCAACAACTCCAAATCTTTGATTGTTGGTTTAACATTTGACTGAATAAAGTCATAGGTCACTTTTTGGATTTCTTCTCTGCCATACCAAGTCCTTCTAGACTTTGCCACTCTGAATCATCTCCTTCCAAGAAACCACTTTGAATCGACTGTTCAATCATCTGATAACTTCTATCCAGATTGTCTTCACGTACTTCATCTTTGTCTCGACCAAATTCAGACTTATAAGCTGTTAAGAAATTAGAATCAACTTCACTATATCTCTGGAAGTCTGGATTCATTCCTAATGGTAATCCTAACTTGGCTTGAAATACATGGTTCTTGTCTTTCCAACGGATTGCAAATATGCCACAGAATTTCATATTCATCAGATTGTTAAAGTCTGCAATTGTCATTGGATTCAAGAAGTCTCTTAGACTTTCAAATGCTTCTCCACCACCTTTTAACATTACAAGGTTACATCCATTATCCATAATAGATTGTTTAATGTCACCTTCAATTCCTCGACCTGCTTTTGCTAATGATGACCATCCATGTAATGTTAACCAAAGTCGTAGAGAGTATTTACGTGGTTCTTTAAACAAGTCTATAAATAATCGTCCAATCAATGGTATGTCTATTATCTGGTGTATTTCATCTATGACAACTAATGTTTCTGGTCTGTATTCTCGACCTGCAAACCCAACTTCTCTTGACAATGCAACGTTCCATATTTTTGTAAAGTAATGTGCAAATAAGAATTTTCTGTATAATTGTGATACTCCAGATTTTGGAATGTATACGAGAATCATATATGCTCCATCTTCATCTCCATCCATCATTCTACGGAAATTTAACTTTACTTTACCTTCTTCATCTCGTAAAGGCTTTTGTGCGATGCAGTCCCATAATTTTTGGTCACGTTCCAACTGCGAAAATCTATTTTCAATAGTTTGAATTATTTTAAGTGTCTCACCTGCCAAAGCCATATTGTTATATGTTTGCATTTCCAATTTCAAACGTCTGTCAGATAGGAAAGGAATTATTTCTGTAGCTCTAAAATCATCATCAATTAATGTTCTCATGGCTTCAATATATCCATAATCCTTATCAACAGTGTGTACTGCTTGCAGTGCAGAAGTAAACCATCTGTCCATTGCCATCGTCTTATCTGACTTTAAAATCTCTAAAACTAACTTGGCTTCCATCTCTGCTAATGTGTAAGCATAATCCTCATCTTGCATTATATCTTCATTGTATTCTTGAAGGTCTGCATTGTTTACTGCAATAGGTGTTTTAAAGTTACTATGATTCAAAACTACAACCCTGTCTCTTAACCAGTCTGGAATATGGTTATAAATGTTATTTATCATTGCTCCATCTGCTACATCAAATACTACAACAGACTTACTTTGCTTCTTCCATTCTACCCTATCCTTTAAATGCGCTCCAAAGGTGTATAGAGCTTGTGTTTCACTCATGGTAGTCTTACCACTCCCCATAGAGCCAAAGAGCATGGTGGCAGTGCTACGGTCATCTAAGCGTGTCTTATCTTTTACATATCTCCCTTTAGGTGTCCACCAATCTCTTTTGTATCCTCCAAAGTAAATTTTTCTAGACTCTTTCTCCAAAGTGAATCCTAATGGAATAGCACCATCTTTATCTGAAAAGAAGTCTGCACTTATTTCTGTTCGAGTGAAATTGTCCTGTGTGATGACCTTATCAAACTCTTTAAGTGTTTGTTTACTTGGAATTTTCAAAATATTATTCATCTCCTTCTCAAAGTATATGTCAGTTGTTTTTGCTAATTGTGGCTTATCTTCTTCAACTGCCTTTATAATTGATTTTATGCCACGCTTTGTTTTTATATGACTCACAACAAATTTATTATCTCCATTCAGAAGAGTAAAAGATGTCTCAATATTTTTAAAGATATGCTTCATTTTCTTTTCTTCTTGTCCTTCACCCAACACCCTAATCTGTATTTTACATCCTTTTGCGTTTGCATGTAATTTCGGGTCAGTATATTTTAGGTCAAATAAAGGTTCAGCTTTGTCATCCTTTTTACTATCTGCTCCCATAAGCGTTTCTATCATGTCTATAAATTCATCAAATATGACATTAAACATATCGAATACTTTCCCTGCCATTCCATTTGCTGTAAAAGAATCTTCTCTGTTTGGGACTTTACCTTTCTTAAATTCTTTAATTTTATTTACAGCCTTTTCTTTCCAACTGTTGTTGACTGGTTCGATGTTATAGTCAATTAAAACTTTCTCACCTTTATCCATTGTTGAAGCAATTGAAGCTAATGAAGAATAGAAAGAATCGTTTTGTGTCTTGTCATGTTTCAAGGCTAATGCATAATGGTGTCTTAAATGCACATCCATTGCTTTAGTCCTTGACGGATTAAAGTCTACGATTCTTTCAGAAACCTCTGTAATATCCACTTGACCCCAATCTCTCTTAATAGCTCCAGTGAAGCTTTTAGCCCACTTCTTAGGGACAGTCAGATAAAATTTCATTGCTCCATCTACTAGCATAACCTTGTAACTTACAATGTCATTCATTTTAACTTTAATACCATTCTTTGAAAATCGTATTCTTTCTGGTGCATAGAATTTCGAGAATAAACCACTGATTGTATTTAAGAGTAAATCAGATTGTTGTTTGTTGTTAAAGATATCTTCTTCAAAGTCCATGAATCTAGGAGTGCTTCTTCTACTTCCACGACCTTCTCTTTCTATAACTTCTGGTGCATTGTTTGGTGTTATTTGATAAGTGATAACAGGTTCTCTATATAAATTGACAAATTCTTTAATGTTAAAAGTTTTCTTTTTCTTTTGAGGTATAACCATAGGTGGATATTCAATCATTTACTTCACCTCTTTCTCATTCTCAACAGAAGTTTTATAGTCCTCTACATATTGCCATCCAGTTTTTGCCAAGTAGCTAGTTGCAATTACATACCCCGTGTTCACGATAGCCTTTACAAAGAAACCAACTTTTGCTAATAAAATATATTCCATATAACATCTCTCCCTTTGTTTTTTTTTATCATTTCATATATAAGTTATGCACAATACTTGAAACAAAGTACCCAAACCATAACGGGACTATGAATTTTGAATATTTATTTCTCCCTATTAAGAATGTTCCAAACATTAAAATTATTGCAGGGATTAAGAAAAATAAATCTGCATTGTCTACTACAAACTGAGTCAAGTCTCTAAAAAATTCTATAAATGCATCCTTCATTACCTCGAAGAAATCTTTACCATATACAGCTTTAAAGAATCCTTCTTTCCTCCAATCGTTTAAAAATTGGAGCATACCTTTATCTTCTATTGGGTTAAGGGATTCAGTGCTACTGAGAAGCTTCTTATAATTATCATTCAGAAGTCCTTCTGGATTTATGACATTTCCATTTGCATCTTTCATTCCTAAATGAAGGTGTGCTCCAGTACTATGTCCCGTATTTCCAGATAAGCCTACAAATTCACCTCGACTCAACTCTTCTCCTACTTCTGCTGTTGAAGTATCAGACATATGCCCCATAATTATAGTTTCTCCTGTATTAGTTTTTATTATGACTCCTTTACCAATATTTTGATTTCCATAATCTACAACCCTTTCGACAATACCATCGACAGGGCTGTATAATTTTGTACCTTCTTCCATAACCAAGTCTATTCCAGAATGTGGAGTTTTATGGACGGAATCTATAGAGCCAAACGGACTAGATACTTGGAAGAAGTCATTACCATTTAATTTTACTCTCATGACATCACTCCTTTATCTTTTTGGTAATGTTAAAGTTGGATTAGCTTTTACTTGGTCATACATAGTTCCTCCAATTTGGTCAATTAGTTCAACAAACCAAGGAAGCATTAAAAACATGATGTAGAATTTTCCATATGTGAAGATTGCACCCATTCCACTTGACCCATCTTTACCTGCTCTCTTTTCTTCATAGAATGCTTGAGCTATTTTGATTAAGCAAAATACTTTTGCTATATCGCAAAACCACGGGAAAATGTACATAAGAAATGCTTTCCAGAAAACACCAGTTCCACCTATGGCTACAGTTGCAAACCTTCCATCTCCAAGACCTTCTCTTACATATCTGTGGATTGATTCCTTAATCTGAGGGATATCTACAACTAATGATGTAGAAGTTAGTGGTAATAGTTCATTCATTTGTGATACTGCATCCTCTTTAACCCAACTCATTTGACCTTCAACTAATTTAAACTTCATAAATCCACCTCCGCATGGTTTCGGTTTCGGGATAATTCGTTTAATATATAAAGTAGGTATTTTGACGAAATCCCAAACCCCTTGATAATACTGGTGTCATTTTCGTCCAAAAAGTACTAAATTACAATTAAGACACTCATTTAGTACTTCAAATTTTAAAAAAATCATACTTTTTGGACAAAAACTGTAGTTTTTTATGATTTTTTCACGTTTTTTACTACTTTTTTGCTGTTTTTTCGTATTTTTTAAATTTCTTTTAAACATTTCTCTTAATATCATATATATGCCTACACTCTTTAAAAGTTCCTTTAAATTATAAGAAATTTCCAACACTTTTTGATTGGGGTGCTTTATTGATTTGATTTGTGGACATATTACTTGTATTATGGGAATATGATGGAGTAGAGTCACTAAATCGTAATGCCAATACTTCTTTTGCTAAACCACTAAAGGAGACTGATAACATAAGAGCTTTTTTTAGTAACGCCATCTGGCGAGGGCAAGTTTTGTTAAATGAAACACCTTGAGTAATATACTTGCCCTTAGTTCTTGCAGTCATTTCTTCAATCATAGCATCTACTTGTTCTTCTGTTCTCATATTATCCCCTCCTATTCCATGTCAAAAGCTAATCTACCAAGCTGATACATTGATAATGCATTAACCATTTGTGGGTCATCCATTACACTTGCTTTTGGAAAGTATCTTCTAATATTATCAACTAACTGACCATCATGAGCGCCACCACCCAAAATGAATACTTTATCATTCTCTTTCCATATTGCAGATAACTTACCACAAATATAATCGGCTAATGATTCTTGGTCATAGTCATCACCTAATGCTTCTAATCCTTTATCTTTAATTGTTCCACTCTCTGTATCAATGAATCTGTTAATCCCATCTTCAAAGATTGTTGTAGCGTATCCAATTGTTCTGCTTCCCAAATCAATGAATCTTGTTTTGCCATGTGGCTCATTTAACCAATAAGCAACTGCTGTCTCTGGTGCAACCTTTACATCCATTATTGTAAAAGTCTTTTTATATCCATTAACTGTAATTGTGTGTTCCCCTGCTAGTCGATGCATCCGTTGTGTCTTTTCTTCATCTGTATGAGTACTAATCGGTACAGAAGTTATGAGGTAGTTTACAGGGTATCCATATTTGTGAATCGCAACCAATACTGATAAGTCAAAGAAGATATGACATTTTGTGTTGATGTGCATTTGTAATGGATACTTACAATCGTATTTTGCAAGTGTTCCCATTACATACTTCTTATCTTTATACTCTACAACAAAGTCATGCTTACCAGTTGTGTTCACTAATGTTCTGTCTCCATATAACCCTTTAACACTAGGAAACTTTTCTTGCACATGCTTTGTTACAATACAAGTACTGCTTCCACCGTCATCAATTGCGATTACTCCACTTTGTATCATATTTAAAACCCCTTTCAAATTTGTTTGTGCTTTTGCCTATACTTCACAATATGTTTAAAAGTTTCTTTTGATACTAAAAATTTTAAAAAGTTATTGACCAACGTAAAAAATAATGATATACTAATTTAGTACCGAAATTTACGGTTTGTATACAGTAGATTTTCTTGACAATAATAAAGAATAATGATATAATAATATTATGATAATGAAAGTAAAGGAGAGGATAACGTGGAAAAAGTTGAAGTGAAAGTAAAACCTACACGACAATTGTTTTTTGATTCAGAAAGCTCTTTTGGAATTTATGCTTGTGATGTTAATCCAGAAGATATTGATAAGGTTAAATTAAACAACTACGGAAACATTAGCTTTAAAGGAATCGCACCAAACTTAGATTTAGGAACAGAATATTCTGTTACAATTAAACCAGATGATAAATCTACATACGCAGGGTCATACATATTAGAAAGCATTAAACAAGAAAAACCAACATCAGTTGATGAACAAAAAAACTTCTTCAAAATGATACTTACAGAAACACAAGTAGAAAACATCTTTGCTGTTTATGAAGGGCAAGATGTTATTGGCATGATTCAGAATGATGAATTTGATTACAGTATTGTTAAAGGTCTTGGAGATAAGACATTTGAAAAGATGAAAGAAAAAGTTTTAATGAATTTAGAAATGAGCGAATTATTAGTCTTCTTAGGAAAACATGGCATCAAGTATAATATGGTAAATAAATTAATTAAAGAATTTAAGAATCCACAACTTGTAATGGAAACGATTGAAAAAAATCCTTATGTATTAACAAAGGTTAAAGGTGTTGGATTCAAAACATGTGATGCTATTGCAAAAGCAATGGGATATGACATGGAAGCAAACCCTCGACTAGATGCGTGTTTCGCATTTATTATTGGTGGAGAGAATAGTAACGGTCATTCTTGGATTACACGCAAACAACTTTTAAACAAGTCAGTTGAGCTTTTAAACATCTCTAAAAAGGTTATTGTAAAACGTCTAGCAGAACCATCTGAATCCATTGTACGAGTAGATGACAGATATACAACTATGAAAGTTTATAAAGCTGAAAAATTTGTTGCAATGAAAATGAACCAATTTAAAACACAGTCAAAGAAGTTATTCAAAACAGACGAACTAGAAGCATTTCTAGATAACTATTGTGAAAGAGAAGAAGTAGAACTAGAAGAGAATCAGAGACAGTTTTTCCATGATTGGAATGAGAACAACCTACTGTTATTAATTGGCGGAGGGGGCATGGGAAAAAGCTGGCTTCAACGAATCCTACTTGAACTTATTGACACTCTACACTATAAAACTGCTTTACTTGCGCCAACTGGAAAGGCATCAAAAGTAATGACAGGCTATACTGGAAGAGAAGCTAGTACTATTCATAGAAAGATTGGCTCATTTGATGATGATGGAGATGCAAGTTTCTTTATCCAAGAAGATGTTATTATTATAGATGAGTCTTCAATGTGTGACATTTTCATCCTTGCTAAACTTTTCGGTGCAATCTCAAACTATAACACTCGTATCTTATTTGTTGGAGATGATTTCCAGTTACCATCCGTTGGAGTAGGGAATTTCTTATATGATGCAATCAATAGTGGTTGTGTTAAAGTTTCTAAACTTAAAAAAGTATTCCGTCAAAAAAATGGTGGCATTCTAGATAGAACAACAGATATTCGTCATGGTAGAAAATTCTTTGACAATAATCTTGAAGGACGTAAAGTTTATGGTACTGATTGTGTGTATCATTTAGTAGACCAAGATTATGTATTTGATGGAATCCTGCATCATTATAAAAATGTTATTAAACGATTTGACCCAGAAGATGTTATTGTTTTATCTCCTACTAAAAAAGGAAAACTTGGAACTCATGCAATCAATGAAGCAATTCAAGAGATTATTAATCCAGAGTCTCCATTGAAAGACGAACTTGTGTTTGGTAGAGAAGATGATGAAACAATTTTCCGTGTAGGTGATTCAGTTATGAACACTGTTAATATGTACAAAGTACCTGTAGTAAATGACTTATTCGATGACAAACTAACACTAGATGATATCCTTAATGGAGATTTAGATAAAGAAGATACAGGTGAAGGTACAGCAGATGTATTTAATGGTGACACAGGAAAGATTACAACTATCAATGAGAAAGATAAATATATCATTGTAGACTTTGAAGGTATCGTAGTTAAATTGAAATTTGAAGATGCTAAGTCAACATTAATCCATTCGTGGGCTATGACTATCCATAAGTCACAGGGGTCTCAATATAAAGTAGTAATTGTTGTAATTGACAAGTCTATGAAATATCAATTAAATGCAAACCTAATCTACACAGGCAAGTCACGTGCTCAAAAATTCCTATTAACATTAGGTCAAGCAGAAGCAGTAAATTATGGTATCGGGAAATTTGCAAATATGGAACGTAGAAGTTTCTTACAAGAAATGCTTAAAGCTTATGATGGTAATCCAGATTGGGATGGACTACTTGATAATCTTGTAACAGAATATCCAGAACAATTAGTGGGTTGATTAATTTCAACCTACTAAAAATAATTTTAAATAATGTAACATATATTGTTGACAAACGCTAAATATAATGATATAATAATATTATAAGTTAGCAACACAAATACAAAATGAAACGAGGATGATTATATGTTTAATGACATTTTAATTTATAGTAAAGAACAAAATACAGTTGGTAATATCGTAGAATTAAGTTTACTAAAAAAGACATACACGATTGAAACAGAAGAAGAAACACATGTTACAGTTACATTCGATGAAGCAGTACCTTTGCATTATTTAGGAGAGTTAGACGAAACGCCAGTATACAATGGAGATGTATTTGCAGGTAAAAACGGATTAGATTACGAGATTGAATTATTAGAAGATGGAACATTAGTCTTCCATGAATTAAATAAAAAACTTGAACGTGTTAAAACAGGAACAGCATTCTATCCAAAAGACCTTGGAGAATTTGAGGGTCATGTAGATTTCTTTGAAAATATTCATATCTTAAAAGGCAACAAGCCACAGATTGATTTCAATGTACGTGTAGTACGTCAAGTATTAAACGGAGAAGTTTCATATGCATATGCTTGCAATAACAAATTAGAAGAAGAAATTGATTTAATGTCAGTAGTATTCGTTGGGCATCAGTTATTAGAAGAAGAAGATTACACTCGTGTATCATTACCATATGATGGATATCTTGATTCAATCGAACGTGGATTAATCAAAGAAGTAAATCCTCAAGAATTAGCAAACTATGTAACTGGTTTAATGTATGGACGTAATCCAGAAATCAGCACAGAAGGATTAATCATCATTGGCAAAGATTTAAAAGCAACAGAAGAAGGAATCAATATTAGTGTTGAAGGTGCTTTACCTTATACAAAAGGAAATTTAAATGCAGATGACACAAATGAAGGTCAAGCAGAAGATATTGTACAATGCAAATGTGGCTCACATCCTGCTGATTGTGATTGTGACCTTTGGACAGACAAGTAATACATAATGGGGCGCTCAAGCCCCTTAAACTTATAAACTAATAAAACTTGGAGGATGATATTATGAAATGGTTAGATAAATTGTTGAATAAACAAGCGCCAGTTGATTTAGACCGTGATGGAAAGATTGAAAGTATTGGGCAAGAGGTTGATGGTTTAGTTGATTCATTCAAACGTGTGTTTGATGGTGTAGCAAAGAAGACAGAAAATTTACATGAACTTATTCATGAAGCAGAAGAAGTAATCATTAAAGCAGAATCAGATATTGACAAAGCAAAAGAACAGATTGAAAAGAATAACCGTATCACTCAAAAGTTAAAAGATTTATTCTAGAATAAAAGGGGATTGATACTATGTTAGGACGAAGACCAGTAGTTGTTTATCTTGAAGAATTGAAAGAGCTTTTAGGGTTGCCACAAGAAGTTAATATTTATAATGTTAAAACTAATGGGTTTGAATTAGAATTTGAAATTGTAAGTGCAGAACCAATTGAAGGATTGACATTAGGAGTAGGTCAAGACCAAAATCTTTTAAGACGTATCGGTGTTAGAGGAATCAATGAGTGGAAAGAAGAAAATAAATAAACTTGAGGTAGGGATTATTCCCTGCCTTATTCTTGAATAAAAGGAGATAATGGGATGTCATTTTTATTATGGGTATTAGGATTCTATTTGCTTATCGGTGCAGGTATGTATACCTTTGCTGTTGTTAAAGCAAAAGAATGGACTGGATTTTGGGACTTCTCAATCAGAGATGGCTATATTGCAGGTTGGATTGAATATCCAAAGTGGGCGTTGGGTTGGTTAGAGTTTGTTGTTAAATCATTAAAAAAATAAGGAGTGATTTATATGATGAACCAAATGATGAGAGTATTAGTTGAAAGAGGTTTTTCAATACATATAATGTCAGATGCAGGTGGGTTATGTGAAGTTGTAATAAGAAATTTACAATTAGATAAATCAGCAAGAGGTATTAATACGGATTTAGAAAAAGCACTTGCAGAAGCAATGTTAAATTATATTGATGGTCACGGAAGGATTGAATAATATGCAAAGAAAACCTTTATATGTAGACTTAATGTGTGATAAGTGTTTTAGAATGTTGAATCAAGATGAAGAACGGTCAGCAATTAATCTTGTAGATGATAATGGTAAAGAACGTATGTTTTCGGGTCATACACATTGTATTGAGTATTTGTCAAAAGAATTACAAAACATTTATTATAAGGAGAATGAATAATATGAAATTATTTTTTGTTGATTGTTATAGAAACTGTTTGAAAGTATTTAATATGGATATTAAAAAAGGTACATACATTGGTGCTTGGAGTATCAATAGTGAACAAAATACAAAAGATGCTGTATTATCTCTGATTAGTCTCGTTGTACATAATCAACCAAATCAAGTAATTATTGATACAACTGGATTGGGTCTTGGTGTGAAAGAACATTTTGATTCATTAATAAGTAAAGTTGATTTCATTAAAAAAGACGAACAAGGTAATATGAAATACGTAAAATATATGTCAGCAGAAGAAATGGAAATGTTTATTAAAAGGGTGGCTAATGATGGAGAATAAAGAACAGATGTTAAAAGAAGCATATAAGAATTTAATTTTTATGGTTGGTCTATTATGTCCGAATGGAAGAGAGAAATCAATTGCTATTACAAATATCGAAACTGGATACTTGTGGGCTAAAGAATCGTTGAAGGAAGAAGATAAAAATGAACAAGAAAATTAAAGTAATTCGTATAGATAAGAATTTGTTTTACTATGATATGCTTGAAGGTGGAATCAAAACTACAAATCATATTAATCAAGCAAAAGATATTACAGGATTAGATTTCAATGTTATTAGTTGGATTATGAAAGGTCTCACGGATAAAGGATACAAAACAGAAGTAATTGATTATATAAAGAAATAGCACGAGAATTGACACTTCTACATACGGTAGATAGTGTCTTTTTTTTATGCTCATTTATATCCTCTGTATACGGTATATAGTGAATTATATACAAAAGGTCGGAAGATACCCCCTCCCCTGCACATACGAATACGTGTACGGGATTGTTCCCTTTATAGACGATAATATAGCGTGTGAAATAACGTATGAAATTGATGATTTTGTGGGTGAAATTTAAGGTTGTTTTGGACAAGATTTTACATGAATTTTGTGGGACAAAAATTGGCGAATGTTCGGATTTAGCACGTGTACGTTCCAATTTTCTCTGAGTAGCAGGGAAGAAGTGCTATAGGGTTTTGGAGGGAATCCGTCAAGTGTTTTGGTAGAAAGTACCCCCATAAGATTAATTATGTTATCTTTAGAAACAATTTAGTATGTCATGTAGTTGGGTTGCTTGTTTGACTGTCCTTTTTGATTCATTCCCCTAATACGAACATTTTATAATTTATTTGATACGAATGTTCGTCCTCATTTTCGCTTGTAATATTCGTATTTTCGGGGTTGCTTACATTGATAATTATTTGCGATTCCTACACGCATACAATCTTATATTGAGTGGCGAAACTACAGATTCACTACATATAAATATGTAAATATGATTTTCCCCAAAATCCCACAAACCCAAATTCCATAAATCCACATATTGAAATATCCAATAATCCACATTCACCATATTCAGAAATTCACCACAATATCCAATTTTATAAATATCCCACATTTCCTATATTCCATATTCTCGATTTATTTATATTCACCATTTGAGATATTACGATTATCATTTGTTATTCACATTTACAGTTTACTAATATTACTTTATCTTATTACATTATCTTACTTACTTATGTTATATACTTTACTTACATTATGTTAGTACATTACTTATTATATTATACTTATTATATATTATTATATATATTATATATTAGTTATATATGTTATGTTATATACTTATTTATTATATGTTACTATACATATGTTAGTACTATATATACTATTAGTATTGTATTATATATTAGTTATGTATATTAAGTATATTACTTATGTTATTACTATTACTTACTATTAGTTATTACATTACTATTAATCATATACTTATATCATATACATTACTATACATTACATATCATATTACTTATATGCATTACATTACTATATGTTATATACTTATTATATATTAGTTACTATTATTAGTTTATATAATTACTTCTTATTATTCACTTACTATATGTAATCTATATACTATATTGTATTACCTTATTTATATTCATATCCTTATTTAATATCCATAACTTACTATTCGTATTATTACTATAATAAAGTAAGTAATATCCTTTATAATAGTAGCTTATAATTAGGGAATATAATGTAATTCAATAACCTAATTACTTTTGTATATCGAATCTATAATAGGAAAGTAAATATGGTTTCTATATTGGATTACTAAAAGTAAGTTAATAATAAAAGTTAAATGAGGTTTCCTTTTATGTTTATTAATTGCGATATAAGAATGTATATTCGACTTTGTTTATATTCGTTTATCCTATTTATCGAATATAAGAACTGTATTATACATTGCAATAATAAGATGTATATCAGAAACGTATATACAAAGTGTTACTACTAAAAGTAAGTAGCTATTAATTAAGTTTGACATATTCGCTTTTATGTGTTAGCAACCTTTATTAAATCATTATTCAATATCTTTAATATAGAAAGGTTATACGTATATTAGTATTATTAGATGTTTTATTTAAGGCTCTTATTTTCGCTTGTCAGGAGAAATAAATGCTCAACGTATATTTGTATTAGGTAGTCTCTTAAAACCGCATCTCGCAAATATCGTACATTTCGCATATAGAAAAGTCTTGACAAATAAAAAAGTTGACAAATAATTTTTTTTGTGATTCAAAATTTAAACCATATCCAGAAATTTAAATCTAACGATATTTCGAAATGACTATATCGTTTTATCCGAATATACCGTATATTGACTATAAAATCTGATCCATATATTGTAAAATTTGAATATACTAATTTATTGCGCTGAAATCGAACAAAATCGAGAGCACGATTATTTAAATATTTGAATATACCCCTAATTGAATATAGAACATAAAAAAAAGCTATTGCAATTAAGCAATAACTTTAAATGAATTTCTGACTTCTTCTAAAAGTGTCATATTAATTTCAATTTTTATTCTGTCTCTATTGTGGTCGTATCCTTCAACGTATGGAAGAATTTCTTTAGTTCCTTCAACTTCTTCACTTACTTCTATTTCTTCATATACATATACTGAATATTCACCACCACCGCCACACATAGGACAATCAATTTCTATATGTGAATCAATTCTATGAGAAAATACTTCATACTTTCCAGAGCCACTACACATAGGGCAATCAATATCCACTGTTTCCTCAATTGTTTCGTTTATGTCTACTTCATCAATAACGCTATATTCATATTTTCCATTTGCGCTTTCTTCATGAATTGTTACATTGTCTCGGATGCTGTTTCCATTCTCATCATAGCGTTGTCGTGTTATATTTCTTCCAAATATACCCACTTCATTTAATTTGTTCATTGCGTTATCAAGTTCATTTTTTGTAGTATTATTTCCATAATATTGACAAGAAATTAAGGCAGGTTCTCCATTAATTATGACATATCTCATTAAAGTTCTAGCAATCATTTTATCCGTAAAATCTTCAAAATCTTCAACGCTCTCATGCATCATTGCTATAAATAATTTGTCATCATGTAAAGCGCCACCAATATTTAGTGCATAATCTTCATCATCATGTCTTAAATCTTGACAACTTGAACCTCTGTAACCATCCCATTCGCCTAATTCGCACCAGTAGGACATACCTGCTATAAATTGTGGTAAAGATGAAATTGTTATACATTTTGTACTTTCTTCTTTGATTTGTAAAGAATAGTAATCAAGTACATCTTGTGAGAATCCATTTCTTTTAAGAATTTTATTAATTTTTGTTCTACCTTCATATTTCCCCGTTTGCCATTCTTCATAAGTTGGTTTTCTGAAATTACACGGTTTGCAATCACATGTTTTATTTTTGAAACGTTCGTTTATTTCATCACGATTTTCACGGAATTTATCCGTTGTGATTCTATCCGCATAATACAATTGTTGGTTTTCTGATAATTCTACACTACGTTCTTTATCAATACAGTTTGATTCATTTGTTAACATTCTTGTAAATAACATGAAGTCCTCTTGACGTTCAATTTTAACAATGTAAGTTTTTTCAAAATTGTTTTGTGGTCTGTCCTCGAATGCTGATTCTGCATCAAATATTTCTGTATATGCATTTTCTTCTAACATATTTTGAGTTTTTTCGAAATCTGCTTTCAATCCATTTTCCACAACTTGAACGCCATTTTTAAGAGTTTTCATATTAATATTCCACCTTTTCATTTTTTATTTTATATCATTATTTTTTGTTCTTACTGTATTCTATGCAAAAGTTACAATTGTGTGAATCAATTCCAGAAATTTTTCGGTACAAATGAACCGTCCTCGGTTTGTACGTAATTAGGGTTATTACGATTTATGTCAGTTTTTGCGTTTTCCTCAAATGCATCTTTGTAGGCTTTATCTTCATCACTCATTACCTTTTCTTGTTTCTTGATGTCATCATGATAACCACTGTCACCAAATGTTACTTTAATTTTGTCACCTTTTTTGTAATTGTCATTTTCTAACAAATACTTTTCATTTCCATTTTCTGCATGAATCAATTGGTTTTGTGTATTCTCTGTTATAATGTATTCTTTTGTCGAATTTGCACGTTTTTCATCTTTTTCAATAAACGAATCATTTTGTTTCTTTTGCTCTTTTTGTTCGGGTTTTACAATTGGTTTAGCTTGTTCTTTAGTCTGATTTTGGACAGGTTTTTCAGTCTTGACTTGTGGCTTTTCTTGTGCTACTTGCTTTTTGTCATTTTTTGGTTTATCTTGTTTTACCTCTTTTTTGACAGGTTTTTCAGTTGTTACATTGTCAACTTTTGCAATTGGTTTAGCGACTTGTTTTTCTTGTGTGACGGGTTTTACTTGTTCAACTGGTGGCGGTGTATCTTCTTTCTTTTGTGGCTCTTGTTCGGCTTTTGTGACTGTTACAACTGTATCATGATTATAAGTAACCGCAATTTTCACGCCTTCTTTCAATTCAACATTGTCAAAATCTGTCTTTTCTAAGAAAACTATATCGTATTTATAGAATGTATTTTCAGCTTCAACAACGTTATCCCAAACTTTTTTGATTGTAAAATATTGTGTGAAAATGTTGTCTTTATCACTCGGAATAGTAGCAATGTTGAACCCTTCTTCTTTTGCCATGTCTTGAACTGGTGTAGAAATTGCTTTTTGCGCTTGAACCTCATTGTCATGAATCATTTCGTTTACAGCGAACCCACTACCAAACATTGCAATAACAAGACCAATTTTAGCAACTAATTTAGATACTTTTTTCATAGAACATTTCCCCTTTATACGGTTATTTTTTTTGTCTTACTATACTATATTCGAGAAAGAAAGAAAGATTCCTTCTTTCTCGAAAAAATAAATAATTATTTTTTATGTTTAGATAAAGTATAATTTTCCCTTGACTTCTAAAGAAACACATTCTTGTGACATCTCATGTTTTAGATATTCACATATTTGAATTGCTTTTTCTATATCTTCATTTTGCAATTCAGTTGTAAAGGCTTGAACTATATTCACTTTTTCAGATATGAGATGTCCATCATTTGATACATAGTTTCCATTTGCTGAATAAGTAGTACAACCACCAAATACTTGAGAAAGTTGAGTTTCTACATATTTTACAAATGTTGAATTGTCAACTTCATGCGATACACTAACAGTAGAAGGAACATAAATTTTAACATCTTCATTTAAAGCGCTGAATCTTGCAAGTGGGTTAACCGTTTCATTTACTTGTTTAATCATTTGTCATTTCCCCTTTTAAATAATTATTTTTTGTTCTTACTATACTATATTCGCCAAAAGTGAAAAGATTCCTTCTTTTAAAAAAGAATTTTTTTATTTTTTTGCGAATAATTTTTTGAATAATCCCACCTATGAACATTTGTTCTAAGGCAGGTTTATTCAAAAATTTACATATATGATTCTATGAACAATTCACAATTTACACCATATCTATTATTTATAATAAAGCATTTTTCCTCTTTTTCAGTTGATACATCAAAATATTTTTCTATTCCAGTGATTACCATATTATCCACAACTAAACCAATATATTTATTTAGTTTCATAATTCAACCTCACTTCCTATTGTTTGCACTAACATAGCACTGATTTTATAACCTTCACTTTCTGGAAACTTTTGTCGAAACACTTTTACAACCTCTTTCAATTTTTCTTCTGAATGGACACTATTTTCAGCAGTGGCGAAAAAATGCCTTCCATCTTTAGCAACATTAATTTTATAGTACATGTGTTTTCCTCCTTATTGGTTATAATTTACAGTTTTGATATTGTGTTTATTTGAATATTCATACATTGTAGAAAGTGCATCTTCTTTTGTAAGATTCCAGTGAATAACAATATCATGTTTTTCTAATATGCTTTTATCGTTATCTATTGCAAGTAACTTATCATCATTGACAGTTAACATAATGAACACAAACCAATTATTCATATGATTTTCCCCAAATCTCATAAAATACCTCAAATGCTTCTTCTGCCCATTCCCTGCTCATTCCTCTATCAATATGTTTTTGAATGATAGCTTCTTTATTCTTTCTTAATAGTAATAACTCTCTTTCTGTCTCTCTTTTCAATTCTTCTTTAGTAGGTTTTTTCATATCGTAACCTCCTTATATTTAGAAACCATAATTTACTATTAGATGAGACAAGACAAGTAAAGCGCAATATCCGAATATAATAATTGCTAATACTTTTAAGATTCCACGAAATGACATCTTGCAACCTCCTTATTTTAAATTTTGTTACAATAGTATTCTAGAATAATTAGGTTTATTATTCTAGAATATTTTCTAACAAAATTTATGAACAAATTGTGACTGTACCTCTAAATTTACAACATACTAGACGGAAATCTTTTCCGTTGTGTTCTCCTTTCCATGTGTAGGAAATATCATTTTCTGTATCTTCATACCATCCAATAAATTCCTGTTCAATTGGTGTAAACATTCTGTCAACCTCTTTTTGTAGTCTGTTACGGATAGCCTTTTCACCTAATTTTTTTCGTGTAGTCATATGAACCAATCCCCTTTACATCATTATTTTTTGTGTTTCTTAATATATTATATTCGGCACTTGTTAAAAGATTCCTTCTTTTTGAGAAATTTATTTTATTTTTTTTATAACCATACTGGACGGGCTTTTACAATTCTTTCTAGTTCTTCTTTTTCCTGCTTCTCTCTCTTTTCTTCTTCCTGTAAGTACATTATAGCAGTTTGTTTCAAGATACAAACACCTTCACATAATGACAAGCGTTTAACACCGATACGGTGAACGTAATGTGTTAAGTGTTGAGCGGAATTGTCCCATACTTTCAATTTTATTCCGCTTAAATTCCCATATCTTTTCATACTTCTTTTCATTTCCTCTTTAGTCGCAGGAAGCAGTTGAACTAGTCTTTCTAAACCTATTCCATTTACTACATTTCCATAATATTCTTCATGACTCATGATTTCCCCGTTTTCCTTTTGGCGTACAGAGTTTACTTTATTAAATTCATTTAATCGCATGTTATTAACCACCTTTATATGATTATTTTTTGTTTTACTTCTTACTATAATATATTCAACGTTCTGTAAAAGATTCCTTCTTTTTAAAAGAAATTTATTTTTTTATTTTTAATTCCAGTTCATCGCATAATTGTAATACATTGTTAATCTTTCTCATGTATACATCTTGCTTGCTTTCCTTTACGAACAAACGTTTGATAAATTTTAACATTAGTTTTTACCTCCTTTATAGTAGTTTCTGAATTTGTAATCACTTCCCACATAATGACCGTTTGAACCGTTGTTAATAGTGTAGCGAATTTCATTTTCATTTATGTTAGAAATCACTTTAACCATTTGATAAGCAATGTTTTCACATTCTTCACGGTCAACCCCTAAAACTTCTCTATGTTCGATTGGTGTATCTTTCCATTCCAAACCCTCTGTATATTGCTGTATTTGAATAGTTATACTATATTGAATATTGTTTTTAAGTTGGAATATTGATTTATTAAGATATGACTTGTTTTCTCTTAATGATTCTAATACATCGTAGTTACCAGAATAAGCGCCACTTTCAAAACGTTCGTTAATCCATTTTACAGTGTATTCCATTTCATCTATTAGCCCGTTAACGTCCTCGACTAGTTGAACAGATGTAAAACCTTTTAATTGACTTGTGATAGCTCCTTTAGTGCTTGCAAGTAATGAAACGAACTTTTCAAATTCCTCAACTGTACGAACTTGTGATAAGTAGTCAACCGCTTTAATGTTTGTCATTTTAAAAACCCCTTTAATTTTATTTTTGATACAATTCTAGTTACTATACTTTTTATAGTAACTAGTGTTCTATCAAAAATTTACAATTGTTTGATTCTGCATGTATGACTAGGGAAGTTGTTTTTTATTGCGTGTTCTTCTGCTAAATAATCAGCGTGGGCAAAATTTCTTGCATCAACGTTGATTATTTCTTTTTTACCATCAAGTACGAACGTAATTTCGTATTTTTTATTATAGATAGCATTTAGTTCTTTTACAGCCTTTTCGACAATTTTATGTGCAATACCGTAGCGAGAATAAACATTTACATCTTGCAAGCCTTTTACAATTTCTTTTGCTGTTTCGTCTTCATCGTAACCTTGATTTAATAACATCATTGCTTTTGGTAATTGATTGTAAGTTTCCATTAGTTAACCACCTCTATTGTAATTTTTGTTTCTTTATTAAGGAAACAATTTAATTCCCCACTATCTTGTAAAATGTGTTCTTGATTGTCAAGTAAAATCACTTTACCTTTTATTGTTTGAATCCCTGCTGTTTCTACCCACTCGGAACTATTACCATTGTTTACAAGTTCTTCCCATGTATTCCAAAATGAAACCTTTACTTCCTTATCAATGTAGTTTCTTAAATTTTCAGCTTTCATATTATCACCTCTTATATTATTTAGAAAGCACTCGTGAGAATGTTTTCTATAGTAATAAAGAGGGAAGTTTTAAACCTTGTATTTTGTCGGTGGTTGCCGTCCTTCAATCATGATATCCATCACTAGGGATACAAGATAAAACTTCTTTTATTAACTTTTCAAGGAACTTGAGGTAAACCATTATTTTTTATGTTCGTATCGCTTTCACTTCCTTCCCTGTTGCTCTTACTTTATTATATTCGCTACTTTTCAAAAGTTTCCTTCTTTTTAAAAAAAGTTTTTAAAAAGTTTTTCATTTGTCTTTTGACAAGCGATATAATGAGAGAACATGACCAGAACAGTTGTTCTTGTGTTTGTGTTCCTTTTCTGTACACATAATATAACATGGAATATGTTACAAACAAATAACAGGAATATTACAGTTATGTTACAAGTAAATTTATTAGTTTCTTCTATTATAAGGGAAAATTTTTATTTGTTGTTTTGTTTGCATTATATAGAAGAAACTTGAAAATAACCGTTAAACGCTCCAAAATCGTTTCTAAGCGTTTTAGTCGCTTGACAAGGGATTAACACCAGAGAAACCCGTGAACGAGCTTACAGAGGATATTGTGTTTTTTGAATGTTTGTATATATTCAGTGAAAACAGTGTATTTATACAGTATTTTGTATAAGTTTTTATGTATAAATCCCTTCATATCAAGGTTTATTATACCCTGCTATGTATCTTCATTTATACATTTTAGCCTAAATTTTAATGATTTATACATGAGATATACATAAATTTTGTATAAATGAAATTCATAAAAATATCCGTTTGTCAACTGTTAATTTTAGAAATATTTATATTATATAATTTACATGGTTATACTTACTTTTATTTATCATACTTACATTAAATAAGTGAGTTGTAATATTTATTTTGTAAGTTGCTTATTTAATTTATGCAACTTACTATTTGTTATTATACTTACTTTTAGTTGTATCCCTAACAAATAGTATCGTACTTACTTTATGTAATTGTATATATTTATATATTTGAATATCCGATTGCACGGGCTTCCAAATTCATCCTCATATCGTAATATTCAAATACCGATATATTCAAATATCTTTTTATTTGGTTTTTGTGATGCGCCACCAGTCGGGGAAAAAGCTCCAGAAATTTACGAGATGATTTTTTGAAAAAACCACTATATATAACTTAGTGCGATTTCGAAATATCACCCATACTGTATGTACATATATATGTATGTAGGTATGTATGCAATATATGTATGTATGCAATATAGATAATGATGAGCATAACACATGATACATATACAATATGAGCATATAATGTAAAAAGATTACTATTACATCACTTCTAACTATATATAAGAAGAAACACAACAAATAATAATAATAAGTATTAAATAGTAATAATGATGTAGCATAGAACATAATAATTGTAACACAAGCACACACACATTAGAAACCATTACATATGATACAGTATCAGACCTGCAAAAAATAGTCCAGAAATTTATCGCTTTATTTTTTGAAAAAATGCCTATATTATACTTACCGCAAATTTGAAATATTGCTCACAATATATGCATATATTAGCATTAGTTATTAAATTAACAATAGTGATTAAATAGCGACTATATACTATATAATGTTGACAAAAGCAAATAATAATAATATAATGGTATTACTTACATTTTTAGGAGGATGATATTATGGCAGTAGAATCTCGTGTTATACAATTACAAAAGGATTTAATGGAACTAGGTTGTTGGGATACATTAAAAGCATTAAATTGGATGTTGGTTACTATGAATGCAACAAATGGATATAAACGTCATGATGGTACACATTATTATATGCATCTTGTAGACGGGACACAAGACCTTATTAATAACAACATAACAGATAAAATAGTGTTAACAGCATTTGTATTGCATGACAGTATTGAAGATGTACCAGAGATTACATATGAGACAATTAAATCATTGTTTGGTGAAGAAGTAGCAGATGTAGTATTAGGAGTAACAAAAGACCCAAATATTGATTATAAGACAAATAGAGTTGCATTCGTACATTACTTAAATGAGATATTGAAAGATTGGCGAAAATTATTAGTCAAGACAGCAGACAGAAAACATAATATGTCTACATTACAAGATGCAACGCCAGAAAAAGAATATCGTCAAGCATTGGAAACAGAGGAATATTTCTTGCCACTGTTTAAAGAAGGTAGAGACAGATATCCAGAGTATGCACGTTATTTGCAAACTGCAAAAACAACATTATATCCTCACATATTAAAAATTAAAGCACATCACGAATATAGAATCATGATGGAAGCAAAAGTAAAAGAACAAGAAAAGACAATAAAATTGATACAAAACTTAGCTTATGATACAGCAGTCAAAAATGAAGAAAATGAATCATATCAAGATTTATCATTATTGTGTGGAGAAATAAACAGATTAGTATGGAATATGGAATCATAAGGGGAATCAGCTTGATTTTCCTTGTTTTTCGCTATAATTCTATTGATACAGAAGTAACAAAAAAATTTATACCGTCAATAGACGGAACATTTTGCACCTGTTTTTCTTGATAAAATTCGTATTTTATCCACGTTTTCGCCTGTATTGTTTCATTGGCATGGAACGAACGAATATTTTAATGAGAGTATTTTTTTGAATGTCCTGCGCCCCAAACAAAGATTCATATATTATTGGCTCAAAACAGATAAAAATCTGGGTGCAAATACTATTTTTAAAACAATATACCCCTAACAAGTCACACATCAAATATAATCACATAAGATACACTATAAAACAAAGGGAGTTGTTGCTCATGACAAAATCAAAAGAATATCGTATGGTTTCATTACAGTTAATGAATATGGTGAATATTGGCTTAGACAATGAATTATATGTAGGAGATATTGAAAGAATGGGGATGTCAATCATTGATGCATCACAATTGTTTATAAGTGATAAAGAAATAAATTGTTTACGTGTCGAATTATATAATAGATTAAAAGTTACAGTTAGTAGTTGACAAGCACAAAAAATAATAGTATACTAGCCTTAACACAAATTGGCACAAAGGGGATGAAAATATGGGAGAACATGATAACTATATTATTAACCACCCGTTAAATGAAAGAATGCGAAACTTACAATTTAAAGGATTAAATCCAAACATAAATTTAGATGACTTTGAATATATATGTAGCAAGTTAGAAAATGCAGTTATGGGAAGAGATAATTTAGATGATTGGGATGAATTAGGTCACGGGGCACAAGCAATTGTTTTCGGATATAAAGATTATGCGATTAAAGTATTCCAACATGGATATTGGCGCAGTCATGATATTTCAGTATTAGGGCAATTACAACATCTGGAACATGTGCCCCGTTTATACGGGGTATTCCATCACAATAAAGAAGTAAAAGCAGTCATAATGAGTAAAGTTGATGGATATACTATATCAAGTTATCGTTACAAAGTTAGAAGTGGAAAGATTGATAATTTTGTTAGTACCCGTTTCAATCATGTATATAAAGAACTAATTAAAGATATAATGAGAGCAGGATTCAGTCCAGATGATTTACATAGCGGAAACGTTATGATTGATAAGCATACAGGATTACCAGTTATAGTTGATTTTGGTGAATTTGACAAGAAACAATATGGATATGGTGTCATAGATAAATTAGATTTTAGAAGACATTTTGATACATACCAAACACATGAAGAAGTTATCTATCCAATGGCAATAATGATTAATGAAAAACTACATAAAGAAGCACAAGGATATTTTGAAAGTTATAAAGATATGATGTTAGGTCAAATTGAAGCAATAGGTGGATTGGCGGACATAGGTGAGATTTTACATAATTAATACATACATAATGAGGGGTGAAAAATCCCCTCAAATATTTTTAAAACAATCTCTTGACAAGAGATACACATACATGCTATACTTGGTTTAACAACAAATAACAGGGAGTTGGTTAAATGGTAAATAGAAATGCATATTTCCTTAAAAAAGGTAACAAGAAAATGAGTCAGTTTTTCTTCTCACAATTAGAATTACAAGAGAAATATAGTGATAAATTATCTCAAGATGAATACACAATTGGCAAAATGCAGTACTCACATATTGAGAGTAAAGATGAAAGAGAATATATTACATTATGGACAGATGATTGTGGATTAGGATATAACAAAAGAGGTCATCATTTTTATGCTAATTATGAAGATTGTTGGGGAGAGATTCCCGAAACATGGAACACAAAAATTGAAATTGACAAGAGAGATATTATAGAAAAAACAAACAGTACAACAGTTAAAATTGCACCAAAAGCAAGAATTAGAAATTTAGGAAAATATACAAATGAAAGTCTAAAAGAATTAAAGAAAAAGTATAGACAGGATTTCTTAGAAGACCTAAAACAATTCATGGTAAGTAAAAATAGAATCAGATTATATGTAAATAGTGCAGGTGCAGATTTAATCGAAAGTGGTTGGTGTACTGTCTCATGCTTCTTTGAAACAGAGAATAGAAGCCCTAGCACAAGTGATTATATTATTGAACTTGATATGGATAAAGTAAAAGCAGGTTATCAAAGAGGTAGTATTCAAGCAGATGGAACACACCACATAAAAATAATTGGTAAAGTTTCAAATGAGGATTGACAAAAATTAAAATTAATGATATACTGTTTACAAGAACAAAAACAATAAAACAATTAAGGGAGAGATGTTAATGGAAATTAAAGCATATGCATTAGTAAAAAATGATGAGATGATTGGTAAGTTCTTTGATACAAAACGCAGTGTAGAAGAAACATATGCAAAGAAATTGGAAGACCCACAATATTCAATTGGAGTATTTACATTTGCAGGTGAAACAGAAATGGTTGATGAATCAGATTACATTGAATTATATACTAGTAAAGGTGGATATATTCAATGGAAAAGAGGTTGGGAGTTTTACGGTGATAATGTGAATGATAGATGCGTTGAGGAATACCGAGAAGGTGATTATATCTTCAAAGTAAAGAAAGAACATGCAAGGCACACAGTTTGGGGAAGCTATGTTATACGTGATACAGAAAATGTAGATATTATCAAACCATACAAAAAACCTAAAGAAGTAGAAGAGGTAAAAGAAGAAACTACAGAAGATGCAGAAGTCAATCAATTAAAAGAGCAATTGAATCAAGCTATTGAAGAAGTAACAACTAATGAAAGACATAGAAACATAGGTGGATACATTGATGCAATCCCAGATTTGCCAGATTTAAGATTAATTTCAAGAACAAGAACAATAGAACCAATACGAGCAGAAGAAATGAGAGTAGCACCAGAAGGAATTGTAGTACGTCCATATGCAAGACAGTATACAACTAGACCATCAAGTTTGTGGATAGATTGTTTACTTGGAACTGATAGTATAATGAAGGAATCTGATGAAGCTGAAAAGATTGAGCCATTAAAATTAACACAAGAAGATTTAGATTGTCCATTTTAAAATAAATGGAATAATCGCTTGACAAGAGACATATAATTTAGTATACTAGAGTTAACAACAAAACAAGGAGTGATGTGGATGACAATCAACTATCAAATGAGAAATGGTATTGTAATCGTGTTGCAGGAAGGTATTAGGCAAGCAAATGCAAAAGGTCGTAACCTTGACATGTTGAGAGATACATTTGAAAAGCTAAATGACACAGAAGGATATGGATTTAGAAACTTAACAGAAAGCAGATACATTGATAGTGTTTTATACACTAAATATGATGATGCATATGAAATACTAGAAAATGGTGAACCATTATTCACAGTATATAAAGACCAAAGAGACTCTATGTGGGTATTAGAAGTATATTCAGCAGATTTAATGAGTAGAGAAGAATTGATTGAAGAACTGCAATTGAGAGCTAAAATCAGAGAAGAATTGGAGGGGTGTGCATGAATCATACAGAAATCTTATTCTTTAATGTATCATGGTGTAATCACAATGAGTGGATAGTAGAAACAAATGCAGGATATTTAAATGTTAGAAAGGATAAGCAAGGATATTATGTGTCTGGTGGAGTAAAGGTTGAAATCATCAACAATGTACCAACTACTACAAAGACAATGACTGATGAGTTTGAACAGAAATTAATAGAAATGGCAAAAGCGCTTCCGAAATGCATTGTATGTAAACAACGTAAATGCAAATGTAAAATATAGGAGGAATGTCTATGAAAAGAAGTGATTTAATGAAAATAGGTGATGTGTATTCTCGTAAAGAATATGAATATACAGTTGTAAGTCGAGTAGAACATGCACATACTGGTGGTTATGTTTATATGATTCAACAACGTTTATATGGTCAAGATGAAGTCACATATTACACACAATTAAGTCATTTCGGTGAAGGTTATACATTTATTAGAAATGAACTAGAAGACTAGGAGGAATGTACATGGCTAAATCAAGAAACAAGTATTACAACCCTAATCCATTAAAGAAAGAAACTGGTGATTGTGTAGTTCGGGCAATGTGTAAAGCAACTGGTAAAGAATGGGATGAAGTGTATAGTGAATTATATGATATAGGATTTGAATTGAAAGTTATGCCTAATTGTGATGAAGCATGGAAACAATTTCTAATCAACAATGGCTTTACATACAACAAATTAACTATCAAACGTGGTACTAAACGTCCTAAGGTAGCTGAATTTTCTCAAAAGAACAAAGAAGGTACATTTGTATTAAGAGTAGCTAATCATCTTGTTACGCTTGAGAATGGATACTATTATGACCTATGGGATAGTGGCTCATGCTCTATGTATGGCTATTGGTCAAAATAAGTTCTTGACACAATTGTGTCTTTATATAAATACATCATGAATAAAGGAGATTGATAACTATGAAGAGTAAATTCGTAGCGTATCTTTTACACACATTCTTCGGGGTGCTAGGAGCAGGGAGATTTTATGTAGGGGATATAGGTATGGGATTATTACAACTCTTTACATTGGGCGGTTTAGGCTTCCTATGGATAGCAGACTTCTTTCTTCTAAGTGGGCGTGTTGATTACAAGAATGTTTTACTAGCCAGTAGAGCACCAGTACAGGTAACAGTGAACAATATCAACAACAACAATAACCATTGACACCCACTATTATTAGTGGGTTTTTCTTTGTTCTGTTATAATGCTGTACTATTACAGAGTTGTACTAATGGTAAACTAGTACAGATGAAATTTTATTTCACCTTGTCATGATTGTTTCTGGTTGTTTTGGTTGTCATGATTGGACTATTGAAAGAAAATTTCAAAATTGGGTATCAGACAAATACATAGGCACATAAACTAATGATATAACAAACAAACGGGAGCGTGAAGAATATGTATAATGAAGTGATGCATAAAAAGTATGTAAAGAGTGTTATGACACGTGGAGTAAGCAAGTATATGGCAGAAGAGATTGTTGAAACAGCTATTAGTACAGGTAAAGGAAAGAACGTTGAACAGTACATAAACTATGCAATGACATTGGTTTATGGATTGAATTACAAAGTAAATTAAAATTAGTTTTAAATAGCAGTCATCTTTCTGTTGTCGGGTGCATAGAATAATGATATAATAACAATCGACAACAGAAAGGGAGATGCTAACATGATTGAATTAAAAGGATATGAATTAAATAATATTTTAAATGATGAAGAGGATGTATTGGATGAGTTTTATGATAAAGATGGCTCTGACTACATTTGTGATGAAGTAACAAAGATTGCAGATGGAGCAATACCTATTTACAACTATGATGTATGGAAATATGCTTCTGATATTCAAGACCATATTGAAAGCGCAATAGAAGAAGGAATTGCAGGAGCAAATGAAGATGGTACAGTGGATTTAATTAAAATATTCCAAGCAGGTTATTATCAATATTATAGCCAATTGATATATGAGAATATGGATGCATTGTGTTTCAATTATGTAGCAAAGAAAGTTAATGACTACTTAGACAATGAAGATACTTCTGAAATTGATGAGGATGCAATTGAATCACGTATTGAATCAGAAACAGAAGACTATGACCACAACAATATGTTTGATGCATTAGAAGAGATTGCAAATCAAATTATTGAAGAAATCAAAGAAGAAGCGTTTGTATCATAAGCATAGCCCCACTTTAAAAGTGGGGAAAATTTTTTATCACATTCGCTTGACAAGAGCATATAATATAGTGTATACTAAGAGTAACAAAACAAAGGGAGATGGTCGAATGGCTAAAACAACAGTTCATGTATATAGAGTAGATACAATTTGTGAAGATGTAATCTTTAGAGTAGAAATCACACATAATGGTCACACTCAGTGGGAAGGTCTTGATTGTGAACAAATGCAATCGTTCATTCGCAAACCAAACACTGAAATTACTTATGATGAAGAGTTTGAAACAGAAGACTACAACATTGAGCAGAAGCTTGAAGAGTTGCATTGTGTAGAAATTTGCAGTGATGATACTGATGGTGAGTATGATTTATATTTCCATAAAGTAAGAGCTAGACATGGAGAAGTTGAATATGATGGAGATGGAGAGTTTATCAGAACATATAAGAGCCTTAAATCAGCTCAAAAGAAAGCTTTAACATTATCTAAATACACTATATAAGGAGATGATTGTATGGCTAAAATGAATGTTCGTGAAGCATTAGAATATGTTGAAAAGGCAACAGGCATGAAGTACACAGAAGAATTACAAAATAAAATTCTAAACTTTTTAGATAAACTACCTCATCATCCTAGTAATGTTCAATATCATCATAATGGTGGGCTTGTTGTAACTATTTGTGATTATGATTATGGATGGTATGCAGAGGTTTTAATTGAAAATGAAAATGATGTTATAAATGTAGAAAGAATAGATGGAGATAATCTTGACCCAAACCCTCAACGTGTTAAATCAAATGTAGAAGCTTTAGCATTGTTGAAGGAGTATAGTGAAATCAAATGGGCTAGTGATATAGATGAATATTGGAATATGAGTGATGACCATAAATATTGGAGAAGAATGAATGAAATGAATGAGAGAGCATTTGAAAAACAAAATGAAATAAAAAATAAACTGGCATAATTCTCTTGACAGAAGAATATAATAGGTGTATAATAAGGGTAACAACAAAAGAGAGGATGATATAAGTGGATAAATTACAAAATGAAGTTAATATGAGTATGAAAGAACTGAAACAAAAGTTGAAGAAGTTAAAGAATTTGCAAGATTTAACAGTTCGTATTTATAATTATGATGAGAATGATGAAGAAGGTTATATTGTAGAAGTCGTATCTAACTTTATGACTGATGACGACACGTATTTTGATTTAAATACGTATGGAACAGAGAAAGAAGCTAAGAAACGTGCAGAAGCAGTTAGAAAGACATTGAACGTTAATTATAAGGTAGATGATGGAGAAATTGAAATATATCATGCATAAAGTGTTTGACAAGAGCATAAAATAATGATATAATTAACTTAATAACAAATAAGGGGATGATTGAATGACAAAACAAAGAAGAACGTTCACTGTAATTCGTAAATGGGCAGAGAAAAATGGTTATAAAGTAGAAGAAACTTATGCATATGGAGACCAACCTGCAATACGTGTATTCATCAATGAAAAGTTATCTTATAAAGCTGAAATGCAAAGAAGCACAATTTATATGAGTATCCGTGGTCAGCGTGGTGAGCCAGCAGGACTATATATCACGGAAGAAAGAAAACGTGAAGAAGGTCAACCTTGGAGAAGAGACTATTCTTTCCATAAACCATCACAGAAGTATGCTATTGAGGAAATGGATTATACAATTAAGAAAATGGAGCGTGATGCTAATGAAAAGAAATAAAAATAAAAAGTCGCTTGACAAAAGAAACAATAGAATGTATAATAAAGGTAAGAACAAAAACAAACAATCGAATGGAGTGTTGCGAATGAAAAAAATGGAAAATCAATTAGTGGAATTATTAAACATTCATGCTACATCTGGAAATGAAAAGCCTGTACGTGATTACTTAGCAATGACATTATGTAGAGAGAAATTAGTTGATACAATGCATGTAGATGAATATGGAAACTTACTAGGACAAAAGACATTTGGAAATGGTAAGGGTGCAACTGTTCTATTATCAGCACATATGGACACTGTAACCAATGTGAAATTATTCAAAGAATTAATCATTGAAAATGGTAGTATTCGTGCTCAAATGCCAGATGGAAAAGGTAGTGCGTTAGGTGCTGATGATAGAGCAGGTATAGCAATCATATTAACAGTATTACGTAACATGGATAAAGTAAACTTCAATGGTAAAGTATTAGTAGCATTCTCAAGAGAAGAAGAAATTGGATGTGTGGGTGCATCAAGAATTAGAGAAGAATGGTATGAAGGTGTAGACTTAGCAATCGTATGTGACAGAAGAGGTAGTAAAGACATCGTTGTAGGCTGTTGGCAAGCCTTCTGTTGTGATGAAGTAGGAAACTTCATGGAGAACGTTTCAGAGTTAGCAGGACTTGACTACATGTGTGTAGAAGGTGGTATCTCTGATGCTTGTACATTCTCAGAAGCAGGAGTAAATGCAATCAACTTATCATGCGGATATTACAATGAACATACTGATAAAGAATATGTAGTGATATCAGAAATGAAACGAACTGTAAAGTTAATCATGCAAACATTTGGGGTAATCAATGACTTCTGCCATACATTCACAGAAGTACCACCACAAAATCAATGGGTTGCAAATTCAATGGGTGGATACCAATATAAAGATGTAGCATATTATGAAGAAATGTTTATGGGGGATTTTGTAGAAGAGACTGATTTTGTAGAAGATTTATTTGCACAAGTGGAGGATTCAAAAGGTGATACAATTGTATATGAATTTGGAAACAATGTTATAATTAATCAAGGTAGAGATGAAATTATTTTAAGTAAAGCATCATTAAAAAGTCTCGTAGAACAGTTACATGGGTCATTACGAACATATAAATAACATTTAGGAGGAATGCATATGTGTATGATTGTAAACGTACCTAAGGCTAATCTGGAGGGTGTCAAAGCCCTCCACAATTACCTCTATGATTTAACAGAGCCAAACTATGAAGTGTTGGAATTATATAAACAAATTGATGATGAAGTTGATGAGCTTGAAAATGCATTTGCAGAAGAAGCAGAAGAAGTAACAGCACAAGAACATTTAGATGATATGAGGACGGAAATTGAATGTTTAATTGCAACGATTAGGCAGGATAAACCAACACGAGATGACATTGTTGAAGAATTAAAAAGAATTTTATTTTAGTCGCTTGACAAAAGAATAATTATGATGTATACTTGAGATAATAAGAAAACAAAACAAATTCAAAGGAGTGGTGTTCATGAAACTTAAATCGTTAATTGACCAATTAAATACAGAGGTAACTGCAAAATTTAGAGGTGTAAAGTTTGATAATATTGGAAAACTTCATCAAGAAATCATTGCAATCACAGATGAAATCCTTCAAAGAAATGAAACAGGATTACAAATAGATTATTGTTGGGATATTCACATCAAAGGTGAGTACCACAAAATTATGAAGTATAACATTGAATACACAGCAGATAAACGCTATAAATATGATGTAAGAGGTAAAGTACATTTCCTAACATTTGAACCATTAATAGCGATGCCAGAGGATGCAACTGTAGCTGATTTAATCCATACATCATTGTTAAATGAAGCTAAAAAGCATCATCAACGTATGCAAGAGGAAAGACTTGAGATTCTTGAGCAATTAGCAACTAACAAGCATGGCATCGAACATTGGGAGCAAAAAATCAAAGAGCTAGAATCCCGTTAATAGACGGGGTTTTAGCCACCTAAGAAATTTGTATAAAATCACAATTTTATTAAGATAAAGGGAGAGATGTTTATGACGTTTACAGAGGTACTAAATCATGTTCTAAATAATAGTAAGTGGGAAATAACAAGTAAAGGCAAAGATTATTTCAATGTTGAAAATGAAAAAGGTCATGGAGCTTATTTACAAACATGCTCTTTAACTAAAGACTTTACAATTTCTTCTACTGTAAAATATAGTACTATGGGGTGGGTATTAATACGATTACAAGCTGAAACAGGAATAGAACCAATCATAGAAGGATTAGAATGTGCATTTGAACATAGCAATGAAAGAACTATAGACAATGAAAAAATGGAGCGTAGAGATGTAATTAAAAAAGAAATCGCACGATTACAACAATTGCTCAAGGAAATATAAAAACGGATTACCTTTTATTAAAATTATAAGGAGTGATGTTGATGAAAGTACAAATCAGATTAACTCATAGAGGATATGTTATTTATTGTTTCAATTCTGGTCGTAATTACTCTCTATTAGGAAGAAACAACCAACTGACAACTATTTACTACAAAACAGAACAGGAAGCTATTGATGAAGCAAAAGCAAATAAATATACAATTGTTGAAAATTATTCATAATTCGCTTGACAGAAGAATAAGAATATAGTATACTAAAGATATCAACAAAAGAGAGGATGTTGTTTATGATTACATTTGATGAAGCAGTTGAGTTGTTAGAAAGTGGAATGGAAGTTACTTTAGAATGTGGTGGTTATGATTATGAAATATCACCTGCTGATGATTGGGTTGGTGGAGATGGTATGGAAGGTTATATTAGTCTAGCACTAGGAAATGTAGTATATGACAGTGCAAAACGCATTCTGAAAGAATCTATTAAACATTTAGAATCAACAGGAAGTCCAGTTGGTATCACTGCATGAAGATAACTAAAACAGTTTATGAAGTCATTGATGTGACAATCGAGGATTCAAGCTATTTCAAGGCTTTAGAAAAAGCAAGAGAGCTTGAAGAAGATAAATTTAGAATACAAACATGGTATATATCAAAAGAATCACCAGAAGGCAAAGTATGGTGCTTTGAATTATCAAAACGGGTGCTAGTGAGACCTAAATATCGGGAGGAATGTATATGACACGTATAAATAAAACTGTAAACAATTTAAAAACGGTATGGAAACAATTGGATGATGCTAGTGGAGCAGTATATAATGCATTGGCAAACCTTACTGAAATGACTGATTTAGACCCTCGTGTACATCGTCAAATGGATATGATTGATGTAACTCGGATTGATGGTTTGAAACAAGAAATTGAAGCCATGATTGAAGCTAAAGGAGGTAATGTTAATGACTAGTATGATTCAATGTATAAAAGATGTCCCTCTTGGTTCATCACGACACTTATTTTATTTCCTTAAAGGAAAAACATACACTTCATACATTCAAGATGGAGAATTGTATGCATGGGATGAACAAGGAAATCCTCATGGTGTGAGCAGTGAAGATGATGATTCATGGTTTAAATTGCACTTCATTGATGTAGATACAACTGTAGAAGAATTAACGCCAGAAGAACAACTTCAATTTCATGTCCATCACACACAATTAAAGATAAGAGAAGTAAAATCAGAAATAAATATATTGGAACAAGATTTAAAACGGGTACATCATGAGGGAGCAAAAGAAAGCATTAAGGAAAGAATTGATGAATTAAGAAAATCTCTTATGCAATTGACAGCTAAGTTATTGGATTTGCATATTAATGAGTAAGGTTGAAATTCTTCTCAGATTACACGAGGAATTAGCAAAAGCACAACTTAGACAATTACCTCATACAACTAAAAAGAGTGGTTGTATGAGGGGTTTAGAAATAGCTATTAAGATAATAGAAGAACAAAAGGAGTGATTGTATGGAAGAGAAAACTTATAAAGTGGATGGAGATAATATTATTATAGATTGGAAGAAATTGAATGAAGGTAAATTATTAACCCAAACAGAACTAACAATATTCTATACATTATGTGACAAAATTAAATGGAATCAATGATAAACATTGTCAAGCTTCTATGTATTCTTGGATTTGTGTATCTGATAAGATTAGCAAGCAAATATTAGGAGGGGTTATATGATACCTATAATGGCTTTGAGATTAGCAGAAGGGTTTACTATTAAAAAAGTAGAAGAAACGCACCACTCGCCAGAGGGGAAGCCTTTGGTAGTGAGAATACACTTTACAAACGATACATTTACAGATATAAGAATGGATACTGTCTGTTGGTCTGGAATAGTTCAATATTCTTATTTAGATATCGAATAGGAGGAATGTATATGATGCAATGGCAAATAGATTATCAGAAGCATAAAGAAGAAAGGAAAGCTTATCTTAATAGAATGTATCCGAATAATAAGATACAAGGAATTGATATATCTCATTTACGTAAAGTTGGATACTTAGTTGGATTAGGAAGTACCAAAACAAAGAAAGAATTTATTGACAATATTATTTCTATGCAAAATAAAAACAATCCTATCATTGGTATAGATTACAAAGGGAATTACATGTTGAATAAAGATGTAAAATTGATTGATTATCTATAGATAAAAGAAATCTTTTATAAAGGGGAGATATTATGAATACTTATAAATTTGTTTTTGCAACTGTTAATGGTGGATATGATATTGAGTATGTTGAAGCTAAAGATAAACAGAAAGCAATGGTTAAACTATTGGAGAAAGTTGATTTTAGTAAATTAAACGTACTTACTATGACAATATTTGAATATAAAGAATGATAAAAGGATTGTTTTATGAAAGGGTGATGTTATGATATTATTAGATGTTGTAAACAAATTCAAGAATGAGACTTTGAAAGAAGGTCAAACCTTTGTATTGTCTCAAGATACAGAAAGATATACAACAGCATATATCGTATTACATGTTGGTTATAATGGTAATAGTCTAACTTGTAGCCATTACAATGCAAACAAGAGAATCATTAGCAATGAATGGACTATTTATAAAAGCCATCTTGAAAAAGAAGGGTTTAAAGAGGTTAGTAGAGAATTGTTTGGTTATTGATAAAATTTTAGATTTATGCAGGAGGTGATTATATGAATGAAAGACATAAAATATATGGACTTGGAATCCTTACGGGTATTGCTATTATGACAACTTTGATGCATCTTATTGAGATAATAAAGGGGTGATGAAAATAGTTGTTGACTTACATAAAAGATAATGGTATACTTGAGGTACAAACAAAAACAAGGAGTTGATGCTAATGAAGAGAATGGCATTTTTTCTAAAAAAAGGAAATAAGAAAATGAGTAGATTCTATCCTTCACAGCTTGAATTGCAGGAGGATTACAAAGACACATTAGTTCTAGATGGATATTCCGTAGGTGTTATGAAGTTTTCTCATACAGAAGAAGCAACGGAAAGAAAATTTGTAACTTTCTATGTTGATTCATGGAATCATTATTGTATGAAAAATAAAAAATCTGCTTTTTATGGTGAAGCAGAAGGTGGGAAAATACCAGAAGTAGGCGATTTTATTATGAAAGCTCAAGAAAGAGATGTCTTTCCTTTTGCAAATTCACGTGTACAAATAAGTAAAAGAAAAAGAGTAGAAATAATAGGGAAGGTTACTCTTGAAATGGTACTAAAAATGAGAGAAGAACAAAAAGTAAGACTTGATGCACTTCTAGATAAAGCAACACAGGAAAATGGAAGATTATTGTGTTATACTAGTTATTCGGGGCAAGCGTTATTTAATGAACAATATACATTCAATGCTGAATTACAGCAAAGGAATGCTATGAATACTAGAGTTGCTTTCACAGTAGACAGAGATGCAGTTAGAATTATTAATGAATCTTCTGGATTAATTGAAGTTGAAGATATTGATTCAGTAAAATTTCTTTAAAATAAATGTATCATTCGCTTGACAAGAGCATAAAATGTATTGTATAATAAAGATACAAACAAACAAGGAGTGATGTTAAATGGCTAATCAACTAGCATGGGAAATTATGAATAAGGTTGTTTTACCAAGAACAAGTTATTTGAAAGTTGAAACATATATGACAATTCATTCTAATTACGATTGGGATAATGGTGTGGCGGTTCAAACTGAAAAAGGAGATATTCATGTTAAAGGAACGGGCGAGATTATAGATACCAACAATGTTTTACAATATTATATAGGAGAGTGATATTATGATTAAACCAAAAGCAAAACGCTGTAAAGCGTGTCTAACACTCTATAATATTGAAAAGAACGGTAAGTGTACATGGTGTAACAATAATAAGAATATAAATACATTAATTCTAAGGAGTCGATAATATGACAAAACCATGTAATTGCGAGTATATGTATGATTGTTGTGATTGTGGTGGAAATGATTGTGGATGTGCTTATTGTTGGTCTTGTAACGCTTGTGAAGACTGTTTAAATGATGATGAGGAGTGATGTATATGCAAGTACAATATGTTATCGGTGCAGGTGAAATGGAACAGCTTAAATCTTATCTAGACCTTCTAGAAGATGCATTACATGATGGTGATTTAAAGAAGCAGTTGCATTTGCTTGATTGTGTTCGTAAAGTGACAGGAACACATTGGAATGACGAATAAGGAGGAATGTTTATGAATATACAAGAAAAAGCTATATTAGTACAAAAGTTGACAAATGAAATTGTTGAAGAACTTACAAGCGAAGAATTTGCAAAAAAATCACAAGAAAATAAGAGAGTTGCAGGTCTAGTAAAAGTATTTAAAAGTCATGTTATTAGTCATGCAAGATTATTGGCTAACTGGACTAAAGGAGTAGACTGATAAAATTCTCATATTATCAAGGAGGTAATGCTATGAAAACTATGGAAACTACATTGAAAACTATATTAATTGATTATCTTGGAGAAATACATCAAGTCCAACGGAAAGTGATTATGGATGGCTCTTATTACTTTGTTAATCTTAATGGTGAGCTTAGATGCTCTAGAGATTTAAATAAGCCATTTACAGTTGGCAAACTACCTAGAGGTGCTAAAAAATCTGTATAAAAGTCTGATTTTATGGAGGAATGCTTATGGCAATGTGTAAATGTAAATGGTGTCATGATTGGTATAATCAAAAAGAAACAGAAGTTTATTGTTGGTCATGTAGAGAACTAGGTAATGACAAGAAAGATAAAAAAATGCAAGAGGAATATAATAATAAATTAAAAGGAGAGATGTCTAATGGGTAAAAAATTTCATGATGAATTATCACCAATGTTTATAAAACAAAAAGGTGCATCTGTACGTATTGGGTTAAGTGGGTCTGGTATTGGTAGTGGTTTATCTTTAGCATTCTATGATGAGTATGAAAATGATATTGACAGTGTGTTTGTTAAATACAAGAGCACTGCACTTTCCATGAGAAGTGAGATAGATAAGGTTATAGATTCTGGAGAGTTGATTGATGATACAAAAGGGTCTATCTTATCTCCAAACAGCACAGAAAGCATTCTGGAGATTTTAGCAGAAATGAAGGAAGAGAAAGACAAAGCATTTGAAGCCTATGATTTCCCTGTTTCGAATACATTGAATTATTTTATTGAGAAACTTGAAAAAGTAATTAAATAATTCGCTTGACACAAGATTTGAAGTGTGATAAAATGTAATTAAGATAAGGAGATGATGTTATGGGTAAATGGAAAACATTAAAAGAACAACTTAAATCTACTCGAACACAGTTAGAAAAAGAATTAGAAATGGATAGAGTCGATATGCTAGATTGGGTTTTGGCATACATGAATACTTTAGAAAATGAAGAAGATAAGCCGATGAATGATATCATTGTAATGTGTTATAAGGATATTACAGGTCAAAATCCAAGTGACGATGAAATAATTAAAATTGGTATCAACGTTAAAGAATTATACTATCACGATGCTATGAAGTGGGATTGGGATGATACAGAAGTACGTGATAATGTTTATAGATACGTTAGACGATATGTGAAAGGGGCGGTTTAATGAAAACTATTAGAGTCGCAACAATTTACAGTATATTTGAAAAGCTTGATGCTTATTATGATGATAATGATTCTACATACATTACATCGTTTGATAATGGTCATGATGCACAGGCTTATGTAGATAAATATGCACCAACTTATAATTATTATGTGAAAGAGCAAGGAGTTTTTAAAAACGTAAAATAGGGGTGATTCAATGAGTATGTATGAACAAGACAAATGGCAAACAGAATCCGAAACTGCTAAAAAGGTACAGGAAATGAAAATGCAAGCAAGTAAAGAAAATAACGCTATGCTATTCAACATTATCAACACTTATGAGCGTAGTGGTAATGATGTGATGGTGCTTTTTAAAATGATTCAACGAATGAATTACAAGCTTAGAGCTTATACAGAGTTTGAAGGAGATATTGAACATGCTTCACATAAAGTGCGTAATGATAGAGTTAAAGAAGCCCTAGAGACATTAGAAGAACGATTAAGCAAGATTAATGGGATGATTCTATGACGTATCAAGAAACAATAGATGCATTCAATGAAGCTATTTCATTAGGATATTCTCCAAAAGAGGTTTTACAAGAATTAGAACAATGTGAAGAAGCACATCCAAAAGCAGTAGATGAAATTCGTAGTTTAGTAAAATACGGAGTCTAAAAATTTTCGCTTGACAAAAGAATCATAATGTAGTATAATTAACTTATACAAAGGAGAGATGCTTATGAGAAAATGGGAAGAAAGAGGATTTTCACCTCCTGCTTTTGGTGGTTTGTGTGGATACTTGACAACAGAAAAAGGATTGTTTCATGTCTTTTCAATCAATCAAGATATTGATGATATAGATTTTGATTATTCCGAGACAGGAAGCAAAGAAGACTTAGTTAAAAGTTTTGAGATTGAGATTGATTACGATGAGGAAACTTATGACAAATTAAAAATTCACGTGAAAGAAGTTATACAAGAATTAGGTTTAGATAAATATGCCACAAAACTTTACAACGAATGGAGAAAAGACATAGAGAAAGCAATTGGAAAGAGGGTGTTTTAATGAGAAATATTATAAGTGTTGTCTGTTATATATTGTCTTGTGCATGTTTAATATGGGTATGTGTTTTGTTAGGTGTTTGGTAAATAAAATCTTAATTTTAACAAGGGAGATGATTGTATGAAAAATAAAAAGAGCTATCATATAGGTAAGGATTCATCTGGAACAGAACAAGTTGTCATGGTTGGTACTGTCAGAGACAATGAACATTATGGATATATCTGGCACGAAATAATAGGAGATGACGGTGCAGATTTAGGGGATTTGTTAGAAGAATACAATGGGAAAAGGGTAAAGGTAGTTGTTTCTATCTATGAAGATTGATAAAATTTTACTTTTAACAAGGAGGAATTTATATGGTAAAAGGAACTTGTACTGTATGTGAAAGAACAATAGTTGCTGAAAAAGATGAGGATATTGTTGGAAGTGCGTATGGAAGTATTTGTAGCATTAAATGTTTTGATGAACTTTGTGATAATATTCTATATGTTAATAGAAAAGAATTTGGTGAATAAAAGTTTACTTTTATGAGGTGATATTATGTATCCAATATGGGGTTTAATATTAGGAGGTATCATTTATACAATACTTGGAATATTTCTCATCATCCTAACTTGGTTATGTTTCTCCAAAGGTGGAGATGACAGTGGTACAGGTAAGGATGATGGAGGTCAAGGTAGTAATGGTGGATTATTTTAATAAAAACTCAATTTTATAAAGGAGTGGTATAATGAAAAAACTTATTACAGTATTGTTTCTAGTCCTCTTGGTTGGGTGTGGCGGTGGGCAAACGTTCGAACAAAAAGAATTGAAGTTTGTGGGAAATACAGTTGTTAAAGCTAAATATGAAAAACAAGTAGCTATATTTGAAGATAAAAATGGTAATGTTGTTAGTCTGTATTGGGATGATGAACCAAAACCACTAGAAAAAGGTGCAATATATAAGGTAGAATATCAAACAAATGACTTTTACACTACATATCTTGAAGTAAAAAATTATGATAAACAATAAGGAGAGATGTCTATGAAATCATTAGAAACAGTATTAAAAAAGCGTGAAGAATTAAAAGGTCAATTAGAAGATGCAAGAGGAATAAAAAATGGTTTCGGTATTGCAGACTGGTCTAAACTGTCTGATGAAGAGAAAAAAGACTATTCTCGTGTAATGAATCTGATTAATACATTGAATATACAGATTGATGCACTTACATATGTAATCAATTATGATTCAGAATTGTTAGATATGAAGAAAAAACAATCTGGAGGGTGGAATTAATATGGAATGGAAAAAGACTTTAAATTTCAATATTCCGATGCAAGACCAGAAAAGTTGTGATAAGTATAATAAGATGCTTTCAGAGATGTCTCACGATGGTCAGTTTACGCCAATTAAATCAACAGAGAAACACCTTGAAAATTTGATTGTGGAGCTATATGATGCATTCTGGAGCGTTGCAGAAGCAGGTGGAAAGTATTTAGGTGATGGTGTCAAAGTTAAAATTGAATTAGAATATGACCCAGAAGATAAATAGGAGGGATTTTATGATAAAATTAATTGTTGAATCAAAGTATTGGGAAATTAAGGTGCGAGTAGGTAATGACCACGGTGTGAAAGAGTATGTTGAAACAAGAACATATGATACAGAAGAAGAATTTCACAATGCTCTTAAATGGATGAACTACTATGACATTCCACTTGCAATCCGTGAAGTGGTTGAATACAAAAAAGATTATGAAGAAGATGAAGATTATTAAAATTTCGCTTGACGGGAGAATTATTATAGTGTATACTAAGAGTAACAAAACAAAGGGAGATGATAATATGGAGAAAGTAACTTATACTTTTGAATTTATTGTCGGTCAAGAATATACAAATGCTGATGATGACATTGTGGTGTTTCAAGGTAAATACAATGACGAATATGTGAAAGTCTATTATCCTCTTAATGATATGTATATCAATATTAAAGTGAAAGAATTTATTACAGACTGGTGGACAAAGGAGGAATCCGAATGAAACAACAATATGTAAAGATTGATACAGAAAATATAAGTGAAGATTCATTGCGTTATGTTAAAACTTATCTTGATACTGATAAACCAATTGAATTACATGGGGTAACATTGTCAAGGTATAGCAATACTCTGTATCTTGTGAAGCTTGATAGACCAAGAGACATTCCATTGACATTTGATGATTCTTTATGGGTAAGATTATTTGGCAACAGTAACGAACCACAAGGATATTATATAAAAAATGGTCATAAATTTGCTTTGATGTCTTGTAATTACTTCACAGAAATAAAATAAAAACAAATTAATGATTCGCTTGACAAAAGAAACAAAATATAGTAAACTATTATTAAGGAGATGGTGCTATGAGATATCCAGACACAGTAATGAAAATATGGAAAGACCACATAGCAAAGTCGGATATGGTTAGGGTATTAAAAAAGAAATTGAAGAATCGTATCTCTATTAACACTTTAAAAGAGCATCTTGCATGGGAGAAAAAACATGAAGTTGATGTAAGAGATTATGATGGATGGGAAGAATTTGATGATGTGGGTTATGGTAAAGCATTAGCAAAGAAAGAAGCCCGTATTGAATTACTGGAACAATTAATTCGATTAAAGGAGCGTGATTAAATGTCTCTTAAAAAAGGTCATTTCACTGAATTTGCAGAAGAATTAAAGTATTTATTCCAAAATGGTTGTTGTATCTTGTTTGATGAAGACAATATGCATGATGAGATGGAAGAATTTCTAGAAAGAAATGGTGTCAGATACACTAGACACCATGATAGACAGCATGGAACAGGAATACCTACTCATGTATTCTATTTACATGAAGACTGGAAGGAACGATAATATGACAAATTCAATGATTGAAGGATTATTGGGTTTGACTTCAATATTTATACTATGCATGGCTTCAATAGCGTTTGGTGTGCATACTCGCAAGCAAGAAGAAAAGAAGGAAGTCCAAGATAAAGAGAGACTAAAGCAAGTGAGAGCTGAAACAAATCAGTATTTGAAAGAACAAGGTTATAAGCCTAAAATTAAAATTGAAATAAAAGATAATAATCATTCTTGCAGTACAAGAAAAAGTAGTCCTACAAGAATTAAACCAAAACCAAATAATAATCGTGACAGTAATGATGACTATCATCGTAGAATGGAAATAATTAGAAATTCAAATTTAGGAGAGTGACAATATGAATGTAGCGGAAATTATAAATAAGGCTAATATGCTTGAGGAAGGGATGAATCGCACTTCTAAGGCAATTGCATTAGGAATGAGTGCAGGAAGTCCACAACACGTAATAAACAGTCTCTTAAAGGATTATGAGCGATACAGCAGTGAATACTATAAATTCATGCAAACAGAAGTTGAAATGGATAGTGGATTAAATGAGGTGATTCAAATTACATGGGATGGGTCATTTTTCTTAAAAAGATATAAACATCCGATTAATAATAAATATCAAATTATGTATACTAATGATATTAAATATGCAAAAGTATTTACAGATGAAAAAGAATTACAAAAAGCAATTAAATATGTTGAAAAAGAAGGTCATTCATACAGATTGTTAAAGAAGCGATAATTACATAAAAAGGGGTGGTTTTTATGAATAAAATATACAAAATCATGAATAAAAATACAGGTAAATTTTCAAAGGGTGGTTCTGATGGTGGGGATAAAATATGGACTAAAAATGGTAAATCATGGGGTAATTTAGGTCATGTACGGTCTCATTTAAATTCTTATTTGTGGATGGGTAAAGAGCATAAAAGTTACCCATATCATGATGCAGTTGTGATTGAAGTTATTTTTAATCCAGATGACTGTTATAGTGTGCCAGTTAATGATATATTCGATGAAATGAAGCTTTCAAAAGATGAACAACAAAAGAAAGCAGAAGAACGTCATAAAAATTGGGAAGAAAAGAAAGAACGTGCATTATTAGCGAAATTAAAGGCAAAATACGAAAAATAATCTCTTGACAAGCGAAGAAATACATGCTATACTAGAGTTAACAAAGCAAAGGAGTGGTGCAAATGATGATTCCAATGATAAAAACATTATTAACTTTCTGTAGAACATTCAATGGTCATGTTATCACAGAAAATGAGATAGTTGACTTCATTGACGTAGTTGAATTGTGTGATTCAGAAATAGAAGGTGCTGTATATGATGCATGTCCAGATGGATTTGAAATGGATTGGTCAGAACATTATGCAGTATATTATTCATCTGGAAGCTATGTAAAATTCGGGAACGAAAATGAAGTATTATTCACTGCAAAGATTACACCAGTACTTGAATTTAATGGTAATGTATTTGAATTGAAAGCAATCAAAATTTAGCAGGTTGCTCATATCGCCTAACAACTAAATATTATATAAAATAAATATAAATAAATATATAATTAATATAGTATTAGGCGATATGGACTACCACCTTAAATTCGATGAAAAATATAACAGAAACATTTGACTTACATAAAAAATAATGATATACTAGGGAGCGTGGAGAAATGAGAGAAAAATTAACTGATGAATTGATGGAGCACTTTGCACAAGAATATAAGAAGTATGTGGATGAGGTTGAAGCTTTTGATGATGAATTAGTATTCACTTTTGAACAATTTGTGGAAAGAGGTCTTAACTTTAGACAATTCAGAGCAAGAAAGGCGTTGGAGAAAATTGAAAAACAAAAGAAAAAGAAATAAGAAGAAACGTATTGGAGTCCTTACGCAAAATAGAGGGGCTTCCGTACCGCCAACACGAGCAGATGAAAACAAAAAGAAAAAGAATCATCGTAGAAAAGTCAAACAAAAACTTAAACGGGGTGATTATGATGTTTAGAAAGAAAAAGAAACATAAAAGTGATGGATTCTTTCTTTTCGAACTAATAGGTGAGCTTTTCTTCTTTATTTTAGAAATTCTTTTCAAACGTGACTAAAACAAAACATAAAGGGGTCGATTCTATGAAAACATTATTAAAAGGTTGGACAGGATTTGAATTAGCAATGCTAACATTATTTACAGTATTGAGCGTGTACATGTTTGTTGCCTTTGACGATACAGTATTGAGCCTTACAGCTTCTCTGACAGGTATGTGGTGTGTGCTACTGGTGGCAAAAGGTAAAGTATCAAACTACATTTTTGGAGTAATTAACACAGCGTTATATGCTTACATCTCTTACAAATCACAATTATATGGTGAATTTATGCTTAACGCTTTCTATTACTTCCCTATTCAGTTTATCGGCTTCTACTTATGGAACAAGAACAAATCAGTAACAGACAGTGTTGTAAAAGCTAAGAAATTGTCTAAAAAAGGTTGGATGTATTTAGTAGCAACTGTTGCAGGTGTTGGAGTATTGTACGGATTATTCTTAAATGCAATTGGTAGTCAACAAGCAGGATTAGATGGATTTGCAGTAGTATTAAGTATCACAGCTCAACTGTTAATGCTTAAACGATATGCAGAACAATGGCTATTATGGATTGTGGTTAACATTCTAACTATCATTCTATGGTTTAATGCTTTTATGGCAGATGGAAACAGTATTACAATCTTAGTAATGTGGTGCATGTACCTTGTGAACTCTACATACGGATACATTAAGTGGTCTAAAAATGCTAAACAGAATGAGGTGATGTAATATGTTTGAACGTAAATACATTATAAAAATGAGTAAGTTTGAGCTAATCCTAATGTATCTAGCAGGATTCACATTAGGAAGTCTTATTGGTACTGCTATAACACATTTTGCAATTAAAATATTTGGATGAGGTGATGTAAATGGAAGCATTTAAATTTATCATTAGATTATCTTTCTGGGCTTGTATAGGATTCTTAGTAGGTAAAGGACTTGGTGTAGTAATTCCACAAATATTTGGATAATAAACATAGATAAGGATGATGCTTATGACGAAAACAGTAGGAATGTACGGTGGAAAATTTGCAATACCTCATATGGGTCATGTGTTTTGCATGACAATGGCTTCTACAATGGTAGATGAACTTCACGTAATTGTTTCATATGATGAGGATTATGAGAAGAATGTATTATTCAAAGATTCAAAATTAGAACATGCTAGTTACACACAACGTGTCCGATGGTGGACAGAAATTACAAACCATCTACCACATGTACATATACACGCTGTCTATGAAACTAATAATGGTCAATTTGAAAGTTGGCAAAAAGGAGCAGAAGGAATCAAGAAAGCGATTGGAAAACCTATTACACATGTATTCTCATCTGAAAGTGCTTATACAGAATTTTTCAATAAATTATATCCAGAAGCAGAACATGTAATTATTGATGAAGACAGAAAGAAATATCCAATTTCCGCAACAAAATTACGTACAGAAGGTGTTTATAAATATTGGGATTTATTACCAGAACCAGTAAGACGACATTATGTTAAAAAAGTTGTAATTATCGGGACAGAATCATGTGGAAAATCTACACTTGTGCAAAATTTAGCAACCTTGTACAATACTAATTATGTTGAAGAATATGGTCGAACATTTTATGAAGAATTAGGTGGATGTGAAGGTGTCACATTAGCAGAAGATTATCCTCACATTGCTTACAAACAAAAAGTATTAGAATATGAAGCTCTTAAAGGGGCAAATAAGGTGCTTATTGTAGATACAGAAGCTATCGTAACACAATACTATTTAAAAATGTATTTAGGGCAAAAAGATGCTCTTATAACACGTATTGCAAACAATCAACAGTATGACTTGTGGATTTTCTTAGAGCCAGATGTAAAATGGGTTGATGATGGTACTAGGACATTTGGTGAGCAATCTGTACGAGAAGAAAATAACAAAGAATTAAAGTATATGTTAAGGTATATGGGTGTTGAATACATAACGATTAAAGGCAATTACCAACAAAGATTACAAGAATCTATAAAAAATATTGATAACCTGTTGACATAAATTAAAGATAATGATATACTATGTATTAAGGGATGGGAAATTGATATAAATGAGAGGGTGAACGTTAGCCCTCTCTAATTAAATAAAAATTTTCTCTTGACAAGAGAAAACAGTTCATGGTATAATATTCTTATCAAATAGAAAAGGATGATGTGTATGAGAAGTGTAAAAAATATTAAAGCAAAACGTAATTTCCTTAGAGATATCAAAATGAAAACAATCGAGAAACAACGTGAACTTGTTCTTGGTCGCACATACAGTGACCTTGATAAATACGAAAAGAATCTTTATGGAGAAATGATAGAATGGCTTAGAAAACTGGATGCACAAATAAATGCACTAGAATTTGTTTTAAATGAAGATACTGAAATGTTAGGTCTTTGGAAAGAAAGCATGAGAAATGTTACCGCAGGGGAAGTTATGTGTGGTGAAAACTGGTTCGAAGATGAACCATCTTATGAAGATTAAGGAGGTGATGATGTGACAAAATTCCTTGATAAACTTATAGGAGTTGCAATGGCAGTAGTCCTTATATGGGCAATGGCATTATTAACCTTTATCACTTACGGAGTAGTGACTACTTTCTTACTTAAATAGAAAAGGATGATGTTAAATGGAACAATTACATGAAGAAAAATTACCAGAATTAACACAAGAAGAAAAAGCTAAACGATACGATGAGTTAGCAGGTTGGTACTTATGGCTTAAACGTAGAACACATGATGGTCGCACAGCTAAAAGTCATGTTGAAGAGTTTTTAAAAGGATTTGCAAAAGAAATCAAAGGGGAGTGATTGTATGTTAAGTAGTTTAGCTGTATGGTATCTTAGTAAACGTAAAAAGTCTGTTATCATAGGGTTTGAAACAACAGGTGGAGAAGTCAAGTCCTTAAATCAAGATACATACTACTACAACAACACATTTGACAATACAGTAAATAAAAATAATGATGACAGCATATTCCTTGTACCAGAAGGAAAATTCAAAATAAGAATAACATCACACTCAAAACAAAATAAAACATAAGGAGAGTAGTATGTTAGACTGATAATGGAGTTGGTGTTTATGGAGAAGTACTACATGATTTTTCATCCGTATGGAGAAAGTAAACTATACGCTGTTTCAAGTCTAAACGATTATTCTGTAGACAGATTGATGAAAGATGAAGATGATAATATCATGAAGTTTGAAGATGAAGATGAAGCTGTAAAATGGTTGTTAGACAACATTAAATACAATTTTATTCCAGATGAGTACTTAGCACGTTACAGCATCAAATATAATCGTAAAAAATTCTTTAACTAACATTATTTTACAAACATGAAGGAGGTGAGACTATGAAATACATAGTCCAATCTTTGAAGGTTATGGGAATGTTGCTTATGTCTACATTCTTATTATTTCTACCTTTAGGTTTCGCTGACATTGTTACAACAGGAAGTATTGGTTTAGGATGGGGAATAATACTAATGTTTTTAGGAATATTCTTCATGTTAACATTTATGTTATGGTCATTAGATTATTCTGATAGAAAAAGAGGATGGTGATTATATGCCACGTAAAAAATACCGATACATTACAAATGGAGTAGCATTAGGGAGTGACCAGATAGGTGATTTTCGCTTGATTGGTGCGAATAATATCAAACCATCATATCATGGTTATAGCGCTCTTAGAGTGCAAATACCAGAGGATTTATCACTTGAAAAATGGAGTTGTGACCCTTACTCTACAACAGATGATAAACGAACATTAGATGAATTAGGATATGATGTAATGATTTGGGATGGACATAAGAAAAAATGGAATATTCACAATGAACTGAAAGGTATTCGTCCATGTGATTTTCCAATAGAAATGAGGATGAAACGATTATGAGTGGATTTTTAGTTGTTGATAAAAATACAGGAAAAGTTGTCTTTGACAAGATTTATACAACAGAAGGTCGAGCACAATCAATCATAAATGCAGGACTTAGAAGAGGTAATTTAAAAGGTGCGGAAGATTTAGTTGTTATACCAATGCCTAATGATAGCTTGTTGAAGAAAATTGCAAATGGTGATAGTGTGTATTCTACGATAAGATATGTAGGAGAATTACCTCTGAAAGAATTAGATATAGATTAAGGAGTGATATTATGAGTTTTCGAGATAAATTGCCGAACATTGAAGATTATACTTTCTGTTATGCTAAAGAAGGTGGTCAAGGATTTATCCACAAAGACCAATGTAAATGCGGAATTGGTGCAGAAAATAAATGTTGTGATGAAATGAAAGACCGTATGAAGTTTGTCCTTAGATTTAATGACTTTGCTGATACGGATAAAAATAGGAATGAAGTCATTCAGATTATTAAACCAGAATTTAAAGATTCTAAATGGTGGAAAGATAACGTGATAGAATAAAATCTTAATTTATGAAGGAGGAATATAAATGAGAAAATTTACAGTAAGTTATAAAGAGGTAATTTATAAGGAAGTCACAGTGAAAGCCGAGTCTCCAGATGATGCAGAGAAAATGGTTGAGAATGGAGATTTTGAAGGAGAATATGAAATTGATAGTGGGGAAGTAGAAGTAACACAAGTTGAAGAAATCTAATAAAATCTTACTTTTATAAAGGTGGTGGTGATAGAGTGACAACATTGACATTTGTTATGACAATAATAAATATTTGCGATGGAGATAAGAATCCTAATTTACGCCACAAATATACATTAGAAGATATGATTAATGCACATAAGATAGCTGAATTAGGATTGAATGTTGCAAACATAACTTTTTATGATGTATAAAATTTCCCTTTTATGGAGGATGATAATATGACAGCAGAAGAAAAATTGAAAAAGATTGAAGAATTGATTAGTGGTATGTGGGATGATGAATCAGTTTGTGCAGGAGAGATACGAGAAATATTAAACTCATAAAAAACCGTTGACAAACACTAAACATAATGATATACTTATTACTAAGGAGGATGATATTATGCAAATTATAGAAGGAGAAGGGTTTTATAGATTAGTACCTTTACATACAGCAGGAGATATATCTCCAGACCAAGGGAGAATGTTATACTTTGAGAATGATGAAACATTAATTGCATATTTCGAAGCACATCCAATGTTAATAGGTTATGAATTAACTAAAATAAGTACTTGTGAGGTGGTTTAATGAGCGATGTTATCTTAATTGAAGGATATGCTATTGTTGCGGAAAATGGTAATTATATACATACAGTACAAACTGGTGATAGAGAAATTGATGTATTTACTACTGAATCAGTAGATGATGCTGATATGTATGATACATATGATATTGCTGTAGCAGAAGGTAACCATATGAAAAACAATACAGGAAAGTTTGATTATTGGGTATCTTCACTTCCAGTAGGAGTTGTCAAAGTTGAAAAGACAGTTAAAATTGGAACAGTTAAGGGGTTGAGATAATGATTGAAGCATATGTATTTACAGCAAATGAAGATATGTTTAGGCGTAAAGCAACATTTTATGAAGGTCGTGCATACTTTGGACGATTATCTAAAAATGGAACATCATTAGTAATTAAGAGTGAAGAAGGTTATTGGATTCCTATAGTTAGATTTGAGTTAGGGCGAGGATGGAATTATATGCTTAAATCTAAATTATTCACGAGGAACGCAACTATCTATATGAGAAGTCGTAAACGTATTGAAGAGTTTGAAAATCCAAAAGAATATTTTGAAGACCCAAACAACGTTAAACGATATTCTTATGGGTCATTATTCTATGATTCAAAAGCATAGGAGGGTGATTGAATGGATATGATTAGCCACTTACTAGGAATCTATAAACAAACAATTGATTTCTCTGACAAGATGCAAAAGGATAATTATAAATTTGTAGAGAAGTATTTAAGCTATCAAGTTAGAAAGAAACGGCAAGGATGGAGAAGAGATTGTGTTGATTTTCTTGACGGTGCAATTGATGTGCAATTAAAGTTTTTAGCTGATAGAATGACAATTATAAATAAGGGGTTGTGATTATATGAGAAAACAGTTTACAAGAGAAGAAATACAATGGTTAATTGATAATTTTGAAGACTTTATGGAATTAGCAGAAGATATTTCAAGAAAATTAAACAAACTCTATAAACACAAATATGATTTTATTTCTGGAGACTATTTGTGGAGTGTAGATGATAGTCACATTACAATTAGAGATGCTTGTGATGACACTATAAAAATTCCAATTGAGTATTTCTATGATGATGCAAAAATTCAAGACTTAAACAAAAGAATAGCAGAAAAAGAAAAAGAAGAAGCAGAAAGAAGTGCTTATTATAAGAAGCTAGAACAAGACCATGAAAAAAATGAACTTAGACGTTTAATGAAGAAGTATCCAGAAATGGTTGACCGTTTAGGAGGGAAGTCATGATAGGTAAAGCACATGGTGTTGTAGTTAAAAATTTTGATGATTACACTGATGGAGATGCTATAACTAAATTAAATCAATTCATTCGAGAAAACCCCGATATTACGATTATTGATATTAAATATTTTAATGGATACTCTGTGACAGATAATCAAGATATGGCATATGGGCGTGAAAATGCTACAATTATTTATCGTGAACCAACACCCACATATGGAAGTATCTTAGATGAAATTGAGAAAGTCGGATTTCTAGATATAGATTTGAAGTTTGATGAGATAATGAAAAATATAGACAGAATTTCTGAAAATAATCAAAAACTAATTGACAAGTACAAAAAATAATGATATACTATTATTAATCAAACAAAAGGAGTGTTGCCTATGACAGAGCAGTACAAATTAATGGAAGTAACGATTGATGCTAAAATTGCAGGTTACGAGATGGGAATTGCTCACTTGAAAGCTAATGGGAAAACATCATTCAGTGAATCAGCTATAGAATTATCAGAGCACATGATTGCAGATTTAAAAGAGATTAAAGCGATGGCAGTAACTTATGATGATTTACTCTCACAAATTATGAATAAATTAAACAAATAATCTCTTGACAAGCGTAAAAGATAATGATATAATTGGTTTAAGAACAAAAACAATAAAAATTAAAGGGAGCTGATTTTTATGACAAACAAACACACAAATTTTGAGTTAGGTCAAATGGTATTCGTTAGAACTGATATGATTGGCGGTAATCAGTATGCTAATAGAGGTCGTACTGGAAGCACATATCTAACAGCAGGGCATAAAGAATACGCAGGTAAAATTGGAGTAGTTGTTAAACATAAAAAGAGTGGATATGTATTAATGGTTAATGGTAAAACAAATGAAAAAGTAATCTTCTTTGACGAAATGCTAGAAGAGTACATTGATTTAGTAGCTAAAGGTAGCATGTCTCATGAAGCAGAACGGACTGTCAACCAGATTGAATTACATAACGCAACAAGAAGTTTAGATAAGGCTCTTGAACAAAGAATGTTTGAAACTGATAAAGAAGTATTCAATGAAGTAGTAGATGCATATAATAAATTATCAAGACGATAAGGGGTGTTGTCTATGGCAATGACGGAATTGCAATTACGTAGATATGCTGAAAGTTGGTTGCTAGATAACTATGGTTTGAAATTAGTAGTACCATTGAAGTTGAATGGGAGATTGAGAACAACATTGGGATGGTTTATTTATAAAAAGAAAGCATTAGAACCTGTAGCAGTGCATTTAAATAAACAATTTGTACAAAATAATGAAAAAGATATAGTATTGAATGTCCTTAAACATGAGTTAATGCATTATGCATTATTCATGAAGGGTGAACCGCATAGTGACGGTGACTCTCACTTTGAGAATGAATTAAGAAAGAAAGGAATTGTAAGCCAATCAACAGTTGATAAATATACTATAATGAATGTGAAACAAATTTATCAGTGTAAAGAATGTAATAAGATTTTCACATTAACAAAAAGACTTAAAAATAATGGTCGTAATCATACATGTCAATGTACAGGAAAACTGATTGACCGTGGAAAGAGGGTTGTGACAACATGATAAATAAACCTCTTTTCTTCACTAAACACCAACTAAAACGAATGGCAAAGCGAGGACTATCAAAAGCAATAATTCAAGTTGTAGTTGAAAATGGTAAATGGGAGAATGGTAATAAGCCATTTTCCCACCTTGTTGAGTATAAAGGTATTGTCGTAGTTTTATATAGTCAGAGGGTACAATATAATGTAGCATCATGCAAATTGAATCGTGAGTATACAATTCAAGCAGAAGAGTTAGCCAAGAAGTTGAATGTGGATTTCTGGAAGGCTACCCATAAAATTATTCGTAGCATAGACTTGTCAGAAGAAATTGCAAATATTATTTAAAATATTTGCAATTTTCATTGACAAAAACAAAAATTAATCGTATACTATTAGTAAGAACATTAAAAGGGGAGATTCACTATGAAATATGTCTCGTTAACAAATTTGAAAAGAAATTCTGGAAAGCGGAAACATGGCTCACAATTAACACAAGATGAAAGATTAGGATTATTAAGAAGATTGAAAGAAGTTCGGGAGGAACAATGGCAACTTACACCTCATGCATTAGACAGATTAGTAGCTAAAGAGATTAATGCAACAAAAGAGGACATTGTTTCTACTATTAAACATTGTGTCATCATTGAGTATCGAATTGTACACAATGAAAGAAGAGACCGTTATGAAGAGAGAGTCATCTTGAGAGCAAAAGCGATGGTTAATCGAAGCTATAACTTAAATGTAGTATTTAGTCTTACTACAAAGAGAATTGTTACAGTTTGGATTAATCATTTTAGAGATAGACACTCTACGCTTGACTGGTCGATTTACGATAAGTATATGGAAGTGTTGGGAGTTTAATCTCCTAACCTACATATTTTAGTCATCAAATTAAATTATAAGCATATAATTTAATATAAAATGTAGGGGAGATGATTATCATGAAACTGAGGTTAGCAAGTCTAGTTTTTGGGGCATTATTAATTACAGGAATGGTTGGTTGTTCTGAGACAGCTAAACCTGTAGAGAAACCAGTAAAGATAGAGACTAAATCCGAAGAACAATTGACACAAGAATATATGACAGTTGTTAAGGAAGTGAATACGAAAAGCATTACAGCATTCAATAACATTAAAGATATTATGGATAGAGCTACAGCAAACCCTAATTTATTTGACAATGAACAATGGAGAAACGAATTAAAAAATGAATATAATGTTATTGAAGATTCGTATTTCACTTTGAAGCGTTACAAAGAATTAGACATTCCATTTGACCTTTTAAATGGTCATAGACTTTTGTTATCTGGATACGAAAATGCTTTTAATGGTAACAACTATGTATATGATGGAATCAAAGAACACAACAAAGAAAAGATGCAATATGGTGTTACATTAATGAAAGAAGGAGCTTTTGATATGAGAGCTTCTGGGTTAGATAAATACAAAAATTAAGTTGACAGCCCAAAAAATTAATGATATAATTAAGTAGTAAATAAGAGGTCATCAAAAGTACCGTCAATAAAGGATAAAATGACACTCTTAATATCTTGATAAAACTGCACTTTTATCCAGAAATGAACATACAATAAATATCCTCTATAAAGGCAACTTTTGCCACCTTAAATTTTTTGACATGATTCGACATCAATGTTAAGATAAAAATGTGTAACAAAGAGGGTATATGTTTAGAAAAAGGGGATATAATAAGACTAAAATCAAGAGTTAGGAGTGGTCACTATGACAGCCATGACAAACATAAATGATAATTCTTTATTTGATAAGGATAATCTAAAGAAGAAGTTTTTAGGTGAGATTGCCGAGTCAACTGCCAAAAGTTATAAACGTATATTCGAGTATGCTAAACCACACGAGGAATCATTAAACAAAGAAATTCGTTTCTTCTCATTAAAAGAAATGGAAACAGTATTATACGGATTTAAGGCTAACACGAGAAACACTGCTGAAACATATGGTCGTATTATCTCTAGTTACCTTAACTGGTGTGTTGAACATGGATATGTAAAGAATAACGTTTTAAAGGACTTAAAGCCAACTGACTTTGAAAAGTATCTAACTAATATGGAACAGTATATGACAGAGAAACAGCTTGCACGTTATGAAGACAGATGTGTGAATGCACAAGATTCAGTTATACTAAGATTATCATTCATCGGTGTTGGGGGCAAACAAATGAGTGAAATTCGAAACCTAAAGAAGTCTGACATTGATTGGGCAAACGGTAGAATACACTTAACTAACACATTAAAAGAAGATGATAATGGATTTCCATTAAAGTATACACAACGTTATCTAGAAGTTGATGAGCGCACATTAGACCTACTTCAAGAAGCTATTGACCAAAAGACATATGAAAAGAAAAATGGTCAAATGGAGGAAAATGAACACGTAGGTAGATATACAAATTTAATTGATAATGATTATGTCATTAGAGCTTCTATAACAAATGTTAAAGATGAAAGCAATATAAATAAACCTGCTGACAAATTTGTTATTTATAGAAGATTAGATGTAATTAAAGAAACATTAAGCATTAAAAGTTTGACTGCAAAATTTATACAACGTAGTGGTATGGTTTATTATGCAAATGAATTACTATCACAAATGAATGATGAAGAACTTACTTTAGATGAACTAAAAGTGGTTGCAGACCGATTTAATATGAAGTCATACCACAATCTAAAAGGATTCTTGACATTAGATATCATCCGTCAAACTTACACAAAATAAATTTTAAAGGAGCAAAGTATGCGTACATTTTTGATTCACAAAAAAGACATCAAATTAAATAAGACAAAACTGGATGCCATTTTAGACTCACAAAAGATGGACTATACAGAACTCCATGACAAAATTTGTAAAGAGTTTGGTCTCCAGATTTCATACAAGGGATTCATGAATATTCTTTCTAATCGTAACAGTTGGAAATTTCTGTATGCTTATGCATTATGTGAATTGTTAAAAGTAAATTATAATCAGATATTTGAATTAATTGATGTTGATGTTGATGCTGAACTTAATCAGCGACAAAAAATGAAGAACAAAGACATCCGTAATAAAGGGAGGTGATAGCTATCAGAAAATTTAGTGGTTTCACATAAATCATACTAGACAAGAATGGTCAAACATGATACGATACTAATTGACAATTAAATAATGTTATTGGGAGAGGGGTTTTTAAATGGTAAATACATCCATCACAGAGTTTATAGAAACACATAATTTGCCAGAGGATTCACGAGTATTGTTTCAGACGTTTGGCGATTGCCATTCGTTTTACATAACCCATTTAGGTAGAAACAAGAATGTATCCGATGACCTTCTAGATTACAGAGAAGAGAAAATAAAAAAATCTAACGTATCATTTGACATGTTTAGAAAAATGTGTTACACTTATGGAATCCGTCATGCTTTTGAGAAAACTTTCTTGCAAGCGTTTGACACAGAACAAATCGTCCTTATTGGATGCAAATTGCACAATCAAGATGTAGAGCTTGAAACTATTTATAACGGATTCCAAAAAAATCCAAACAAAAATATTTTGCGGTATGTACTATAATTAGTTGACAAGCGCAAAAATATATGATATACTAAGTATTGTTAGTAAGGAAAAGACATAACTTTTCCTTCACCATAAAAATCAAAAATAATTACATATTGGGGGAAATTAATAATGGCACGTAATAAAAAAGAGCGCACAGAGTTAAAACAAAACAAATCGGAATTTAAGTTTATCGGAAAGGTAACTAACGCAGATAAGGATGGATTCTTTGTAGAAGATGAAGCAAAAAGCGGTCAAAATGAAGGACGATTATTCCGTAAAATGAAATTTGGTATCAGAACATCTGAAACAAATACGTTACAAGTACAAATGTATGCTTACGAGCCAACAGAAGTTTTCTTATGGAATAGTGAAAAGAAAAAAGAAGATGCAGAATTTAAAGGATTACGTATCCCTTACGAAGAATGGTTAGAAAGTGCTGATGAGTATCGTGCAGAAGGATATACAGCACCTCAAGCACGTGTAGGTCTTGAATTTGGTGAAGATGGTAAGGTTATTAGTCATGGTGTACCAGATTATCAGTTAGCTGATATTCTATCAGAAAATGTTGAAAATGGTGACTTATTAAAAATCGAAGGTGAAATTCGATACAATAAATTCCAGAACCAAGCAAAAGAATGGATTGAACAAGTACAATGGACAATTAAGAAAGTACACGTTGTCCGAGAAGAAGATTTAACAAAAGAAGATGCAGAGGAAATGAATTACTTCTCACAAGAATTTGTATTCATTGATGCAGAACATATTAAAAAAGAAAAGAAAACAATCGTTACAGGTCGTGTTATTGACTTCCGTAAGAAATGGTATGACAAACAGTTTGAAGTTGTTTACAAAGATTCAGAGGGTAATGAAGATGCAGAACTTAAAGAATTAGCAACAGGGTTAGCTAAAGAAGTTAAATTTGGTGATGTTTTAACTGTTTGGGGCTATGCAGTGAACCGTATTATCACAACAAACGAAAAATCAGAAGAAGAACAAAAAGAAGATAAACGTAAGAAGAATCTTCTAAGTGGGTTGGGTGGTAAAGCACAACCGAAACATGCTGAAAAATATACTGGAACACGATTTGAAAGTGGTTTACAGATTCAAGGTGTAGTAGATTGGCAGGATGGAGTATATGATGAGGATGATTTCCCTAACCAAGAATTAATTCAAGAAGAAGATACATCATCTAAGAAAGCTAGTGGTTTAGGTGGTAAGAAATCTAAGACAGCAAATCCATTTGCTAAAAAGAAAGAAGAAGAGGAAAATCCATTAGAAGGTATTGATGAGGACGATTTACCATTCTAAGATATACATAAACGTAAAAAATAACAATATATTAAAATATTAAACTGAAACATTAAGAACATAGGGGCAATAACTTAGAGAAGAAAGCCCCCTTCTCTCATAAATTGAGAGAAAAAGGGGAAATTATAATATGTCATTTTTAAAGAAATTAAAAGCCAACAAACCAGAAGCTAAATTAGAAGGATATTTCATGACAATGTTAGGAAAATCTAAATTCGGTAAGACAACATGGGCAGTTGAAGTTGTTGAAGAACATTTCGGTAGTTTAGAGAATGCATTATTACTAGGTACAGAGATTGGTTATAAGACTATGAATGGTGTAATTGCGATTCCTATCACTGGTTTTGAATGGGCAGAAAATGAAGACGATGATGATGAAGAAGTAAAAGCTAAAAAGACAGACAATGAAGAACGTGGATTCATTGAAGTTGTAGACGAGTTAATCGAAAATAGAAGTGAAGTAGATTTCAAGTTTATTATCATTGACACAATCACAGCATTAGAACGTTATGCTACAAAACATGTTATTCGTCAAGCGAACCGTCAAGATAACCCTGCAAAACGTTATAAAACAATTGCTAACATCCCTTGGGGTGATGGATATACAATGGTTGGTGAAGCTATCTATGAGCAAATTGACCGTCTTAAAAAGGCAGGATATGGCGTATTAGTAATTGGTCACGAAAAAACACGTAAGATTAAAAATAAAGATGGTTATGAGTACGATTACACAGGATTAAATGTTATGGGTAAAGTATCTGACATCATTGAGCGTGAATCAGATTTCATTATTTACGCTGACTTAATGACAACAGAAGGTGAAGATGGTAAGCCAAAAGAGGAACGCATGTTACGATTCCGTAGTGATGGTAATTTCCTTGCAGGTTGCCGATTCAAACACTTCCCTGCATCAACTAGTAACGAACCTGCTGACTTCCTAAAAGCATTCAAAGAAGCTGTTGAAGCATCATCTGGTAAGAAATTACCTAAGAAAGTTGTAGAACCAAAAGAGGAAGTTGAAGAAGAAACAGAAACAGAACCAGTAGTAGAAGAAAAACCTGTAAAGAAAACTAAGAAAGAAAAAGAAGCAGAAAAAGTACAGGTTGAACAAGAAGCGGAAGCTGAGAAATCAGCAGTAGAATCAACAACTGATGAAGATGTTGCAGAAGCAATTGAAGCTGTAAAAGCAGAGATTGGAGAACTATTGACAGATATGGCATTAGCAGACAAAAAGAAATGTGCAGGTCAATTTAAAAAAGTAACAGGTGCAATTGATTATAAAAAATCAAACAACTTAGAAGATTTACAAGAAGTATTAGAATTTGTTAAAGAACTAGCTTAATACATAAAAGAGATAATGTGGTAGGTTGAGATATTCAGCCTACCACATCTCATAATAAGGCTAAACTAGGAGCGATGAAATGAAAAAAATTATGATAAGTGGAGTGATGACAGTCAGTTTAATGTTGACAATAGGCGTTGGTGCTTATTCTTACAACACAATTGACAGAAAGAATGCGGAAATCAGTGATAATAAGAAAATTATCAATAAATTAAATGTAGACAATGCTGATAAGAATACCCGTATTAACGATATCGAATTAAAAATGAAGGATATCGAAAAGAAGTTTGTACAGTCAGAAGAGACAACAAAGAAACAGGAACAACAGATTACTGACCAAACTAAGAAGATTGAAGAACAAAATTCGCAGATTAAGAATTATGAGTCTAAGATTTCAGAGTTGGAGAAAGAATTAAATTTTAAAAAACAGAAGAAAGGAAGTGATGTGAAAAAGACAAATAATGTAGAACAAAAGAATGGTAGAACAATTACAGTTGAAGCAACAGCATATACAAATCATCCGTCAGAAAACGGTACATATGGTGGAAAGGTTGTTACTAGAACAGGTTTAGATATCTCTAGTAGCATCACTTACAATGGTATGGGAATCATTGCAACAGACCCAGATGTTATACCGTTAAATTCAATTGTAGAGATTGAAGGATTAGGTACATATATTGCTTTAGATACAGGAAGTGCTATTCAAGGTAATAGGATTGATATATTAATGGCTAACAGTAACCTCACTGATAATTGGGGTCGTAGGAATGTTAATGTGACTATTTTAAATTAGGGAGAGGTTTTATGGCACACATAACAATTATTGAAGGTACACGTGGCTCTGGTAAGTCTACAGTGGCACGAAAAATGCGTGATAAGATTTCAGAAATGACATTGATTAACTTTACAGGTTTTCATGATGATGGCTATGAAGGAATGAAAAAAGTATATAGATACTACATTAACTGGATTAGTACTTTACATGGATTCTGTAAGGAAGATATTCAATTGATTTGTGATAGATTTTTCTTTTCTGAACAAGTATACTCACAGTTATATAAAGATTATGACTTTACAGAGCGATATAATTTTCTTTCAAAAGAACTATTCATATTATCTCAAATTGGATTAGATATTGATATCGTATTCTTGAAAGTAGAAGATGAAGAAATCTTACAACAACGTTTAATTAGAGATAAAGTATCGTTTGGAAAAGCAGAAGAAAATGCAAGACAATCATTGTTACAGCAAGAAGGTTATGAGAGAGTCTTTCATGACTTTTATATGAAATATGTTGGTAATGGTACTATTCGTTTACACACGATTATTACAGACAATTTATCACCAGAAGAAGTAGAAGCAAAAGTTGCAAACATTATAAAGACTGCTCAATAGAGTGGTCTTTATTTTTCAAAATAATCCTTGACAATAACAAAAGATAATGATATATTGATATCGAAGGGAGTTGGTCATATTGGCTAAACGTACAAGAAAGTGTCAGCGATGTAAAATTGAAGATACAAACGTAGAAGATATGGAGTTTGAGATAGTAGGAGACAAGAGACCTCTACGAAAATTCTATCACAAACATTGTTTTGCAGAACATCAACAAGAAAAAGAGTTTAAAGCCGAAGAAGCTGTAAAGCTTGACAAACTAGTAGAGACACTGAAAAAGATTTATGGTGTAAGTACAGTGCCACCACAAGCTTATCCATTCTTACAGAAATTGAGAAATGGTGAGCCAGTTTATGGGAAGCAAGATGTAACAAAACGATATAAAGAGGGTTATGATTATCTGTTAATTGAGGAAACTTTTGATTACTGTAGTGAAACAATTGAATATTATAATGGAACAAAAGGATTTAATGGATTTATGCAAGCATTCAAGTATGCCTTGTCAATTATTATTGATAAGATTTATTTTGTAGAGCAACGAGTTAAAAACCGTAAGAGAGCTGATATTATTGCACAAAAGCAATTAGAACAAATGGAAGTACAAGAAGAACATGTTTCAAATTACAAGAAACCAACACGCAAGAATGATATTTCCGCTTTCTTAGATTGATAAAGGGAGAATGATAGAATGGCAAAAGTCAATACTAAAGATGAGATTGAAAAGATTGTAGAGAAGATTAATAAAGGGGCAGAGATTAACGAAGCATACTTTGCAGGGTTACTATGGGGAGACCCTTTTACTAATTACGCAGAATATAATGATGGATTATCTCAAGATGAATTTGTACATGACCAATGGGGCTTCTATTTTGAGTTAGGAAGACGAATGTATGATGAAGGTATTAAAACATTCGATACGATTACAGTACATACTAAAGTCAAAGAATGGAACGTAGAAGAAGAGTTTGATGCATTAGGTGGTATGAATACTATTGAAGATGCAATTGAAATTGTAAAAGAGAATGCAGATAACATTGAATATTACTATGAAACAATTAAACGCAATTACACTCTAAGACAACTATGGTTGCTATTTGGTGATAAAGTATTCTTAAAGAGTGGTAATTATGATTTTGAAAAAATGACACGAGAACAATTATCTATTTTCTGGAACGATAAAGTGAATCAGATTTCATTAGGAAATGTCAACAGATATGAAGCAGAAGATTTATATATTGATGCAGATGAATTTATTAGAAAATTAGAAGAAGATTCAGCAGAAATGTTACCATTCTATAATGGAGTGCTAATGAATAGTGTTACAAGTGGTCTTGCACGTGGTCACGTGGCGATGCTAGGTGGTTTCGGAGGAACAGGGAAATCATCAATTACTGCTGAAAAAGTTGTCATGTCTTGTATTAAGAACGGTGAAAAGGCAATAGTTGTACTTAATGAAGAAGATGCTCAAGCATTCCGTCAGAAAATTGTTTTAACAATTCTATGGACAGAGCATAAGATGGTATTAGACAGAAAGAAAATGCTTAATGGACAATTAAATGAAGAAGATAAAAATAAAATCAGAACAGCATTTGCAACAATGAAAGAAATGTTAAATGGAGAAGAAGCTTTAATCAAGGTAATCTTTATGGAAAAATATGTAATAAAAGACCTTGAAAAGATTGTTAGATTCTGGGCAAATAGAGGATATCACAATTTGGTGATTGATACACATAAGGTTTCAGAGGAATCAGACCATGATACTCGATGGGTCACATTTACAGAGGACATGAAGACTATTTATCGTCTTACACGTAAAAATGCAGGGGGTATGAACCTCAGAACACTTGTCACATTCCAGTTAGCGGATAATGCAATTAGAAATAGATACTTAGATTATGAAGCTATTGGAGAAGGGAAAGCATCAAAAAATGAAGCATCTGTTGTTATGATGTTTCGTCCAGTTTGGTCAAGTGAACTTGAGGATGGTAAACATGAATTAAAATGTTGGAGATTAAAGAAAATGCCAAGTGGGAAATATGAAAAAGTTGAATTTAAACTTGAAGAAGGAAAGACTTATTACCTTATGTTTTTCCCTAAGAATCGTTTTGGTCAAGCGAATGATACAGGATTACCAGTATTAGTAATCGAACCACATTTCCATACTAATACATTCTCTGAAATTGGATGGTGTACAGTGCCAAAAGATAAATCTTAAAAATAATTGTTGACGGAAATAAAAAATAATGATATACTAAGTATATAGCAAATTGGTATTAAGCAGGTGATAATAATGTCCAACTTCAACGATTTGAAAGAAATCAAGAAAAGGATATTAAGAGAGGACAAAATTGAAACAATCTTGGAAGCTCTAGAGTGTGAGAACATACATACTGAACAACGTGGTAACTTGTATTGTGCAAGATTACCAGAACATCATCACTCTAGCAATCCTAGAGCAGTGCAAGCCAAGGCAGATGAAAATATCTCCTGCTCTATACGTAACAGAAGTTTTAATGGAGATATTTTCAACTTAGTGTCATATTTGGCACACGAAAAGCGTAAAGATGAAGTACAAGGAGATTTAAACAACGCAAAACGATTTATATGTGAACTTCTTGGATGGACTGAATATATTAATGGTGTAGTAAAAAAGAGAAAAGATTATACAGCTTGTCTCAAAGACATCATTAGAAAACGTAAAAGAAGGGTTGAATTTAAACCTAATCCAGTTATTCCAGAAGAAACATTAGAGGATTATTATTATTGGGGTCAACCTCTACCATTTCAAGATTGGATTGATGAGGGGATAAGTTATGAGACTCAAGTAATGTATGGGATAGGTGTTGATGCTTTATCACACCGTATAACAATTCCTCTACGAAACAGATTTGGTCAGCTTGTAGGAGTTAAAGGTCGATTAATGGTAGATGAAGAAGATGCAGATTTCAAATATCTTTATCTATGTAGATGTAATAACAGTCAAGAATGGTTTAACTTCCATTACGCTCATCAATATATTTTGATGGAGAAGAGAGTATACATATTTGAAGGAGAAAAGAGTTGTATGAAACTCTTTGAAAATGGAATTTACAACAGCGTAGCAATTGGAGCATCTGGTATTTCAGAGGTACAGGTGCAAATGATTAAACAATTAGGACTTGACATTGACATTGTTTTATGCTACGACAAAGGACTTCCCCAAGAAGATATTGAAAAGAATGCAAGAATGTTTGAAGGACGTAATGTTTACGCAATGTTCGATACTGACGATTTATTGGCAGACAAACAATCACCAATAGATGCAGGTATCGAGATTTGGAAACAGCTTGAAGAAGATTATATCTTTGAAGTAGAAATTGCCTAAAAAAATTAAAATAATGTAATAAATAACGTTGACAGGCATAAAAATTAATGATATAATAAGATTACAAGGTTGATAGAAAATCAATCAAACATAAAATCGAAAAGAGGATGATATTATGACAAACACAAAAATTAACGAAACTTTAGCTCAAGTTAATGAAAGACCATTCCAAGTAGATTATAAAGAGAATTTAGCTGTAGCATTCAAAGCTTTAGAAGAAATTGCAATGAGTTTAGACCAAGATGTTACAGATGAGCTAAATAGAGAGATGTCAATCATCGACAAAAAGATTGTAGACCTTGAACACACAATAGAATTTGTAGAATGTAACGCATCTATGGGTTATGGATTATTTAAAAAACTTCAAGATGCACAACGCACTCGAAGAATCATCAAAGAAAGAATTGATGAAAGAAGAAGAATGATTGCATTCGTTAAACAGTATCATCAATTTAAAGGCTCATTAAAGAGTCAAGTAGATTACCAAGATTCACGCCAAGCAAGATTAGATACGCAACAGTACTCTCTAAGAGCGTACACAGAGTTACAACCATACATAGACTTAGGTCAAGAGCAAAAGGTACAACGTAGAGCAAAAGAACAAGAACAGCAATTCTTAGCACATATGAACTCTGTTGAGTATGTGACATTAGAAGAAGCGACTCAAGCTTAAAAGGGCGTAGGCAATCGACTAATTTCGATATAATCCATCACTTTTTATGATGATTATTATATAATAAAGTAAAGACAAAAACAAAAAATAATAATTTATTGGAGGAATTACACTATGAAAATTAACAAAAACATTCTTAAAGGCAACCGTCACGTTGAAATGAAAGCAGTAAAAGGACATCATTTCTATGCAGTAGTAGAATTAACAAGCAAGGACAAAGCAGGAAATACAATTAAAAAGGATGTGTTGGTTACAACGGTATCTCCAACAACTCGAATCAAAGCTGAAAAAGAGCTTCAATTAGAAGCAAAGAAAATGGGCGGTAAAGTAACATTTTTCGGTGGATTCAAAAAATAATAGGCTAAGAGTTTCTTAGCCTTTCTTGTTAAACATAAACACAAAAAATAATAATATAAAGGGGAAATGAACATGAAAAAACAACAAATACTTGATAACGTGAGAAAAATGAATAAAGGTATGGCAGTATTAGAAATGAATAAAATGCAAACGTTTTTAGCGGAACAAATGTTTAAATTAGGAATCACTAAGGATGATTTAGATTTAGTTACAAATTATGTTGGTGATGTATTCGATGCACAAGAATTAGAAAAAATCTTATTACAAGAAGCTACTGCTGATTTTGTTGAAGGTGTTACGAAACTTTTACGACACATTAAGATGGCAGAAGGATATGAAGCTATGGGAAATATTAATAAAAATATCACAGAAGAAAATTTCCATCTTGAGGATGAGGTTTCAAAGGGAGAGATTGTGAATGGTAAAGTGGATTCAACGCAAGGCGAAGGTGAAAGTAAGGAAGCGTGATGATATCAGTGAGCAAATAGCAAAAATTAGAGGGATTGAAGACTTAGATGAGTTTCTCAATCCCTCTGAAAGTGTGCTTCATGACCCGTATTTAATGAAGAACATTGATGAAGCAGGTAATAGAATTATCTTAGCTCTTATGAAAGAGCAAAATATTGTTGTATCATATGACCCAGATGCAGATGGACTTACTTCTGCTTCTACAATGATACGATACTTGAGAAATTATACTGATAAAGTAGATTTCATTTATGGTGAAAGAAATGATGGTCATGGTATTGCAAGTATGATTAAGATAAAAGGCTTAGACCAATCAGAATTACCAGAAGATGAACAGGATGAATCTAAGACTAAACGATTAGCATTGAATCTAGAAAACTTAGAAAAAATCAAGGCATGTGATTTATTAATCTTAGTTGATTCATCTTCAAATGATGCTATTGCATGTAAGTATATTGCAGAAGAATTAGGCAAAGAAATTATCATCTTAGACCACCATCAAATTGAACGTCCTAATCCACATGTGTTAATGGTCAATCCTCAACAAGAAGGATGTAAATATCCGAATAAAGCGTTATCTGGTGCAGGAGTAGTATTTAAAGTTATGCAAGTAATGGAAGATACACTTGACCAAGTAGACCCATTTGATTATATTGATTTAGTTGCTGTAGGAATGTATGCAGATATTATGAAAGTCAATGTCCCAGAAAATAGATATTTAATTTTGCAAGGATTGCGAAATGTGAAGACAATGGGACTTACACGTATTTTAAAAGGTGCAAAGATTGACAACTGGAATTTAGATTGTAATGCAATTGGTTTCGGAATCGCACCACTATTAAATGGTACAGCACGTATGGATGAATTAAGACTAGCAATTGATTTACTATTAGAAGATGATGACAATAAATGTAAACCACTACGTTTAAAGATGCAGAAGTTGAATGAAAGACGTAGAGCCATTCAGAAGGACTTAGTAGAATCTTATTCTAAGAAAGTAAATTTAAAAGAGAAAATTCTAGTTGTATTAGATGACAAAACATCAAAAGGATTTAATGGTGTTGTAGCACAACAAATGTCTGATACATTTAAACGTCCTGTAATTGTAGGTCGTAATCACAAAGGTACAATCAGTGGAAGTTTCCGTAGCTATGGAGGATTTCCATTAAAAGACTTCTTAGCTGATTTCAATGAGATTGGTGAAATTGAGGTTTTAGGTCATCCAGAAGCAGGTGGTATTGTAATGCCATCGGAACACCTAGAAAACTTAAATGAGTACATTAAACGATTCTTGCCAGACCTTGATAGTGATGAACAAACAATTGAGTATGACCTTGAATTGACACCAGAAGAAGCGATTGAAAATATTCGTACAATTGAAAAATTCAACAAGTTGACAGGCAATGGATTTGACAAAATTATTGTGAGAGTAAATGGAATCACAATTGAAAGTAAAAAGTGTATCGGAAAAACTTTTGAAACAATGAAATTTGCAACATATGATGAAATGGAACTAATTAAATTTAGAGTAAATAGTAGATATGGTGCAATTCTAAATGAATGGGATACAATTGATGCTGTAGGAGTGTTGTCTATGAATGAATTTTACAATTTCAAATTGAAAGAAAAAATTTGTACACCACAAATAATGTTGGAAGATTTCTATAAGCATGAAGAAGAAGAATAGTCAAGAGTTGATGCAGAATGTCACAGCCTTACATAATAAGTTTGGAAAGAAGTTAAAGACAGATGAACAATGGATAATAGCATATTGGAACAAGATTGACAAGATTGATATGTCAGATGGAAAGTTTGAAGTGAAAGAGATTTTAAAAGCAACTTCACCTGCCGATATATTAAGTACAGTAATGTTGTTTAAGGTTTTACAGCAGGTAGGATAAAAATTTTCTTACCTGCTATTTTTTTGTTGACAGTCACTAAAAATAATGATATAATAGGTTTACAGGGAGGGGATGTCAAATGAGCTTAATAGACTTTGGATTATACACAGCAGGTACTTTGATTGTTTTTATGATGCTGATAGCGATAATAAAGAATGTTTTTGACCTTTGGCATGTTGTAGACCAAGAAAGTTATGAAAAGTGGGAAAATCGAAAAAAGGCAAAATTTAAATCCCGTCTATAGACGGTAAATATTGAACCCAAAATACAGGATAAAATGTTGATTTTATCAAAGGAGGAATTTAATGGCTATTATTAAAGAATTAGAACGTATTATCGTAGAAAATAGAGAAGATGGTACACAAGTTACTCGACTACCTAATCAAGCAGAAATGATGCAGAAAATTAATGAAATAGTACGACAGGTCAATTATTTAACTCGAACTAAACCAAGTGAGCCTATACGTGGAGTTGGAACAAGAAAACGATAGGAGGGGTTAATATGAGTCTGAAAGATATCATGAGTAAACTTACACCCGAAAAATGGAGAGAAGTTTTGCTTAGAAGAAAGATGGGGCAAATACTAGAAGCTCATAAAACTGGTTGGGTTACGAATGATGAAGCAAAGGATATGCTACTAAATGCCTTTGAACAATATTGTGATTTTAGGGAGATGGATAAACTTAAAGAAAAAGAAGGTGAGTAAATGATAATCAATCTTAGAATTGATGGAGAATATAAACCAATCAATATCACCGAAGACGAACTACAACAACTACTTAGAACAGGTAAATTTATTAAATTAGGAGATACATATTATCATGTTGACCATATTTCAAGATTTAGCTTAACAGGAGAAAGAAAACCAACAACACATAAGAAACCAGAACCACCACAAATCATGATTAAGAGAGGTTGATAATATGATTAAAATTATTAATGGAGACATTTTAAAAGCAAAAGAGGAAATTATTGGACATCAAGTAAATTGTATGGGAGTTATGGGGTCGGGTCTGGCTCTACAGATTAAACAACAGCATCCTAAGGCTTATGAAGTATATAAAGAATTAGTAACAGAAGCAGAGAAAGAAAAGTCTGTACGCTTCCTTTTAGGTAAGTCATTAGTTGTTGAATCAAATGGTAAGTACATTGCTAACTTATTTGGTCAATATACATATGGGAAGATTGGTCAATATACACTTATGAATGCATTAGAAAACTCTTTAAAGAATTTGAAAGCATTTGCACTTCAACATGGTCTTACAGTTGCCCTTCCTGTAAAACTAGGAAGTGATAGAGGTGGAGCTGACTGGAATGAAGTTTTAAAACTGATTGAATTAGTGTTTAAAGGTCATGAAGACATCTTAACATTATATAAGTATAAGGGGTGATTCAATGAAAAAATTTGGAGTATTTACTTTGACATTTGCTTTGACAATGGCATTATTACAGGGATGTGAATCAACTGATAGTAGTCATCAAAGTGTGAATGAGAACGTTACAATTACAGATGCAAAAGTTTCTAAACTTGATTCATATCAAAGTGGGAAAATTACCGTCAACAAAGTATTCTTTGAGAAAGATGGGAAGGCTACTGAATTTGATATAGATGGATATTTGTATGATGATATAGATAAAATTTTAAAGACTGCTAAAATGGTAGGTAAAGAAAAAGAAACAACATTTGATGTAGTGACTGATGGAGAAGATGTTATTAGCGTTACATTGGTTTCAAATAGAAAGTAGGAATCTATATGTTTCAATTGTATGTGAATGATGTATTTATAACAGAAGGACATAGCGACTATATCTCATTAGCTATATTCACAGTAATTAATGAGAAAGCCCGTGCAGGTGAAGATATGGATATCAAACTTGTTTGGGTTGATAAATAGGAGGGGAAATATGGAGAAGATACCAACAACAGAATTACAGATGATGCTTGCACATATTAGAACAAATAACAACATGCCTTTGACACAAGATACGAGAAATAAGTTTACTAGTATTATTCTTGAATTGATTTTAGCAAGGCATATCTTGGAGGAACGTGAGGAAAGTGCAGAATAAATTTTATGTATATAGATTTTTAGATAAAGATGATAATACAATTTACATCGGCAGGACTAACAACCTTGAGAGAAGACTGACACAAGAACACTTTACAGCACATGGTCATCTCTCTAAGAGGTGTTATGATGAGTGTGAGACTATTGAGTATATGACATTTGATGTGGAAGCAGAAATGAAGATTTATGAGTTATATTTTATTAACTATTATAATCCTAAATATAATGTTATGGAAAATAGAAATGAAAATTTTACATTTTCTTTGGAAGAACACTGGACAGAATACAAAAATAATGATATAATAAGTAAGAAGGAATACAAGGTCTACAATTACATCATAATGAACTCTTCATTTTATGGTAGAACTGAGTTGTATCTGAATTTTGCATCACGAGATTTAAAACTTACAGAACTAAATGTACATAGAATACTGTTATCACTAGAGAAAAAAGGTTACATTGGACTGGAACAGTATGGAAGATATTTCAGAATAACTCATTCCTTGAGAGATTTGAAGTTTCCAAAGGAGGACTTAGATGAATGAAACAACTGTTGTAAATAAGTATCACAAACTTCCGTATGACATCTACATAGGAAGAGGGTCTAAGTGGGGCAACCCATTCTCTCACATGAGTAATACAAAAGCACGATTTAAAGTAGATACAAGAGAAGAAGCAATTGAGAAATATCGTGAATGGATTATGACACAACAACATTTACTTGACAGTCTGGATGAATTAGAAGGAAAGACATTATGTTGCTTCTGCAAACCAAGAGCTTGTCATGGTGATGTATTGATTGAGTTAATAAATAAAAACAAAGGTGGAATTTAATTATGGCAGATAAAATGAATTTTTTAACATTGTTGAATCGAGCACAATATAACGAATATGAGAATGGATTGGAATTTTTTACGAATGATAGTGTCACAATGAAAGATATTGGATATCAAAATGATTTTCTTTATCATACTGATGGTACATCAATCCAATTAAAAAATGAAACATTGCAATATTTATGGGATGTAAAACAAAATCAGAACACACTTTTAGAAGCATATAATTTAGCTGTAAATGATTCAAACGCTTATTCTGCTAAAGGTGATTTTGGAGGGTCAAGTTATAGTGTAACTGTTTCTACAGGAATTACTGGAACAAAACTTATAAACTTCAAAAACTTAACATTCAAAGACATATTTGAAAGCAAGGCATGGTTTGTTAAACATTATGTTATGGGTAATAATATAAACTTCAAGTCTCCTGTACATACTGATGGAGCACTACCAGAGGATGTAATATTTGATTTTTCTGGTATTCTTTCTTGGATTATATCGAGTCAAAATCAACCATCTAAGTATTGTTTACAGTTATTAACAGGAAGAAAAATTTATTTCGATATTGAAGGATTAAAGTATGCTGATACAAATCAAATAGTAGAATTGAAACCGCATTTATTCAATGAAGGTAAATGGGTTATCAGAGAAGTAGTAGAAGAAATCGTTGGGAGTGAGCCTATGACAATTACTGATGCATTAAATTCAATTAATTGGGATACACAAGAGTTAGTATTTAAAGCAGGGGATGTAAAGGAATTTATTATCAATAAAGAAAATTATAATACTTCAATAAATAATGTGACATTTGGCAAGAACAATGTTATCAATGATAATTTAAATAACTTCCTTGTAGATGCAAATTGGACATTACGAAATAGAACATAATAGTTAGGGGTTTATCCCCTAACTTATTTAAAGGAGGAATCCGATGCAAATAGGAGATTATAAGATTCATCGTAAAGACCAATGGGATTTACATTGCAAGCCTATCATCTGCATTCACAAATACTATGATAATGGTAATGGATGTAAAAGAGTATTTTGTTTATGGTTTGATAAACTTAAATTGAAATGGAGTCGATAATATGAAAGCATTTGAAGTATTTTATGATATAGGTGGAAGCAGTGGGAATCGTGTGATTGTATTAGCTAAAGATGATGAAGATATAGAAAAATCTTTAGCTGAAAAGACAGAATATGAAATGAAAGATAGGTTTTCAAGAATTAGACGTATAACAGAAGTACCATTAAGTCGTGTGAAACTTTCTGAATTATCTGTAACAGAGTTTTTCATGCTTCAAGGAGGAATGTAATTTATGGATAAAAAAGAGAAAGTAGAAGCTTTTCTCAAAGAATTAACAGAACTATCTGAGAAGTATGATTTTGAAATTACAGCAGAAGGTAATCCTAATTTAATCTATGATAATAAAAATCATAAATATGTATGTGAGTTTCATATGTCAATGTTTAGTGGCAAGTATATTCCAGATTACAACTAAAATAAAACATAAAGGAGAATGATAATATGAAAAAGAAACTAATGGCAGGTTTATTATCTCTTATGGCAATTGTAGGATTAGTAGGTTGTGGAACAGAAGCGGATACAGTTTCAGAAAATTTATCTAAATCAGCAGATTCATTTGAAGTACAACGTAGAGTAGTATTCGTTAATGGTATTACTGATAAGTATTTACTGTCAATTGAGGGGTTATGTGCGCTTGATGCAGGTGACAGCAAGAAGATTTCTGTAACTTGCAAAGTTGGTGAAGGACAATATAAGAAGCATTATCTTGGTTTGAGTGATAATGTGACTTACTTTATTGAGCAAACTGATGCAAAATATGAGAGTGCATACCATTACAAAGTGTTATTCAGACCAGAAGCAATTGTGCCAGATATTGACTTACAAACAAGCAATGGTAAATAATGGAGGTCGATAATATGGCAAAAGAAGTTTATATTGATGGAGTCAAATATGTACCATATAGAGATGTAATAGTTGATAAAGATAAACTAATCAATGAAATTCTAAGTTTATATTGGGGAGAGGGAGCGAACTGGAGTGTAGAATGCTCTCTAGATTTGAGAATTGTGGTGGGGGATTGGTTTGATGAATCAGAAGGGGTTAGCATACAGGAGTTTATTGAACAGTTAGCAAGGGGATAAAACTACATTTTATAAAGGGTGATACAATGGAGTTACGTGATGAATATGCAGTCTATACACATGTAAAAGCATTGCAGGATATATTTGAAGATGATACATTTCGTTGGATTAAAGATGAATATTATGAGGTTATAGAGGTTTGGAGAGCAGATAGAATTGTAGAAGTAGCTTCTGAATCTGGTAATGTGATTATAGACCTTGACGATGATTCATTTGAATTTATTGAAGAAGAAGAGGGAGATTGATAATATGAGTGTTTATACATTAGTGTCTAATTATTATGGAACTGTACATGTTTATGAGTCTGATGGGAAATATTATTTAGCATTAGATGATTGGGGTAGCACAAGCAAACAAGAAGTTAGTAAAGAATTTTATGATGTATTTGTAAAAGAATTTAGTGAATAAAAACTACATTTTATAAAGGAGGATTTTATATGATTTATGAAATTGTATTAGTGAATGGGACAGTATTGAAGTGTTGGGCAAAAAATGTTGGAGAAATATTAGATATGATGTGTAGAGATGATGTTTTTATCGTGCAGGAAAATGCACATATAGACTATACTACTTACATAATGCCAGATAAAGTTTCACATTACAGATTCCCTAAAGGTATGGAAGGTGTGGCAGAACCAAGAAGTTAATAAAAGGATAATTTTAACAAGGAGAGGATACTATGAAACAACCTAAATATGAAGTTGGTCAAAAACTCACAGACACTCGTGGAGATAGTTTTAGTTTTACAATAATGTATGTATCTCCAAAAGCCGATTTTGAAGGGCAATATACATATTTCATTGAAGTAAATAGAGATAATGGAGATGTCTGGTATGAATTAGAAGAGGAATGGGTATTAGATGAAAGCTACGAGGTAGTACAATGAAGAAACAACGTTGGAGATTTACTAAGGTATATGAAGTTTGTACGGGTTGTGGCAAGCAAATGGATGCAAGAGATAGATATGCTATGAGATATGGATTTTGCAATCAATCTTGTGGTCTAAAAACATTTGGTATGAGTAGTAGAGATTTTTATTAAAATAAAAGGGGATTGATAATATGTTGGATTTCATAGCTGTTTTTAAGGATAATAATGCTAGAGTTAAAGAATTGAAGTTGAATTGGAAAATGTTGAATGATGTACCTGTAACAAAAGTTTCATTTGTCAGTTTGGGAGCTAATATCCTATATGAGTTTCGCCAAACAGTAGGAGACAATGGGGCAGAAGTTGAATTAGTAGTTAATATAGACAGAGTTACTGAATTAAAACCAATTAAATAATTGTTGACAGAACTAAAAGATAATGGTATACTATTATTAAGGAGGACAATATGAACGATATATATTATAAAATATACCAGTCTTCAAGATTAAATGGAATGCTTACAGTTGTATGTATGCAATGGTTTGATGAATATGATTATGATGAAGATAAATTTTTCACAGATGAAGATGGTGATGTGTTGAAATTCTCTACAGAGGATGAAGCAGAAAGATGGCTAAATAAGAATATCAAACCAGAATTGATTGACCCAGAACATCGGAAAGTAAAGTTTAATAGGCAAGATTATTTTAAATAACAAAACAAAAGGAGTGTTGTTATGTTTAACATAAATATTTTCAAAAAGGGACATAAGACTTTAGAAACAGGAATGGATACATGGGTAGTGCGATGGTATAAACGTTATGGAGAGTTTAGTAATCAAATAAAAGAAACTGCACAATTCTTTGGAAGCAAAGAGGATGCAAAGGAATTTGAGAAATCTTTACAAAGAGCAAACAAATTACTAGGTCATACTTGTCATCAAATGACTTGGACTTCATGTGAAAAAGTAGGAAAACAAGGACTATAGGAGGGATGATATGTTGAATTTATATATAGTTAATCTAACTTATAGTGAGTCTGATGAAGGTAGTAAAATTCATGATACATGGACTCTAGCAGGTCGCAACAATGAAGACATACATAAAATAATGGATATAAACGGTAAAGCCTTTGAAGGAATAGGTTATAAATTGTTGAAATATTCTTTCTCACAATTGTCAGTTACAGATAATGGATATAAAGTTATCGTAGAGAAACAATAAAGGAGCTGTGCATAAATGCGAT